AGTAATCAACCGATATCAATTTTTGCTAGTACTGCTATTTTAACACAAACTAATTTCTTAGCATCTTCTGATATTCGTATTAAAAATCTCAGCGATGAAACAATTAATTTAAATCACATTGATAATATTAATCCAGAAATTTATACATATAAAGATAGTATCAGAAATCCACGAAAGAATATAGGTTTTATAGCACAAAATGTATTTGAACATTGCCCAGAAGCAGTATCAATACATCAAGGAGTTATTCCTGATATTATGAAAGTAGTAGATATTCTTGAAAAAAATGAAACGTTAATTACTGTCAAGAACGATTACAATTTAAAAGAAAAAGATATCATAAAAATAATGGTTGATGAAGATGATCTATCTGGTGTATATACAACAGTTATTTATGCAGATGAAGATATAATTAAATTTAAAGTAACAAGTGATGAAAGATTAAAAGAAACAATTTTTATTTATGGTAGACAAGTAGATGATTTCCATGAACTTAATTATGATTATATATTTACATTAGGTTTTGCTGGTATAAAAGAATCAAGAAAAGACATAATTTTATTAAAAGAACAATTACAAGCTGAAAAAACATTAACGCAACAACAAGCGACTACAATACAAAATTTAGAAACCAGAGTAGTTAGTCTAGAAGCAAGATTAACTGCTGCTGGCTTATAAACTAATCATTACAATAAGAGAGTATAGTTCATTATATTATATATTAATCACAAAAGTAGAATAAATATAATATAACAGATAATAATAGCAATAATATAAAATATAGAATAATATTATAATAAAATGATTATAATACTATTAGGAGAAGGGTGTAATATATCTTGGAACATGCAAAAAATAAATTTAAAAGGTAAATCCAGCATTTTTGAATGGTTTTTATCAGTTAGTTTTAAAGACGTAAATTTTATAATCGATAAAATAATTAATGACATACCAATTAGGATAACTAAACGAATTGAATTTGAAAGAGATATATTTTTAGATACTACTGAAATTAGATCAGCTCACTACAATTTAGATAATTTTCCAGACAGATTAAATCGTAGAGTTGCTCGTTTTAAAGACGACATTTTATCAAATGAACCGATATTATTTATAAGGGAAGAACACGGTTCATATAAAACAACTGAAAGTGACATACACACCTTTAAAAGTTTAATTACAAAATTTAATCCAAATTGTAATTTTCGATTACTTTTACTAATGCCTTTTGAAGTTATTTGGAGTCCTTTACAAATAAAAGACGTTTATCATAAAGAAAATTTAAGAGACCGTTTTAATTTATTAGAGTATATACAAGAAATCGAAAAGGATTATTAAACGTATTTTTTGCGTTAAACGTATTTGAGTTAAACGTATTTTTGCGTTAATTTGTAATAAATTAGTGGATATTTTTTTATATACTCTTTGTATAAAATCAAATGAAACGCGCATTATTGATAGGTATAAATTATGCTGGAACAGATAGTGCTTTAAATGGGTGTATAAATGACATCTCAAATATTAATAAATTTTTATTAGAAAACGTTAGTGGTTACAGTAAAGATTCAATAACAGTATTAACAGACGACCATAAATCCGTTTTAAAACCTACAAAACAGAATATGGAAAGTAATATTAAAAAATTTGTTACGGGGTGTAAATCAGGAGATACCTTGTTTTTTTATTATTCGGGTCATGGATCACAGTTAAGTGATAATAACGGAGATGAATCTGATGGTAAAGATAGTGTATTAGTACCAGCTGATTATAAAACATCTGGTGTAATTCGTGATGATTGGTTATTTGCAAATATGGTTAATTGTTTACCAGCTGGTGTACTGTTATGGACATTTACTGATTGTTGTCATAGTGGAACTATGCTTGATTTACAATTTAATTTACAATCTAATTCTACTTATAAAAATGGTCAGATTAATAAAGCTATTAAATACAATGGTTCTGAATGGTCAAATCAATTTGGGTTAACAAATGAAAAATCTAAAACTTCACAAGCAGATGCTTTTAATTTTTCAGGTTGTTTGGATCCTCAAACTTCTGCAGATGCGTTCATTCGAAATCAAAGTCAAGGTGCTTTTACATCGTGTTTTTTTGAATTCGTTAATAATAATTCTACAAAGGACGCCAACAATAAGATGAAATTTAATACCAATAAAATAAAATTAAGTGATATGCTAAAAGAGATAAATTGCAGATTAGTAATATCTGGGTTTAATCAAAGACCTCAGTTATCAATGGGAAAGGTTAAGGATTTTAATAGATTATTTTGTCCATAATAATATTAATGTAAATTTATTCGATCAAAAAATCCGGAATGTATATTTTTTATACATTAAACAAAAAATGTATAAAAAATGTAAAACCACACCGTAAATTAATATATTTGTATTAATTTTTGATTTATGTGTAAAAAAAATATTGATGTATTATATACAATGAATCAAAATAAATATAGTCCCCAATCGGCATTTATTAAAAAGAGTTATGGTAGTGTTAATGTATACGATGATATTAGAGACAAATGGATAACGTTACAAACACATCAAATTGGTGATTTGAAATTTTCAGCACATGAATTAGATCATCATGGGTGGATGATATGTGATGGTAGAAGTTTATCAAGAACTGATTACGAAGAATTGTATGATATAATTGGAATACAATTTGGGTCAAATCATTCTAGTACATTTAAAATTCCAGATATGAGAGGTAGAGTTGCTGGTGGTATTGGTGATGGGCCAAGCACTACTAATAGACCATTAGGAACATCTCTTGGTGAAGAAGAACATACACTTACAGTAGGAGAAATGCCAACTCATAATCACGGAGTAACTGATCCAGGTCACGCACATAGTATTACGGATCCAGGACATACTCATGGTTATCAAAATCAAGCAGGTGATAATGGTCCCAGTGGATTTAGTGATGGAGCTGATAATGATGAATATAATCAAACTACAGGAAATTCAACTACTGATATTACAGTAAATTCAAATACAACAGGTATTACTACTGTTACTGCAGGAAATAGTCTTGCACATAATAATATGCAGCCAACTTTGTTTATTGGTAATATGTTTATTTATTCTCCAAGTGTTAATTCTGCTTACTAATATTAATTAACAAAAAATTTAAATGTGGTTGATTTTTATATTTTTTTATATAGCTATATGTAATGGATAATCAAGATAATATTAATACGATAACTAAGTTAATCGGTACAGATATTAATAATTACACTATTACAAAATATATTAGTTCTGGTTCTTTTGGAGATGTTTTTGAAGCTAAAAATAAACGGACAGGGGAATTAGTTGCTTTAAAAATCCCAATAAAAAACGATGAAAGAGATGGTCAAAAGTCATTAATAGAAGAAGCAGCTATTTATAAAAAAATTATGAGTAGAGAAAATGGAATAGCAGAAATGAAAATTATAAAAGACAATGAAAATGACAGAAAAATAATAGTAATGGATTTATTAGGTCCAAGTTTAGAAAGTTTATTAGAAAAACATAAAAAGATAGCAATGAAAACCATTGTTTTATTAGCGGTGACAATGATAGATATAATAAAGCATGTTCATAATCATGGGTATATACATAGAGATATAAAACCAGATAATTTTGCTATTGGATACAAAGATTTAAATAAATTATATTGTATAGATTTTGGATTATCAAAAAGATATCTTACAAAAAATAATGAACATATACCATTGGTAAATACTAGAAAATTCGTTGGAACTGCGAGATATAGTAGCATAGCTTCGCATAGGCAAAAAGAACAATCTAGAAAGGATGATTTAGAATCCATAGCATATATATTGGTTTATCTATATAAGGGACGATTACCATGGATGGGAATCAAGCATAAAGACAAAAAAGAAAAATATAGATTAATAGGTGAGAAAAAGGAATCGACAAAGGAAGAAGATTTATGTTCAGGTATGTCTAAAGAATTTGTAGTTTTTTTAAAATATGTAAAAAATTTAGATTTCAATGAAAAACCACATTATTCTGCTCTTAAAAAGATGTTTATGAACTTGTATAAATCAAGAAATTATAAAAATAATAATATGGAATGGTATAAAGAATAATTAATTTATTTAAATTAAATGCGTTTTTAATTTAAACATATAATATCATACAAGGGTATAACCAGTTAGAGCCTATGACAGAAAAGAATAATCCAAATTGTATAGTAAAAGCTTTTGAAAATAATCCTATATCTATTATAGAGGAAAATATAGATAATAAAAAAATTTATTGGTTCAGAGCAAGTGATATAGGTAATGCTTTGAAATTGTCTAATATTAATGTTTCTATACAAAATTATGATGAAGATGAGCGGGGGTTAAGGAAAGCTTATACCCCAGAAGGTGGTACTCAACAGGCTTTATTTTTAACTTCACAAGGAGTTTATCGTTTACTTTACAATAGTAAAAAGGAAATAGCTAAAAAGTTTCGTAAATGGGCAGGAAATATTTTAGATGATATTATTTTCAATGAATCAAATAAATTAAAACGACAATTAGAAGAACAACAAAAAAAAATAGAAATGTTAGAAACTAAACCAGAAACAGAAGGCTTTTTTAGAGAATCTGGATATATTTATATTATAAAAGAAACTGCTAAATTAGGTAGATATAAAATTGGTAAATCTAAAAACCCCATAGATAGAATTAGTGGTTTAAATGTAAGTTCAAGTGAAAAATCTTTGTTAATAGATAGACAATTTGAAACTGTTGATGTGGATTCTGCTGAAAAAACTATACATTTGATGTTAAAACCATATAGAATTAAAAAACGTGCAGAGTGGTTTTTTTTTAAAGATCAAACTGAATTAGATAATGCAGTAAATACTATTATTAAATGTTTAGAATTTATAAAACAATATAAAAGTGGTGATAATTTTGTTGATATAAATAATCAAGAACCTGAAAATAATGAAGAAAATGAAATAGAGAATAAAATTTCAGAAACTGAAAAAATTGGAATTTATACTGGAGTTTTTTGGGAAGAAAGAAGAAAAAAGTGGAGAGCTGATCTTGTAAGAGATTATAAATCTTATTTTTTAGGTTACTACGATAATGAGATAGATGGAGCAAAAGCTTATAATGATTACGCAAGTTATTTAAATATAAATGATAATAGAAATTATAATTTAAATAAAATTAATAGTTATATTCCAAATCCTAGAGATATTCCAGAAGAGAATAAAAATTTGGTATTTGAGAAAAAATCTTCAAAATATATAGGTGTATATTATGATAATACTAGAAAAACATTTGTGGCGAATATGAGATTTAAATTCAAACATATTACACTAGGAAGTAATGACAACGAAATAGAATGTGCTAAAATGTATAATCAACAAGCTTTGTATTTTAATAATAATTATGACACAAATTATATACTAAATGATATACCTAATTACGTAACCATTGAAAAAAATATATACAGTGAATTAAAAAAATCTTATAAAGACATAAAATCAAGTAGATATGTAGGTGTTGTGAAATGTAAAAATGGAACATTTAATACGCAGATTATGTTAAATAAAAAAGTTATAAGATTAGGAAATTTCGAAAACGAAATAGATGCTGCTAAAGCTTACGATGAAAAAGCTAAAGAATTGAATATAAAATATAATAAAAATTATAAATTAAATATTTGTAATTGATATTAATTAAATAATTTAATTATGTTTAATTAAATTAAATATGGATAGAAATAAAGAATTGGTTGAATTGAAAAGAGAAAATGAAAAATTACAAAAATCGTTAAATAGTTTAAAAGAACAATACAATTGTTTAGAAACTGAATTTGTAAATTTACAGACGGAATATAGTGAAAATATTATAATTCAGAGTATGAACGAAATGAAAACGAGATATGATATTATGATAAAAACAACAGTTCCGACTTATAAATTTACATTATTAAATGAAAAATATAATAAACTTGTAAAAAATTATTCTGGATGTTCTGTATTAGTGGATTATATAATTAAATTGATACAAAAATCGGAACGAGATATTGTAAATAGAAAAGACATATTATTAAAAGCAGAATTGGAATTAATTACAATTAAAGAAATTTTAGAAGACTCGATAAAATAACAAATAAAATAACAAATAAAATAATAAAAAATTTAAAATAATGCGTATATTAGTTATTTTAATTATATTAATTATATTAATTATATTAATTTCTTTTCTAATATAAATAGTAGGATAGGATGAATTTACCTAGAATAATTAGTTTTAGTGGTAGAAAGGGAAGTGGTAAAACAGAATTGGCAGACGTTTGTTCTAAATATAGTTACAAGGTGATTTATTTTGCAGATAATTTAAAAGATATAATATGTAAATGTTTAGATATTAATAGAGATACTTTAGAAAAGTTAAAAGATAAAGAAATGGAATTTGATTTATCAAATCAAACGGAATATATTGCTAAAGAATTACAAATAAATACAAAGGATGTAGGTGATTTAAGTTCATTTAAGTCAATTAGAGAAATATTACAAATATTAGGTACTGATATTATAAGACGATATAATCCAAATTGGCATGTTAATAAAACAATGATACATTTAGAAAAGAATAAAGATACGAAGTTTTGTATAGGAGATTGTCGTTTTTTAAATGAAAAAAAGATGATTGAGAATTTAGGTGGAGAATGTTGGTTTATTATTAGACCAAATCAATTAAATATATCTAATCATATATCAGAAACACAATTAAATTGGAGTTTTTTCAATGATAAAATTATAATGAATACTATGGATAAAAAAGATTTAATACAAAAATGGGTTGATTATTTACAAAAAAGAAATACTGGTATTAAAATTGAATCATTTGTAAGTAATAAATTAAGATCTCAATCTTTTTTGTATTTAAATGAAAATACTGTTTATTTATTAGGGTTTTTTAATGGTTCAAATGTTTGTATTAAACATAATGTATTAATTATTGAAAACGATAATGTATTACGATTAAAATATGTAAAAGATGAATTGAAGAGTAATTATAATATTAATAATATAAATAGTATAAGTATTTATAATCCATTCATTATAGAAAATTTAAAATTATGGAATGTATTAAATGATAAAGGTAAAATACCAATGATAATAAAAGATAATTTAAATTTTACAAAAATGTGGATATCAGGATTAATAGATGCGTGTGGTGATATTAAAAATAATACATTAACAATAAAACAGAATAAATGTGTTTTAGAATTTATATGTAATATATATAATATAGAGTTTGAAAAAGTATGTGAAGATTTAAATTGTAAAAATATGTATAAATTATATTTAGATCAAGAAATGTGGTGTAATTTTAAAAAATGTTTACAATAATGAATTATTAAAATAATTAGTAAAAATACTTTCTAAATTAGACATATTTATAGGTTTAATTATATAATCGTTAAATCCAATTTGTAAATATTTATCTTTATCTTCTTTGTTACTATATGCTGATATAGATACAATAAATGGGTTTTTTTTATTTGTATTATCTTTTTCATATTGTAATATTTTTTGTAAAGCTACATCTCCATCCATTATAGGCATTTTAATATCCATGAAAATTATGTCATAATCATTTGTTAAAAATAAATCTAAACATTGTTGGCCATTTCTAGCAGTAGTAATGTTGTTATATCCTAATTTTTCTATGAATTTAACAAGTATTCTTGAATTTACTAAATTATCTTCTACAACTAAAATTTTTATTTGATCTTTATAATATTCTTCTATATTATTGTCTTGTTTATGTTGAGATTGTGTATGTTGGTGGAGAGAATTTATAACAGACATACATTTATTTTTAAGTTCACTTTCTTTAATTGGTTTTAATAAAAATGCTTTAAAATAATTTAAACTATTTGTGATGTTATCATCAGAAGATGATAAAGAGATTAATGGTATGTTATTGTTAAACGATTCTTTTTGTTCTCTAAGTTTGATGGCAAAATTTATACCATTCATTTCTGGCATGTAACTATCAATTAAACCAATATCAAATTTATATAATTGTGTATAACACAAAGCTTCTTCACAATTACCAAATGCATAAGCCTTCATACCCCATTTTGTTACCATACCTGTAAGTGAAATTCTATTATGTAAATTATCATCTATTATTAATACACAGAGATCTTTTAAAATAGAATCGTCTATCGATTCGTTTATTTGTTCATTTATGGATTCATTTATATATTTATGTTCAATAGGTATAACAAATGAAAAAGTTGAACCTTTATTTAAAGAAGAATTATCAAGCCATATAAATCCATTCATTAATTTTAATAATTCTTTACATAAAGTTAATCCTAAACCAGTACTATCATATATTTGTGATGAAATATTATTAAGATTGAATTGATTAAAAGACTTGAACAGTTTATTATAATCACTAGAATCTATCCCACATCCTGTATCATTAATATCAAAACGTATATACAATTTGATATTTTGTATGCCATCAATTGTATTATAATCTAAACAATATTTATCTTTTAAAAACGTATATTTATCTAAGGAAATTGTATAAATATTAATTGATATATTACCAGTGTTTGTAAATTTTATAGCATTTGTTAAAAGATTTAATATAATTTGTTCAAGGCGAATTTGATCTACATTTATATAATGTGGAATACTACTATCTATTTTAAAATTGTATTTTAATCCTTTTTCATAAATTTTAGGTAAAACAATATTATTTACAATACTTATACATTCTTTGATATTAACTTGATCTATATTTAATGTAATTTTATTATTTTGTAATTTAGAAAAATCTAAAATATCATTAATTATAGTTATTAAATTAAATGAACATTCTTTTACCATAGATATATAATCTAATTGATTTGTAGAAAGATTTGTGTCTTCCAATAATGTTAACATTCCTATAATACCATTTAATGGTGTTCTTATTTGATGACTCATATTTAAGAGTAAAGATAAATCGTCTTTATGTAATGTTGTATTTTTTAAATTTTGTGTTTTTAGTTGTGATTCTAATTGTTTTTTTTCATGGATATCCTGAAATACATAGATATAATGTAATTTTTCTTCTATCTGTTTTAAAAAAACGCGTTTAATAAGGGTATAACGATATTCGGATTTTTGTTTATTGTAAATTCTAGAAATGCTTTCTGTATTTTGTAAACTAAATAAAAAATTATCACATATATTTAATTCTTTTTGTATATCATCTTTGTGTATTGATTCTTTAAATAATTTACAAAAATTTATATTTATATCTTTTAAGAAATTTAATCCAAATATATTATACATGAATTTATTTGCATAAAAGCATTTTCCTTTTGAATTAAAATTAAGAATACCTAATGGAATATTATCAAAAATTAAATTTGTAATATCTGTCATTTAATGTCCTTATATATACTATACAATTAAATTTTGGTGTAATTTGATGTAAATTAATGCAAATTAATGCAATTTAATGTAATTTAATAATATATATATTATTGTTAAATCAAAATTTTTTTATATTGATTTATATTATAAATAAAATGTCCCAATTTGATTTTGATTACGAATTTTATTTTACAAATGATTTTGACGCAAACGTTATTTTACAATCAGACGCACCTGATAAATCCCAAGCTTTTCAAGATTATATTAATAGCAAAATACAAGAAATAAAAATTGTATTGAATTTACATGGTGGTGTTCATAAATTAAGTACATTTCACGAAGAAAATTCAGTGAGATATAAAGTAACTTTAGAAAAACTACAATAAATAATAAAATATCTAAACGAAATTTTAATTAATTTTAATTAATTTTAATTACTTTTATAAATTTTATAAAAGTAATAGTAACAAAAGTAATGTTTATTCTATAAAAAGTTGTTTAAAATAAGTGCTTGTGTATAAATAATATACTAATAACATAGTAAACAAAATATCTGATGAATAATGTTTATGTACAGTTATATTTAATAACGCATATGAAAATATTAATATCCAAGCCATATCTTTATTTATATTTAAATTAAATAAATTAACTTGTATAGAAAGTAAAATTAAGAGCATAAATAAACTCAAATGACCACTGATTTGAAAATATTTTGTATTATCGTTTTTATTTTTATGTATTGTAGTTATAGATATTAAATATCTTATTATTAGTAAAGTTATGTAATATTTTATAACAGTTATGGATATACTAAAATCAGCATTAATATAGAATAAATAAATAAAAACAGCCAGTATAATGTCTCTTAAAAGAGACCATTTTTCTAAATCTAAATAGTTTTGAATTTGATCTTTTATAATGAAATTTTTAGTTTTATTATTTTCATTAGACATTTCTGATATATTATTAATAAACAATTTTTTAAATTTCTAAAAAAAATTAAATTAAAATTGATTTAAAAAATATATAATAATCTAAGATTTTCTAAAATTACATGGATATAAATAATACATTTGTATTATAAAAATATTTTTTTAATTTTGTATATTATATATTATATATGTATTTCGAAATCTTTTCAAAATTGTTGATATTATTAATTGTCTTAAATTACAGCTATGCAAAAATGTATAACGATGATTTAATGGATTATATTATAACGAATAAAACTATATCAAATGTATTTAATATTGGTCTTATTGGTATAGCGTTATATTATTTATTTAATAGAGATTTTTATCTTCCATTTTTAGGTCCAGCTGTTATTCCTATTGCAAAAAAAGATCAGCAATGGCAAGAAAATATGGTAAATGTGAATTTAAATAATTTACCACCTAATACAACTGTTATTTATTGGGCATCACAAAACTCAGAAGTGGCATTTGAAAATCCGATAATTGCATACAAAGATTATCTAAATTCAGGTATTGCAACTAGTGACCAACTAGGAAATGCTAATATAAAGATTTCTTGCCCATCACCTTATTATGTAAGTAAATTTGGTATAAAAAAGAAATTGTTAAGAAGACATGTACATTATAGATATGAATTACCTAATTATAAGGGTATTTATTCTAGTGTACAAACAAAAGATATAGAAACTTGTTAAATTACATTACTTTTAAAAAAGTAATATCAAAACAGGGCTCACCTTACAGAGCTGAAGCTCTGCTTCGGCGAAGGTCACGCCTGCAACCAAACTATTAAAATGTATATAGTAGTGTATATAGTAGTTTGGTTGCAGGCGTGACCTTCGCCGAAGCAGAGCTTCAGCTCTGTAAGGTGAGCCCTGTTTTGATATTACTTTTTTAAAAGTAATGTAATTAAGAATAAGCAGGTGGATTAGGAGATTTACGTGCTTGAATTTTTTCTAGTAATTTATCGGATTTAAGTTGTGAAATATCTCTTTTAGCTTTTTCAGCATAAAGATTTTTAATATCTTGACGTTCTTTAAATTCATCTACTTTTTCTCCTATTTTAGATCCAAATGATTTAATTCCCGAACTTAGTTTTGCAGCTAATGATTTAAATCCAGGACTTAAAGCTGCTGCTGCTTTAGATGCAGTTTCGGATGCACTTTGTAATAATTGTTTCATTTTTTCTTTTGATGATTTGATTGCATTTTCTACTTTACCCATAGCTTCTTTAATTTTTTGTCGTCGTTCTTCACTTTTTTCTGCAGCTAATTGAGCTTGTAATTCTGATAATTCTTTTTTCTTTTCAGCTACTTCCATTTCTAAAGCTTCACCTGCTCCTCCGTACATACTAAGAAGAACACCCATTCCTCTCATACGATAATGTGATTTAACTTTTCTTTTCTTAACAGAACTTCTTTTTTTAACAGAAGTCCTTTTCTTAACAGAAGTCCTTTTCTTAACAGAAGTCCTTTTCTTAACAGAAGTCCTTTTTTTAGGCGATGTTTTTTTAACAGAAATCTTTTTTTTAATTGAAGTATATTTAGGAGATTGTTTTTTGCGTGAGTTATATTTTTTTGCAGAAAATTTCATTATTTATTATATAATAATAAAATAAAATATTTTTATATAATATTAAAATCGCAATTAGAAATTAATTTAACTAGAATATATTGATTAACTTTTAAATTAGTGGCGCTTCACGGTCCATCATCATTTGTTGGTATCTTTGATCGAAATCTTTTTGTTTTTCTGACATTTTACCACCTCTTTTGTTAGAAGTGTATGATTTATCAAATTGTTTTTGTTGTATTTGTTGTGGTGTTGAAACTTTTTGATTTTGTGGTATAATATTACTAAAGTTTTCTCTTTCAGATTGTTTTTTTGTATAATCGTCTTTTGAAATTTTATCAGAACTTTCTGGAGGAGTATTTATTTTATCATCTGTATTATTTAAAAATTTAAAACTTTGTTCTCTTGCATTATTCATATCATTAGAACCATAATTAGAATACGAATCAGAAAATGATCCCATTTCAACAGGATTAAATGGAGTTAATTCTCTATCAGCTTCAATTTTATCAATTTGATGTTTTAACCATTTAAAAGCTTCTTTTCCTGTTAATACATATTTACCATTGTCAACTATTATTGTAGGTATTTCTGAAATTTTTATATTTAATACGGATTGAATTTCATAAAAGGCTTCGGGTCGACGTTTTGTTTCTGGGTCAACGTCGATGTTTATACGAATAAACGATTCGTAAATTTCTAAATGTTTTATTAGAGAATTTATAAAATTTGTGGAATGTATACAATAATTACTATAAAATAATATGGGTCTTTCAAACATTATATAAATAATTATTATTTTATAAATTATTATTATTTTTTTTTTTATTACTATACGAACAAAAACGTGTAAGATTTTAAAATAAAATATCTTTATATATTATAATTAAATTATGAGTGATATACGTTTAAAAAAAATAACTGTTGAAAGTTCACCCTTAATAATACAAAATGGTGACGTGTCTATTTTAAATACAACTATATCTAATAGTATATTAAATGGAAGTTTGGTAAGTAATGGAGGTATAAGTATTAATAGTACTTATGAGGCATCTAGTATGACAGCTGGTGGTTCTTTAACTGTAGGTGGTGGTGTAGGTATTATGAAAAGTATATTTATAGGTAAAAATTTAAATATGGATACATCAAATGGAATAATAGTAGTAGGTGGTGTAACTGAAAATAGAATGTATTTAGATAATATCAGTAATAAACATTTTTATATTAGTCCAGATGGTATAAATAGACGGTTTGATTTATATGATTCAACATTATATATAAATATTACAACATCTAGTTTAAATTCATCAACAGGTTCTTTATGTGTAGATGGTGGTATAAGTATAAATACTACAGAAAATGTTACAAATAGTTCAAATGGTGGTGCTTTTACTGTAGCTGGAGGTGTTGGTATTGGTAAAAATTTACGTGTTGGTGGAAATACTATTATATCAGAATCATTAACAACTGGATCTTTGGCTGTTGAAAATATAAATGCAACAAATATTACGGTTTCAAATACTATAATAAACAATGCAGTTATAACAAATTCGACTAATACAAATTTAGTAACGACAAATATAACATCTAGTGGAGTAGTTGTAACAGATATAGTTTCTACAAATGCGACTAATAGTAATTTAATAAATACAGCTTTTACTTCAGGTGGAGGTGTTATAACAAATGTCGTTTTAACTAATGCGACTAATAGTAATTTAGTAACGACAAATATTACTTCAACTAATGCTGTTGTAACTAATTTATTAAATACTAACGTTACTACTAGTAATGCTATTGTAAGTAATTTGGCTGTGACAAACTGTACAAATACAAATTTTGTTAATACAAATATGAGTTCTAGTGTTGGTATGATTACTAATATTTTTTCTACAAACCAAACAAATACTAATTTGTTAAATACAAATATAAGTTCTAGTGTTGGTGTAATTACAAATATATTAAATACAACGATTACTTCAACGAATTCTGTTATAACAAACGGGCTAATTACTAATGGAACAAATACAAATATTGTTAATACAAATATAACATCTTCTGGAGCTGTAATTACTGATATCTTTTCAACAAATCAAACAAATAGCAATTTATTAAATACAAATATAAGTTCTACAAATGCAATTATCACAAATGCTGATGTAACAAATTCTACGATTTCAAATATTGTAAATACTACATTTACTTCAGGTGGAGGTGTTATTACAAATGTTGTTTCAACAAATCAAACAAATAGTAATTTATTAAATACAAATATTACTTCAACTAATCTAATTGTAAGTAATTTGTCTGTGACAAATTCGACAAGTACAAATTTTGTTAATACAAATATAACAGTTGCTAGTGCTATAATAACAAACTTATTTGCAACAAATCTAACTAATAGTAATTTATTAAATACTGCATTAACTTCTGGTGGGGCAAGAATAACAAATGATATTTACATTGGTGGAAATCAATATGTATCTGGTGTGACTAATTACAATAGTGATAGTAACAATGTAATAAATTTATATGACGCATCAAATTTTAAGCGTTTTTCATTAGATAAAGATTTATCTTCACATGATTTCTCTATATCACGTTATAATTCTTTAGGTAATGAACTAGAAAAACCGTTTAATATTTCATATTTGACTGGTGCTATAACATTTAATAATACAATTGCAAGTTCTAGTGTTCTATCGGCTGCTATAATAATAAAAGGTGGAATTTCTATACAAACTACTCGATTAGCACAATCTGAAAGTGATGGTGGTGCATTAACTATAGCTGGAGGTGTAGGTATAGGTTCGAATTTATATATAGGTGGAGATGTTTTTATGAAATCTACAACAGAAAGTGTGGATGTAAGTACAGGGTCATTAATAATTAATGGTGGAGTAGCTATTTCAAAAAATTTAAATGTATTAGGTAATACATTAATCGTTGGAAATTTAACGGTAAATGGGTTAACCACATCAATAAATACAACAAATACTGTTATCAAGGACAATTTGTTAGTATTAAATTCTGCTCCAGCTGGATCAAATGATTCTGGTATTATAATTAGTAGATATCAACAGGATAATGATACAGCTAGTGGTGATATAGTAAATGCAACAGATCCTTTAGTAATGACTATTCCAAGTCAAGTTGGGTTAACATCTACGGAAATTAAATTACATTCAAGTGCAAGTGCAAGTGACAATTACTATACTAATTGGTGGATAAAAGTGACATCTGGTTTTAGTAATGATCAAGTTAGAAAAATTACAAGTTATTCTGGTAGTACTAAAATTGCAACAATTTCTTCTACTTGGACAACTCAAAATCCATCTGGTGGAGATTATGTTTATATTTATAATAAACCAATTGTTGGAATTATTTTTAATGAATTAAATGATAGATTTGAATTTGGGTCAACAGTACAAGATCCAGGTAAAACAAATGTCAGTTTTACAGATTACATTCCCATTACATTTTCTTCAGCATCAAGTGTATCTACCAGTAATTCATCTAGTGTAACATCTGGGAGTGTATTAATTGCTGGAGGTGTTAGTATTTCAAATAGTACAGATGCGGGGTCTATTACAAACGGTGGTACTTTTACAACATTAGGTGGGGCAAGTATTGGTAAAACACTGTATTGTCAAACATTAAATGTTAATGGGGTAAATATGACACCAAATAATGGTGATATTTTTACATCTATTAGTTTTAATGCAAATAATAATCAATCGGTGGCTAGTAATATAACAGGATTATTGTTTTCTGGTTATTGGGGATTTGATTGTTATTTAACTGCGCGTGTTGTAGCTACTACAAATCTATATACGCATTTTCATATAAGAGGAGTTAATAAAGGAACATCTTGGGAAATTATAAAAACATATGTTGGTGACGATACTGGTATTGAATTTTATATAACTACAGGTGGACAATTACAATATACAACACCCAATATTAGCGGATTCGTATCATGTATATTTAAAGCTAGAGCTTTAGTAAATTAATAACAATTAAATACTATATAACCCGTTATACGCGTTTTGTACAGAATAAACGAAATATTATTTTTTAATTTAAAGATAAGAATTTTTAAACATTAATTTAAATGTTTAAGAATTATAATAAGAGTGTAAATAGAAATGTATTTAAATCATGGGATTCTATACGGAGTAATGATTCAGAATGTATGCATTTAAATAAATATTGTTTACAACAATGTTATTGTGAAAAGGACAGTAATAATAATATAAGTAAATATTTTATAGATAGAGATATTTATGACTGGGAAATAGAAGTTTACATGAAATTATTAAATAAAAAAATTACACCAGAGATAAGGATTGAGCAAGATAAGTATTTAACATATATAGTATCAGATAAAATTTCAGTTTATAATTATTTGTTGAAAAATAAAACATATACAAAATTTGTGTTAAATGAATTGTATAGTTTTGTGAAGAAATTTAATAAAAATAATTTTTTACATGGAAATCTTCATTTGCACAATATATTTATTGATCCTGATAAATTTTTAAGTAAAGGTCGTTTTTATATAATTGATTTTAGTAATTCATATATATTTGAGACAAATAGAAAAGGTGTTACTAGTTGTCCAAGATACTCCAGGACCTCATTTATTGGAGAATATGATAAAAAAACATCAAATGAATTTTATATTTATTGGGATTTTTTTACATTGTATGTATCTTTGAAAATGTTTTTAAAAAATGATTTAGAGAATTTGGTATATTTAGAAAATTTAATACAAAATTACATGTCAGAAGATATTATAAAAAGATTTATTTCATTAATCGTTTAAAACATATTGGTTTTGATGTTACTTTTTTAAAAGTAACTATATATAGAATCTTTGTAATTTATTATTATTTAATTCTGGTATAGTTGAATGGTTAGATAGTTGATCAAATGGTTTAGTTTCGTCATATGATACAAAATTCGTGGAAACATTGATACCGCGTTGTTTAATATTATTTTTATAACTTTCATGAATAGAATCAGATATTCTACCAATAAGAACAGAGTATCTATCGATTATATCGCGTAAATAATTTCTCATGATTTGATTTTTTGGAATAGTATATATAAATTCATGAATATCATTAATGACATTAATTTTCAAGTTATTAGCCATTTGAAATAATTCGCTAGTATTTTCTGGGTATGTTTTATTGGATTCGTAATATGTATCAATTTCATTTTTTATTTTAAGTATATTATTTGTACCATTTAATATTAATAAGAATTGTGTTTCATTATATTTTGCCATCGGTAATATAGATTCTAAAAAGTGAATCATATTTGCATCGATATAAAGTGAATCTAAAACATTTGATTGGTATAATTTTTGTTTTTCTAGTGGTGTTAACATTTTTTTATTTATTGATCGTAATTTATTTGTTAATACAGAATTTATAAAATTTTGTAATTTTTGTAATTTAGCTAAAGTTATTTGATTAAAGTCACTAAGTTCTTCTTTTTTAACATCAACGTAAGAACTTGATATAAATAATGCGAATACAATTAATATAATTACAAATCCATATGAATTTTTAAAATAATATGTAAAAAAGAATATAATAAATAAAAAGAGAACGATTGTCTCAAATTGTAACGATTTAAAAAATGATCCGTGTTGTTTTGTAAATAAGTTTTTTAAATTGTCCATTATTAATCTCTAATCTCTTATTATTTATATAGAAATTAAAGTTGATTAATAAAAAAAATATATTAATTAAATATATAATGCACCCTATTTTTATTAATACAGAAATTTTCAATGAATTAATAATAATAGATAATGAAGATGGTGGATTTTTAGAATCTATTATAAAAATATATTTAGATCAAACATTTAATTCTATTGATAAATTAAATGATCTTATAACTATTAAAGATTTTGAAGAATGTAGTAAAATAGGACATATGTTAAAAGGATCGAGTTCAAGTATTGGTTTAAATGATATAGCTTTATGTGGTGGAAGAATTGAATATTTGTGGAAAAATCAATCAATCAATTTAGCACCAGAAGATATTTTTACAAAATTTAGTATTGAAATTAATTTGTTAGAAAAAAATTTTAAACTTGCAAAAGATTTTTTATCACAATATATAATAAAAAAATGAAAAAATCAATAAATGCGTTAATATAAAATGAATATTGAAGATATAGATATTCCTACTGTAACATTACAAGTAACATTTGATAAAATGTCACCTCAAATTGAAAGTCTATTGGACTTTATAACAGTTTTATTAATAACAATTTTAGTATACGTTTATTTAATAATTTTTGATTTCGTAATAAAAAGAATTGTATTTTTTAGACGAAAAAGACAATATTATGTAGAAGTTGACGATAATTAAAATAAATTTAAAAATAATATTATTATAAACATTATATTAATATTAGTATGGAAGACACAGTTAAGACTTCATTGGTAAATTATAAAGATTCACGTTTGTGTAATGATTACATGCATAGAAAATGTGAAAAGAATAATTGTAAATTTTTGCACGATAATACTGTATGTTTTTATTATTGGAAAAATGGTGAGTGTCGAAATGGTGATAACTGTACAAGATCTCATAATCAGAGACTAATGGCTAACAAAAAAAATAATTACAATGACACAAAATTTAATGACACAAAAGGTAAACCAAAACGTAATAAAGATAAATATAATAAAAATAAACGGGTAAAAAATACTGTATGTTTTGAACCAATGACAGCACCAGTAGATATGCGTATTGTTTTAGATTCACGTTCTGTTAAACATAATTATATTAGTGATATTCCTGAATTAACTAGTAGAGATGTATTACTTTCTCCTAAGCTTTTTGATGATTTTGATAAATATGAAATTTATAATAAATTAGTCTCTGAAATTAAAAATTGTGGAATTCCAGAAGAACAGTTATTAAAAATGTGGCACGGTAATGATAAAATTGAAGGAACTCATTTGATAGCAAATGACCGTTCAAATTGGAAAGAACGCTGTCCAACATTTAATATGGTAATTTCAAGATTAAAAGACGTGTTTAAAATGGATATTAAAGCAACAAGACTTAATTGGTACCGTGATCCAGATCATTGGAAAGCATTTCATTTTGACGCATCTGCTGTTAAATCAGAAAAAGCGTTAACTCAAAATTTTACAGTAGCCGTTTCATTTGGTATTACTAAAGATGCAGCATTTGAACATGCAACTACAAAAACTGTTATAAGTATGCCACAAAGTGATGGTACTGTATATTCGTTTACAAATGAAACCAATGGTATTTGGAGACACGGAATTTTACAAGATAAACAAGAACAAGATTTAGGTAGAATATCAATTATTGCATGGGGATGGATTGATAATGTGAAACAATTGTAATATATATAAACAAACATTAATTTATTATTAATGTTTATTTTTTAAAAAAAATTGAAATGTATAAAAATAATTTTAATTCAAAACATGACATCTTTTACTTTTTCTTTTTTGTCTATTTTACTTATTGGATTTGCTCAACCTAAAAATTATATTCTTATTCCAAAAGAACATCATGTTTATACTTTTAATTACAATTCTTTTGCAAAAGAACATTATTTAGAGGTTTTAGCTACAATTGATGATTTGATATTATATAAAACTCATTCTATTATTTATGATTTATTTACAGATACTTTTGAAGAACTTTTTGATATTGAAGAAGAACAAGATTATTCAGTTAACCCTAAGTTTGTTGAAAATGAAAATGTTATATTTGTTCAACAGCCTGGAGAATTTGAATTCAAGGTTCAAGAATCTGTTCCTTGGCATTTAGATAGAATTAGTAAGCGGCATTTACCATTAAATGGAAGTTATGCTTACTCTGAACCTAGAAGTTGTCATAGAAATTCTGAAGTTGAAATTGAAACATATGTTGTAGATACAGGTGTTCAATTACATACTGAATTTGGTAATAACCAACCAACATTTTTAGAAAATTTTAGTGGAGATAATATTAATGAAGATTGTAATTCACATGGAACTTTTTGTTCAAGTCAAATTGGTGGATTAAATGCTGGTGTATGTAAGGATTCAAAACTATTTGCTGTAAAAGTTCTTACATGCGAAGGTAGTGGAAGTACCTCAGGCGTTATAGCTGGTATGGACTATGTATTTAAACGACATCTTCAAAGAGAAAAAGAAAATCCAAAAGTACGTTCTATTATGTCGATGAGTTTAGGTGGTGGTTATTCCAGAATCATGAATCGTGTTGTTGAAAAGATGGTTAAAACAAGTGATACATTTTATATAGTAGTTGCTTCAGGGAATGAAGCTCAAGATGCCAAAAATACAAGTCCTGCGTCAGCTAGAGGTATTTTAACAGCTAATGCGATGGATAGAAACGACAAAAGAGCTTACTTTAGTAATTATGGTTCTTGTACTGATATTTATTCTCCAGGTGTTTCTAACTACGGTGCTGTTTTGGATAATAAATATGCAGTAGAATCAGGAACTTCATTTTCTACACCTATTTTAGCTGGTATTATGAACCATTATTTAGATATGTATCCACATCTAAATATGAAACAATTAAAAGAGAAAATCCTTAGCGATGCTACTAAAGATACAATTGAAGGTAATCCTAAAAATACTCCAAATTTGATGGTATTTTTAAAACGAAATGATGATAATAATTAAATAATAACTTTATTATAAATATTTTTACTATTATGTGTATAAATCCAACATTCGAAATCAAATTTTAATTTTCTTGTAGCTAATGCTTTATTAATATTTTTAATTAATTCTTTTCTATAAGTATAACAACTTTTAACTTTAATTATTTTGTTTATAGATTTTATCCATATATCTGGATAATACCTATGTTCCTTGTTAATCAAATACTTCATAATTGATATGTATAAATTCTTCTAATTTATTATTAAGAATAGTACTACTTTCTATTACTTTATTATTTTTTTCTTCAAATGTTATTTTAATATCATCAATATTTTGTTGTAATAAAAAAATAGATTGTTCTAAATTTTTAATTTTATTAATTATAAATTCTAAATCACCGTCTTTATTAAGATTTTGATCTTTTTGTTGTTTTTTATTAAATAATATATTATAATAATTATATAAATAGCTGATAACAAATGTTGTAACACTATTAATGACGAAAAATGTAACTAAAGGTCTTGACATGATAACGACGATTTAATATTATAGAAGAAAATAAAAATTAAAAATAATTGAATAAATTAATAAATAAATATATTACAAAACAAAACAAAAATGAAATTTCTTATTAAATGCAAAAATGATAACGTTAAACAAATGTATAAGAATCATTCTATATTTCATAAAGGAGACTCAGGTTTAGATTTGTATATAACTGAGGACACAACTATTGAACCTGGAGAAATGAAATTGGTAGGTTTAGGAATTAGTTGTCAATTACAGTCATCTAAATGGTATTGTCCATGGGCTAAAAAATATAATAGTTATATGATGTTTCCAAGAAGTAGCATTAGTAAAACACCACTTAGAATGGCTAATTCAATTGGCCTATGTGATGCTAGCTACACTGGAGAGTTAAAAGCACCATTATATAATACTAGTGATAAACCATTTCAATTAAAGACAGGTGATCGTTATGTACAATTAGTTGCACCTAATCTCGAAGAAGTTACTTTTACAATTGTAGAAAAACATCGTAATACGTCTAGAGGGAGTGGTGGATTTGGTAGTACAGGTAAATAAAAAATTGTTTTTATTTAAAGTTAAAATAAATATATATAATAAGAAATGATGATTAATTGTGAAACGACTAATTGTAATAATAAAATTTTAAAAATTATTGGTCATTGTAAATCTTGTGATAAGAAATTTTGTTCTATACATAGATATCCGGAAAGCCATAGTTGTCCTAAATTATCAGAAATTCGATTAACAGGTAAAAGAGATTTAATAAATAAACTACATAATAATTCTATACAAGCAAATAAGGTAACTAAAATTTAAAATTTATTTAAAAATAATAATATTTAAATAATTTATTTAAAAATAATAATATTTAAATAAATATGAATAGTTATACTTTTAAGGTTAAATTGCATTGTTATAATTGTGTAGTTGATATGATTAAAATGTTTAGTGAAAATAAAATAAATAATGTTAATATTATTTTTGACGAACAATTAGTTCATGTCAAAACAAATAAAACAAAAGAAACGATATCAGATTTAATTAGTTCTATTGGCAAACGTCCAACATTAGTAATAATCTAAATAAAAATATTTTGTAACATATTTTAATATACAATCTTTATCTAAGTTAAAATTGATAATGTATTCATAATTTTGTTTTGATGCTTCGTTTAAGTAACTATTGTTATCATAAATAATAGTTAAATAACTTTCAAAATTTTTTTTTAATACATTTACGTTATTATTATCGGATATTATTTTTTTATTAATTGTTATTGTTTTATTTTGATATTCATTGTTTTTGTCTAAATATCTTATATCTAAAACTTCATTTAAAATACCATACATTTATTATTAAAAGATATATATTAAAAGATTCAATTTTTATTTTACACGTAAATTGTTTTGGTATATAAATAATGTAATAAATAATGCTACAATTAAGTCTATAGTGTAATGACTTCTACTTAAAAGTATACCGATAGAGTTTATAAAATTAATTAATATTAACATTGGTAAATTAATCCAATTATATTTTAAATACAATAAAGTAGCTAAAAATACACTTGCGAAATGTCCACTGAATATTTTATCATAACATCCGCCGAATAAACCGTGAAATAATGTTTTTCCATTATATTTACATTCTTTATATTTTGGTAATATAGTAACTAAAATTGTTATTGATCTTATTATGAATATAACGATGAAGTACCCTAAAAATTCTTGTAATATATTAAAATCAAATAATATAGGTAAAACAAATATAATTGTAATAATATGATGAATATTGTTATATTTATGTAAATTGGGCAAATATTTATGTGAAATATCGTACACTTTTGGTGTTGTTTTATTGTTTTTTTCACGTGTATCATAATAATTATCTGCTACATTTTCCATTTTGTCAGATATATAAGAATTGTATAAAATATATATAATAAATATTATAAATGTTTTCATTATTATATATAAATAAATTATTTATAATATTTATATCATAAATTATATAAAAAGATATAATGATTCCAAAAATCATTCATCAAATTTGGTTTCAAGGTACAGAATATATCCCAAAGCATTTAGTTAACTATCAGAATAGTTGGAAAGAAAAGAATCAGGATTATCAATATATGTTTTGGGATACAAATTCTATAAAAGAGTTAATTAAAAGAGTAAACATTTATTGGATAACTGAAACATACAACAATTTTCCTCTGATGATTCAAAAAATAGATTTTGCAAAATACGTTATTTTATATTATATAGGAGGAATTTATATTGATATGGATATGAAATGTTTAAAATCCCTTAATATTTTATTAGAATTATCAAATATAAAGACTAAAAAAATAGTTGTATCTAATTTAACATATGATTTAACACAAAGAATTATTTTTTTATTAAGTGGTAATTACAATGTAAAAAATCTTGTTAATAATGGTATTATAATGTGTGAACCTAAACATGAAATTATATTAAACACTATGAAATACGGGCATCAAAATATAGACAATTTTTTTAAAAATAAAAGTAACTTTTTATATATTTTTTATTCAACTGGACCTTTAGCATTATCAAATTCGTTAATTGATTATACAAATAAAAATAAATACAGATCAAATGAAATAGAAATATTACATCAAAGTTATTTTGAAGCATGCGATTTAGGTGAAATAAAAAGTGATAAATGTAAAATACCAGAAAATGCCATTGGTATTCATTATTACGAAGCATCATGGAATTCAAAATATGAAAATAATTTAGTTAAATATTATTATTTTATAAAAGACAACATTTTACTAATTATTTTGCTATTATACATTACTTTTAAACGTCGATAGTGTATCGACATATTATACTGAAATAATGAACAGCAGTGGAAACACTTTGGAATTTTAATAAACCTCTAGTTTCATTTTTAACACCTACGCATAATACATTAAATAATGACACCAGATCATCATCATCTGTATATCCAATAGCTGATGCAACTAAATCGATTCTTTTATCAAAAATCGTTGATCTATTAGGTAATGAAAATTCTATTTGGCAATTTTGACTTGCAGAATTAGGTGTAATCCAGACTCCAAATGATAACATTGATTCTTGTGAAATTGTAATCAATCTATTATTACTATAACTAGTAAGTGTACAATTAACATTGTTACTAAAATTTATAGTTGGTGAAGTAGATGACCCAGATGAATTTATTTTTCCATTAATATATATATCACCACCTAAAAAACAATCTTTTTCGATACTTGCACCACCAGCAACTGTAAGTGCTCCACCTGAAGTATAACTACTAGCATTAACTGAATTTGATATTCCAACACCACCTGCTACAATTAATGTACCTTGTGTACTACTATTTGAAGGGGTTGTAGTTAATATATCTACTATTCCGTTTGCATTTATTTCTAAACGTTTAGTATCTAAATTAGTGTAAAATTGGATAGATCCAGATGTACCAGAAGCTATATTAATATTTCCATTACTACCATTTGCGTCGTTTCCGTATAAAACTAGGTTTGAAGAAATTAATGGATCCATAGAAGACGTATTACCAGCTATTAATCCAATATATCCAGAATTTGTATCTGTAGATATTAAATTGTTAGTTTTAACGGTTAATGCTGTATTTATATTTGATGTTGTATTTATTCCAATAAAACCTGACGAATTTATAGTTAATGCTTTATTAGAATCATCAGGTGTATTTCCAGAAGTAGAACAAGTTAATGAAAATTGACTGTTATTACTATCAGAAAAAATACCAAAACGTTGTGATGTTCCATGTTCAATAAAATCTATATAAGAATAAAGATTATTGTCGTTTTCTAAAATAACTGTAGAGGTATCGTGTTTAATATGTAATGAAGAATCTGGTGTAATATAGGTGTCACTTAGTATAATATTATCTGATACATATAATTTTTTACCAATGCTCGCTCCACCTAATGTAGTAATACTGCCACCATTTGTAACTGATTGTGCATCTGTAGAATTTAGAATACTAATTCCACCAACAGAAGTAATACTACCAGTAGTAGAATTAAGACTTGGTGTAGTATCATTTAAGGATAAATGACCTATAGCTAAATTAGCATAATTATAATAAGTAATATTTTTAGTCGTAGAGTCCCTTGTATTATTAACAAGTTTAAAGGTTTTATTAGTATTATCAAAATAAAATGATACAAATTGTTTATTATATAAATATACAGTGTCACTTTCACTTGGGTTTTGAGATGTCCAAGCTAGATCGATTTCTGCTATACGTTGTAGACCATTATAACTTATAATTTGTCTAACTTGATTTGCATCAGCTCCTGAACCAACTTTAATCCACCATCCATTATAATAATCATTATTAGAATCAGCTGAACTACTAAATTTAATTTGAGTACTACTCGCAGAACTTTGATTAGGTAAAGTGTCTAATAAAATGTAGTCACCTGATACTATTTCACCTAATCCAGTATCGTTAGATTTTTGATAAAGTTGAAAGGCTAAACCAAGATCTCTTGTGGATGTAGTATTAATATTATTTTTACCTATAATTGGGAAATAGTCTGTTATAGTTAAATCTTGCCCTTGTATATCAACATTACCAAATGTATATTTGATATTACTTTCTCTATTTGTTGAATAAATTTCAGTCCAAGAAATGTTATAATTACTTACATCTCCATTTGGAGTTGTATTATATCCTTCATCAATAATGTTAAAAGTAGTTCCTAATTTTCCACGAACATTAATGTTTGTAGTAGTATTAGCTGGAGATTTTAAAAACAAATGGAATTTATCAGACGAGTCATTGTAAACATAACATGAAATTTTGTCAATACTACTAGATTCAACATTACCATAATAATTGTGAGATACAGAACAATTTGTACCATTAATTGTAACAATTAATTTAAGTCCGTAATTAAGAGATCCTGTAGAATTTTGAATTACACCATTACAAAAATCAATTTCGCAAAATGATATAGTTGTAATGTCATTAATTATGCCAAAATAATTCCACATATAATTTGATCCATGTGTATTTGTAATATTATCTATAATTGTATTTTGTACATTTAATGATCCACCTACATGTAAATCACTACCTATACTAGCTCCACCTAATGTTAAAAATGATCCTCCATTTGAAATATTTGTTGCATTAGATGAGCATTTGATAGTAATTCCGCCAAATGTAACAATTGAACCTGTACTTGAATTTATAGAGTTATCACTTGCAGTTATTGTTAAATAACGACTGGATGTACTTTCGCTACAAGTGATAAATCCACCAACATATAAATCACTACCAATTGCAGCACCACCTTTTACACTTAAACTACCACCATTACTAGAATTAACAGAATTTTGACTAGATTGTATAGACAATCCTCCATGTAATAATAAAGAACCTGTAGTGTAAGAATCTGATGGTGTAGTATCCAAAATTTCTGTTATACCACCAATTAATACTTTTTTTGCTATAGAAGCCCCTCCATATATTGTAAAACTTCCTCCATTAGTTATAGAAACAGCGTCTTCTGTAGAATATATAGTTAATACACGTGTATTTAATATATCTGTATTAACTTGTCCAGCACTGAAATTTGTTACCATTGTATTTGTAATAGTACTATTTTGTCCTATTATATTAGCTGAAGATATACTTGTACTAAACGCGGCAGTGCCATCGACTTCTAAACTGAAATTTGGATTTGTTACTCCAATACCTACATTTCCAGAATTTGTAAATATATTCCCGATTGTATTTGAGTCACCTATTGCAGATAAATGTGTAGTTATTCTAGCAATACCTGCTGTTAAATTAGTATCAACTAAATTAGTTGTAGTAATATTTACAACAGTAAGAGTACCAGCAACATTAATATTTCCCGAAACATATATTGATGCACACGTTAAACTTTCACCGATTATTACATTTTTCGCAATACCTACACCGCCATTTATTACCAATGCACCTGATGTAATAGACGTAGATCTAGTGGTATTTGTTATTACTACAGATTTATTACTGATTGTAGTTAAATTTATATTAGAATCAGAATTAATAGTGAGCAAATTGGTACTGTCACTACTTATACGTTGATATCCACTATTACCAAATTTAATACCGTTATCAGTTGGTATACAAACATTTTCTAACAATGATGGTGTTAAAAATATTTTATTACCTGATCGAATAGTTAAATCATTACTTAAATTTGCAGATATTTGTTGATTATTATTAGAAAAAATGAGTCCAATATCTTGTGGAATATATACTTTTTTATTAATACCTGGTTCTAAATTAACATTTTGACTACTTGCGACAACCATATTATTAGAACCATCTGCAAACACTTTTTCTGTAGATGTAGAAAAGGTTATAGGAATTTGATTAGGAATATTTATTCTTTTACCTGCATTAAGTGTGAAATTAACATGGCCATAATTAGTAAAATTCAAATCATTACTTACACTTTGCGATACAATTAAATTATCTCCAATTTGAACAGATTTATCGTTTGGTATTAAAATTTTTGATGTTGGTGTTAAATAAATGTCATTAGGACTTGTTATATTTAAACTGTTAGATGTTTGATCTGTATATAAAACACTAGATGTAGAATGGTTTGAACCGACTAAATATAATTGTCCTGGGGTGCGAATATCTTTTTGTACAGATAAACCACCAGATAAAATTAATGATGCTTGTGTTAAACTTGTAGCATTTTGTGTAGAACTTAAAGATAAATCTATGGAAATATCATTTGAAGAATCTAATCTCCGTTCTGTATTGTTCCATGTCATAACTCCATTATATAAAGGAGTATCTTGTCTTGTAGCTGCAGCTTGAAGATTACTAATAAGTCCAATTTTAAATGTGCTATCTGATTCATTATAAATAATTCTATAATTTTCAAGAGTTCCTCTTTCTATTTCCAAACCAGATTGATTTAATGTAACTCCACTACCTGATTCTAAACGATTTAATAACAAAATATTATCTTCAAATTCTATAACATTAGTATTTAAAATAGTTGTATTACCTTCTACATAAAGATTTCCCTTAATAAGACCATCGCCATTTAATGTTAAATTACCAAATGTAGGAGAAGATCCTGCTTTAACACTTTGATCAAGTAAACTGTCATGACGCGAAACTAATCCATTAATATTTTGGTATATTATTTTATTGTTTACAACAGGTTTTGTCATATTATATTAATATAAGTAAAAAAATTAAATATTAGAAATAAACATTACATTATTTCTAATAATAATTAATATCAAAACATTACATTTAAATAATTAATATCAAAACTAGGGTCACCTTACGCCTGCAATAATTACTACTATATAAACTATAACAATTTACTTGCAGGCGGAGCCTAGTTTTGATATTACTTTTCAAAAAAGTAATAATCTAAGATAATACCATTTGTTGTTTGTTTATACCCATGAATTACTAATTCTCCAGTATCTATTTTTAAATGACAGCTTTTACATAAGCTAACTAAATTAAAGCATTTGTTTTTATGATAAGATTTATCTTTGACAAAACCATTTTCGTCGCAATTTTTTTGTTCTTGGATATGGTGTGTATCTAATGGTAATGAATTTTTTGTGGGAATATATCCACACGTTTCACAATGATTTGTGATTTTTTTTTTATTATAGTTACTTCGTTTATTATTTAATATATTTGTATTATTATTTAAAATTTCATTTCTTATTTCAAAAGACGTATCTATAAAATTAGAATTTTGTATTATACTAGAACAAACTTCTAGACCATATAATGTGCTACCAGAACCTGGTTTTAAATATCGTTCAAATATAATTTTATCATTTTCGATACCAACACTTAAGTGACAAATATTTAGTTTAGATTGATTTTGTATAGATTTAATATTTGGTAAAAGATGAAGATGAGTGGTAAAGAAAAATTTTGTGTTTGTTTTAATTAGTTCTAAGATAGTAGAAGCAACAATTGCTGTACTACTATTAACTTCAGTTCCTCTACACAATTCGTCTGATAAAACCAATGTAGATTCTTTACAGCAATTTAATATTTTTTTTAAACCACACATTTCACTTATAAAACTAGATTTGTTGGCAAATAAATTGTCAGTTAAATCTACTTGTGATATAAGTGTACTAAATGGTGAAAATATAAAACTTTTACATGGGACATATAGTCCACATTGTGCTAAAATAAGATTAATACCGAGTGCTCTTAATAAACTACTTTTACCAGAAGAATTTAAACCATATAATAATATACCTAAGTTGTCATCTTCAAGATTAATGTCATTTGAGATATATTCTGTATCATCTATTATTATTTCTATTATAGGATGTCTCATTGCTATAGCTTGTACAGATGGTGATTTATTCTTATATAAATGAGGTTTGCAATATTTATAACGTTTAGCACATATTAAATTACTTTGAACAACATCTATAATTTCAATAAATTTAGTTAAATTTGAAAAAACGTTATTGTATTTAGCTGTATATTCTGATAATTTCAAAAGATAATTTATTTTAACTTTTTTTACTAATAATTCTCGTGTATTTATTAAATTATTTGAATGTTTTGTAAATTCAGTAGTGTAAAATTTTACAGTATTACTAGTTGCACGCATGTTAAAATTTTTTGTAGAAACATTGCGCTTTTCTAATTCATTAATTAGTTTTTGATAACGAATCTTTGTACATGTAAAAAAATACCCATCGTTATCTGTAAATCCGACTTTAATAGGTTGATTAATAATATCTTCGTATTCTCGTTTCAATAGTTCTATACTGTTTTCAAGATCTTTTATATTGTTTTGAATAACATCTAATTCTTTAACTACATCTTTTTTAAAAAAATTTACTATTTCATCTTTATTTGTATATAAACTAATAGTTCTCATTTGTTCTAAATCAAAACAACTACGGTAATCCGTAATATATTCCTTAAAATTATTTAATATTTGGTCTTCTGGAACAATTTGTTTTAAATAATAAAGGTCTTTGTGATTTAATATTAAATTAAATAATTCTATAATTTTAATGTAATTAAGATTTAATTTTTCAAATTCATAAGGATGTAATGCTTGTAAACCCATTTTTCTATGTAATCTTTCAAAATCTATTAAATTCGTTAAAAATTTACTAGTGTCATTTAACAAAGAATAATTATCTAATTCTTCTGTTAAATTATATCGTTGTTCAATAATTTCTGGTGTTTTAAATGGTTTTGATAAAATATTTTTTAAATGACGTTTACCAATAGCTGTTTTAGTAAAATTAATAACGTCAAATACACTAGAAATTTTTGAATTTGTATTTAAATTATTTGGCAATATTGATAATTGTGTTAATGTATTTAATTCTAAAACTAAATTTTCAGAATCTCTTATTATTTTAGGTAAGGATAAGTTAGTAATATATTTATGATCATGTTTTGCCATGAAATCTAAAACAAACATAAAATTTAAAATAGATAATTCTTTATCTGATAAAGCTAAATATTCAATAGGTGTTAACATACTAAAATTAATGTTTTGGTAAATTTTTTTTAAATAAGTGTTTTGAAATGTTATATCTATATATTCTTTATATTTATCCGAATCTTTAGTTACTATATCACATTTATAATTAAAATTACTGTAGTTTGATAAATCGTCTAAATATTTAATAATTGATTTATACCAATCGGAATTATTTTGGTCATCGCATTTAAAAAAACCCCTCATTTCTCCTATATTATATCTTAACAAAACACGACTGATTTCATCTAACCCAAGCTGAAATTCATTGTTTTTAAATCTTGTAAAATTTTCAGAAATTTCAATTTCATTAGTAGTATTATTTATGCTACAAACTGAATAGATTAAAGTATGATGTGTACTTAAAATACCACTTAATTTATAATTTAAGGGGATTATTTCAATAAAAACCGATAATAAATTGTATTCGGTATCAAAAAGATTTTCATAATCAGGTGATTTTAAACAAGGAGAATGAACAGCTGTAATACCTCTTTTAACTAATTTACCCTTAGAATTTTGACTAGATTCTAACTGATCAACTATTATTACAGTATAATTATTTTCTAATAGTGGATTCAAGTATTTAGATAAATATGGTATTCCGAATCCACAAAAATCTGGATTATCTCTTGTAGAATATCCTAATTCATTCTTTTTAGATTTATTTTTATTAGAAAATTCACATCTGATTATTTCTGATATTTTTTCTCCATTTCCTAACTTTTCATTTTCATTACTAATACTATATACTTCATAGAAACTTCCACATGCATAAAAAACACATACGTTCTCACCATATTCTTCAATGCATTCTTTATAAATATTAAAATATTCGTCAATCATATCATGAGGCATCTTGATATAATTAAATTATTTATTTTTAAATTACTTTGGTGGTAAATGAATGGATGTTATTTCTGTGGTATTAGTATTTAATATATGTTCAACTAAGATTACTGTATAATTATTTTTTAATAAATTTGGTATTTCATTATATAAGGAATTTTTATTAATATATCTTACTGGGCTGTATTTAATATGATCAAGTAATCGCACTTCTATATTAAATGAATCTATATGAAATAAAATACAACTTTTATTTCCATATAATTCTATACAATGTTTATCAAATAAATGTGTATTTTTATATTTTTGTTCTGTATTGACATTTTTATTAAATACATCATTTGTTTTTATGATATAAATTTTGTCATTAATTAAACTATAATTTACAGTTTCCATAAAGTTTAAAATTAAAATTAAATAACAGTTTAAACTTAATATTACTTTAAACTTAATAATAGTTTAAACTGTTATTTAATTTTAATTAATATTATTTTTTTATTTATTTATTATATAATATAAAAATAATAATGGACTATTTAAAAACTATACAACTAAAGACTGAAATTGGAGTTAATCAAGTTTTAGCAAATCCTTACATAATGGCTGTAGTTAAAGTAACATTGGCTCTTTATGCTGCTCAGATTGCACCAAAGGCACCAGATGCTTTACAAACATTTTTTTCAAACGTTTATGCTAAAATCTTTTTAATTTTTGTAATCGTTTATCTAAGTGAAAAGGATTTCCAATTGGCTATAATAATTGCTGTAGTTTATGTTTTATCAATGAATGCTTTATCAGGAAGAGGAATGTTTGAAAGCTTTGCTGATTATACTGGGAAATATGTTCCAGAGGGAGGATTTACATTAATTGAACCAAAAACAATGATTTATCCTGGATGTCACGATATAACTATGGATGATTTGTATAAAGCATTTGAGGGAGACCAATTAAAAATGCAATCTGCAGTTCAATATACATTTAAACAATTAATGACAAAGACAAAATCAGAAAATTCAAAGGACTTATTGATAAAGATAGCTTATGCTGCAGGATTACCTTATAATTTATCTTTTGATAAGCCAGAAACTGCTCCTTATATTGCTACTTTATTGGTAAACTATGGGTATAATATTAAAGGTGATTGCCAACCTCCTTATAAATAATTACAATCACTTTTTAAGAAAAAGTGATATCAAAAATTAGGCTTACGCCTGCAAATAATTATTATTAGTAGTACTTGCCTAGTTTTTACTTGATAAATAAAAAATGAATTAAAAAAGAATATATATTTTAATAATAAGTCTTAAAATATGTATAGTGGATATTGGGAAATAAATAAAAATTATAACAAAGGTGATGTAATATACGTATGTACTTTGGCAGAATATTATATTTGTATTAATGAACATACTTCTGGTAGATTAACTTTTCCTAACAAAGAAGATATATATTGGATGTATATTCCAAATAATTTTTTAAATTTTTTTAAAACTATCGATAAAACGGATAATATACCAGAGCCAAAATACAATAACAATAACAATAATAAAAAAGAATTAAATAATAACAAACAAGAAAATGATAATAGTAGTTTAAATGAGATAAAAAAAAGAAGTCCTATATATTTAAAAAGATCAACATCGTATAAAGAATGTAATAAGAGAAATGAATTAAAGCGTAAATTAAGAATGGTAGAAGATGAGATTATAAATTATAAACGTAAGAAAAATTATGGAGATGATTTGATGGATAATTTAAAAAATAAGTTGTTATGTATGGATTTAAATATAGAAACTAAATCTTTTTTATTAGATAAATATGAAAGTATTAGGGGTTCAAGTAGTAGCGATAATTCAAAAGCTTTAAATTGGTTAAATACAATTGTTAAAATTCCTTATGGAAAATGTAAAGAAATGGATGTAAAATCTGCAGACAATAGTGATAAATTAAAGATGTTTTTTAAAAGGGTTAAAGATAAATTAGATGAAAATATTTATGGATTAGAAAATGTAAAAGATGAAATTTTAGAATTTGTAGCAAGAAAAATTACAAATCCAAATAGTAAAGGTCATGTTTTAGCACTTTATGGAAGTGGAGGTATTGGAAAAACTAAAATAATAAAATCTTTAGCAGAGGCATTAGATTTACCATTTTATCAGATTAATTTTGGAGGATTAAATGATGTATCAGTTTTAACAGGTCATAGTGAAACATATATAGGTTCTAAACCAGGTAAACTTGTTGAAATTTTAACATGTAGTAATTATATGAATCCTATAATATATTTAGATGAAATAGATAAAATAAGTGAGACAAGGGCTACTGAAATTTTTGGAATTTTAACTCATTTACTAGATGAAGAACAAAATGCAGAATTTGAAGATAATTATTTGTCTAATATTAAAATAGATTTATCAAAGGTATTTTTTGTTATTGCATTTAACGATATATCAAAAGTTGATAGTATTTTATTAAATCGTTTAAAAGTTATTTATATAGATCCTCCTAGTATAGAAGACAAAATAACCATTTGTCAAACTAAATTAATTCCTAATATATTGAAAACTATTAAATTGAAAAGTGGATTTAATATAATAATAGAACGGGAACTAATAGAGTATATAATATCATGTAAAACACAAGATGATAAAGGTGTTAGACAATTAAAAAAAAATATAGAAAAAATTTTTAATCGATTAAATTATGATATTTTAATAGACAATTTAGATTTAGTTAAAAAGGAAACCGTACAAGATTCAGAAGATACAACATTAATTATAACAAGATCATATATAGATAAAATTATTAAAACACATAATAATGATAGGAGTTATTTGCAAATGTACAATTAATTATATAATTCCAGAAAAATATAAATAGCAATTAAGATAAAAAATATACCAATATACATAAATCTATTTTTTTTCCTTGATATTTCTATAATATATTTTGACCAAGGTTCATTATCAGGTTTTTTATAAAAATCATCAAAAAAATCTATAATATCAGATGAAATTTTTTGATTGATATTATTATTGTTTTTTGTAATTTTGTTAATTTTTACAATTTGTTTATCAGTTGTTTGTTGAAAATTAGTAGGTATAAGTGTATTTGTTGTTATAGAACTAGGTTTTTGTTGCAATATTGGAACTGGGTTTTGTATATTAATAATCATATTATAATAACAATATAAAATAATTACTTTTTTTAATTGATTATTTTATATATTTTCCATATTTAGATAAGGATCTTCTTCTGATTGGTTAACACCTGTTTCAATTTTTATTGATGTTAGATAAGTATCTTGATAAGATTCTTGATAAGATTCTTTATTAATTGTATTTTGATTAGTTAAAAAACTTTGAAAATAAAATAATTTTTGACCGATATCTTTTAATGTTGTATTTATTTTTAAAATAAGAATATCTAATTGCGATGCTATGTTATGATCATTTTGATATGTAAATTTTAAATTTTCAATACCTGATTTAGCAAATTCCATTTCTGTAATAATTAAATTTATATTTTCGCAATTTTTAATATATTCGGATGTTTGTGAATAATTTTTATTCATGTGTTTAGAGTTAATGATATGATTTAACATATCGATACTTTCTGTTATAACACTATTAATTTCAAAAATAGCTTGCTTTCTAGAATCATTACATACAAAACGTTTTATAGATTGGTAAATTACATCTGATTCCAATGATATTATACCATCGTAACTTCTAGATATTCTCCCATTTTTTTGTATTTTACTAATAATTTTTAAGTTAATTAATAGTTTATCAGGAATCATATTATAATATAATATAATAAATTACTTTTTTAAAAATAATTGAACATAAAATAAATAATAATTATTTTAATTAAAATAATTAAAATAATGGAAGAAAGTGAAGAATTTAATAGACCAAATTGGGACCAGTATTTTATTAATATTGCAAAATTAACAAGTGAAAGGAGTAATTGTATAAAACGTCGTGTAGGATGTGTAATTGTAAAAGATAAAAGAATATTATCATTAGGGTATAATGGGACACCAGCTAATACATTAAATTGTTATCAGGGTGGTTGTAAAAGATGTATGGATCAATATAACGAATCTGATAAAATTGCAGCTAAACATTTAGATTTATGTATGTGTTTACATGCAGAAGAAAATGCGATTTTATTTGTGTCAAAAACAGATTTAAAAGATTCTACTATTTATATAACATTAATACCATGTATAAGTTGTGTAAAAAAAATATTACAATGTCAAATTAAACGTGTAGTTTATATAAATAATTATTCAGAAGAATTAGATAAAATAACAATAGATATTTTAAAATTAAATAATATAGAAATTGTGAAATGCGATGAATTTTAAAATTTTATTGATTTTAAAATAAAATTAATATAAAAAATTGAAAATAGATTAATTTAATAAAATAATTAAATTAATTATTTTTAAATGAATAATAATAAAAATTTCATTATTCAAGAAATAAGTAACTTAAAACGAGATATTCAGAATTTAATTAATGATAAAAAAGGATCTGACAATAAATTTATTATAAAAAAATATGATGAAGATAAACAAATTAAAATGGATCAATTAAAACGATATACAGAACAATTAAAAGCTATTTATAAACGAGAACGTGAAGAAAAACAAATAAAAACTGAACTGGAATTAGTAGGTAGACAGTTAGATAATTTAGATTTTAGAAATGCAAAAAAAAATAGTGATAAAACAAAAGCTAAAATAGCTAAAGAAATTAGACAAAATGCGCATGAAAAATATTTAGAATATTTAGAATTAGAAAAAATGTATTATCAAATTGATCCACAAGCTTTACCAGGAATACTTTTTTTAAATCAAAAAATCATTAGAGAATATGGTATTTGTCCATATATTAAACATGAAAATAATTTAAATGAAAACAAATTAAATGAAAACAATGTAAATGAAAACAATTTAACAGATTTGATTTATAATAAAAGATTAGAATGGTTAAGTTCACAGAATGATAATGGTGTGTTGTATTATAATTTATACGATACATTAATTAATAGAAAGGAGTTAACATTAGTAAAAGATGCTAAATTAGAATCAGAGACAAAGATAAATAAGTTTATAGAAGACATATTAACAGATAATCAATACACGTTATGGGAGAAATGTGTAAATTTTATGGAAAAATATGTAGAATATAATATAAAAACAAAACGATTAAAAGAAAGTTTTAAAATTTTTACACATGATTTATCTATTTTATATTCTGAAGTTAATATTAATTTTCATAAATATTTAACATTAAAATATGATTACCACATAGATGTAAATAATTTAACATCTAAAAATGAATCGAATTCTAAAAATGTTGTATTAAGTGATCAATTTGACGAATATATTACTGAATACCAAGATATAATTGAAAATATAAAAACAAAATCAAAATTTATAACGAATACAATAAAAAATTTAAAACAAGATTTATGTATATTTTTAACAAATAATAGTAATAGTAATAAGAATTTAAATACTAGTGACAAAAATGAATCTAGTTATGTTCAGGTTGGAAAATATTTTAAAAGATGGATTCTTTTATCTCAAGAAGAGCGTTTAGAACGTTTTGAATCTTATTCTTTGTATTATGTTCATGTGTTTTTATTGGGAAAAGATATTATAGATATTTCTCAAAGAGATGATACAGTAAATACGTTATCAGAATTATTGAAATCAGCATACGTTTCAAAAAAAATGATTTATAGAGATATAAGATGGAATACTACAAAAGGAATAATAGAATTAGTAAAGATATTACAGTACGATAAAGAATTAGGATTTGTTTTAAAATATACAAAACAGATTATGGAAAAACGAGAAGGTGACAATAATTTGACAAAAAAAAAGTTATCATTTAGAACAATTATTACAAAAGAATCTGAGAAAATTATAAATGAAGATTTGTTATATTTTATAGTAGATCGTTTACGGAATGGTGTAGAAACTTCTACAAAAGAAGATAAGGAAGCATTTGCCGAGAAAATTAAATTAAAATTAAAAATAAAAAGATTAACTATAAATGATAAAATAAAAATTTTTGAAAAATATGATGAAATATTTCATATTGTTAAAAATAATCAAACGTAACTTTACCATAAGTCTTTCCAAAATTTATTTATTATGTTTTCCGAGTTTGGAAAATATTTATTAAATGTTATTTGGTAATACATTTCTTCTTTTGTTTGTGGTAAACAATTAAAACATATACTTTTTAATCGTTGTGTATAATCAAAAAATGCAATATCGGAATATTTTGATTCAAAATAATTATGTAAGTAATTGTTTAATTCATCAATGCAATTATTTATATCTTCACGAGAATTCCATAAAACATCTTTATCTATATATAAAGAAATATTATTTTCGTTATTATCATCTATATAATCAAATGCTTTTCTAATAATATATTTTTCGATTGGATCTTTTGAAAATCCGTAAATTTGAGGTCTTTTTAATTTAGGATGGATCGATAAAATAAATTCTATAAATTCATTGTTTAAAAAGGGATATCTTATTTCTAACCCATATTTACCAGCTATTTTATCAGAACGTAATAAATCATATTTATGTAAATTAGAAATTAATTCTACGCTTTTAGATTGAAAATCAGAATCATTTAAATTATTAAACTCTTTATATCCACATAATTCATCTAATCCTTCACCGCTTAATAATACTTTAATATCTGTATTTTCTTTAATATATTTTAATAAAAATAATAACGGTATACTTTTGCGAATAGTAACTTTGTCAAATGTTTCTAAACAATTAATAGTGTCATTGATTTCTGGAATAATAATATTTAAATCGCATATATCGATTATATGATGATGAATATCAATAGAAAAGGTATTTTCTAAAAATTCTACATGTTTTTTAGCATAAATAACATCAGATCCATTTTTGTTACCAATAGTAAAAACGTGTAAAGATCGAATTCCCTTAGATTCAATTAAATGTTTACATAAAATACTTAATATAATACAACTATCAAAGCCACCAGACAATAATAATCCTATTTTTCGTTCTGTTAGTCCCCATTTTGTAATTACGCTATTTGATAATGTTCTTTTTATTGTTTCATAAATTAATGAAATTGTATTTTGATCTGCTCGATTTACAATACACGAATCAAGTGTTTTATATTTATCTAAATTATAATAATTTATAAACTCCGTTTCAGATTTATTAATTACAGAATTATTATATGACCAATATGTTCCAGGTGGAATTTCGTGAATAATATATTCTGGATTATTTAATAATTTTGCTGGAATACTTTTAATTTCACTTGTAAACAAATAAAATATATCATTTGATGTATTAAATGGAGTATATTTTACCATGTATAATGGACGTGTTCCAAAACGGTCCCTTACTGCAAATATATTTAATGTTTTCAAATCAAATGTTGATGTATTTTCTGTTAAAATAAAGGAAAATTCGCCATCTAATTCATCTAATGTTTTTTTTAATTTTTCTTCTGATGTGTCTGACGTTTGATTAATATATAAAGGTAATATTATTTCTACATCGCTAGTTGATTGTAAATCTTTATCATTGAAATTATACTTTGTTAATAAATCTGTATAATTATATATTTCACCATTACATAATAAACGTCTTTTAGGTCTTAATCTTAATTCTGGATATTTTGAAGTTTTCCATATTAACGGATCTTCAAATGGTTGAGATCCATCAATAGTTAAATCATTAATACTTGATCTATGAAATCCATACATAAAATGTAATGGATTATATTCAGACATCTCTCTTCTTGATAAATGCATCTTTATTTGATTTGTATTAAGATTATTTAAAATAGGACCTTGATCATATATTAATTGAGTATCATCTTGACCTCTATTTTTCATATTCATAAAACTTTTAGTAAAAGTTATATCTATTGGTGAAGTTTTAAAATTGTGAATACAAAAATAAATTGCTCCCATATATTATTAAATAATAATTAATTATTTAATATTAAACACTTGCTAGTTATAATTAATTGTATCTTATTTGATCATTTTTTAATATTATATATTTAATATCTATATCTTCATTATTTATTATATTATAATAGTCATCAAACGCTAATTTATTAGGTAAAGATAAATTTTTAATAGTTGTTTTATAAAAATGTTTTTGCATATTTTTAGATTTATTTAATTTATGAATTAATAATTTATTATTACCCATTACATTAAAAGTTCTATCTAAATTGTATTCTTCTCCAGCTATAATGATTACATGAACGTTTTTAGAAACTAAAGATTGTAAATCTTTATGTTTTAATGGTTTAGTTAATGTTTTATTATCTATGATATATATAGTTCTTTTTTCTAGATTATCTAAATTTTTTATCTTTTCTCTAGATAATTGTTTTTTAACATCAAAATTTGTAAAAAATAAATAAGGATTATCTAATAACATTTTTGTAAAAACTTTTTTATTTTCTAAACTTGTGATTACATGAATATTGTTATCGTATATATTATTAACATCCTTCATTAAACCTAATTTATAAAATAAATCACTTAAAATGTCAATACTATCTTTAATGTCATCGTTTACTATTAATATATTACTTTTATAAAAATTAGATGGTCTTAAAATATATTTTTTTATATTTTTTTTAGAAATAATGTTTTTAGAAGTACTTTCAGAAGTACTTTCAGAATTACTTTCAGAATTACTTTCAGAAGTAACACTATTTTTATTTTTAGTTAACGATTTTGATGATAAAGAACTGAATAAACTTTTTTCATTTGTATTTTCCGATTCTGACAATTTATCAGATGTTGTAATTGTAAATACAACTTTTTCTTTATCTAATTTATCTTTTTTTAATTGACTTTTATTTTCACTTTGTTTTTCAGTTATTTCATTTTTATCGTTTCGTTCTTCTTTTTCACTTTGTTTTTCAGTTACTTCGTTTTCATCGTTTCGTTCTTCTTTTTCACTTTGTTTTTCAGTTACTTTTTCATCGTTTCGTTCTTCTTTTTCACTTTGTTTTTCAGTTACTTCATTTTCATCGTTTCGTTCTTCTTTTTCACTTTGTTTTTCACTTTGTTTTTCGTCTTGGTTATTTTTTTTTTGTTCGTTTTTTTTAGATGAACTAACAAAAAAACTACTTAACATATCTGTTAATTTATCCATAAATGTTATAATAATATTAATAAATATAAAATCCTATAAATTTAAACGATTAGAATATTATGTAAATTAATATAATATTTTTAAATTATATATATATACTTTAAAAAAATAAAATGATAAACGCCTCTAGACCGATTTGCACGGTCGCGAACAGGTTAACAGCCTGTCATGCTTACTATTACATCATAGAGGCAATCAAATATTTTTTTGATTGCAGCTATACATATTACCTAGAAATTAATTTAATACAAATAACGCAATTATTTTATTTAATATAATAAAATGTTTAACTAAATTAATTTACATCTGCCCAATTTTCATTAAGATTAATTGTTTCAAATGACAAATTGTTAACTAAAACATTTAGATCCTTTTCAAAAGTTAAATTTAAAACACCATTTACAAAGTCTAAATTATCTTTATTAAAATCAATAGCTTTAATTTTTCCTGGTAATTTAACTCTACGCATAAATTTATCATATTTAGATTCTTTATATACTACTCTGTCAGTTTCGTATAAATTATTAGTAGTTTTATTACCAGAGATTAATAAGATTTGTGATTCTTTAATTTCAATATTAAGAGAATCAAGTGTTATTCCTGGCAATTCAATTCTAACTAAATAAGAGTTATCTCTTTCTACTAAATCTACCTTGGGACTATGTATTTTTTTTTGTAAATTTTTTAAAGATTGTTCTAATCTAGAAATATTATTATAATTTTTTTTTGTTGTAGAAAAAGAAGTATTATTAGATGAAATGTTTATAGACATTTTATAATAAAAGTAAAAAAATATATAATCAATTTTTTTTTATTTAATATGAAAATTAACAGAATTTCCATCTATTACCACACTTATGACAATAACAAAATTTTGTAGTAGGTTCGTCAGCTGATCTGGTTTGTTTTTCATTATATTCTGTTTTATAACTTTTACATTTACCACATTTAAATAACCCATCTGCACGATCTTCTAATTTTATTTGTATAGGTAAATCATCATTTATATTTGTTAGATGTTTGTCAATTAATTCTTTCCATCTTTCAGGAAAAAGTTGTTCAGAATTAAATGATGATATTTCAAATTCGTTAAATTCTTTAGATAATAAACGGTTTAACAATGTTTTATTCTGAAGTGAACTATCTGGATTTAAATTATTATAAATTTTTACAGCTCGATCTATATAAAGATTATTGAAATAATTGTTCCAAGTTTCATTTATTTTTCTATTTGGATATATAGAAATTGTATAATTAAAAATCCCTCTTTCTAAATTAATTGCAATTTTCATTATATCATCCAAATTATAATCTTTTTCATTAATATATTTACTAATTAAATTCTGAAATTTTTCATAAATATGTTTTCTAGTCGGGTGATTTGGTATCAATTTATTTAATTCAATTTGCTTCATATATATTATTATTATATATTAAAAGTAAATTCAACTTTTTTAATTTCTTTATAAATTATAATATAATGTCAGATTCGCCCTTATTTTCAGACATAGCAAGTTATAGTTCTATAACAAGTAAAGAACGTAATAGTTATCTAGAAGAGTTACCATTTGAATCACCTAGATCTGAACGTTCAGAATTATTAGATGATTTTTTAGAAAGACTAGAAACAATGGACACAAATACAGAAGATTCTTTACCAACTTTAGAAACTAATTTACCACTATCAGATACTTTTTCTCCAAAAAAGACTTCTCTAAAAAAGACTTCAAGAAAAAAGACTTCAAGAAAAAAGACTTCAAGAAAAAAGACTTCAAGAAAAAAGACTTCTCCAAAAAAGACATCAAAGAAAAAGACTTCAAGAAAAAAGACTTCAAGAAAAAAGACTTCAAAGAAAAAGACTTCTCCAAAAAAGACATCAAAGAAAAAGACATCAAAGAAAAAGACTTCTCCAAAAAAGACTTCAAGAAAAAAGACTTCTCCAAAAAAGACTTCAAGAAAAAAGACATCAAAGAAAAAGACTTCAAGAAAAAAGACTTCTCTAAAAAAGACTTCAAGAAAAAAGACATCAAAGAAAAAGACTTCAAGAAAAAAGACTTCTCCAAAAAAGACTTCTCCAAACAAGACTTCTCCAAACAAGACTTCTCAAAAAAAGACTTCAAAGAAGAAAACATCAAGAAAAAAGACTTCAAAGAAGAAAACATCAAGAAAAAAGACTTCAAAGAAGAAAACATCAAGAAAGAAGATTTCACCTAAACAATTATAAAATACTATTATAGAAAATAAATAATATTATAGAAAATGAAAAAATTATTTTATTTTATTATATTATATAAATTATATAATGCAATACGTTACTACATTTGATAATCAAATTTCATCTTTAATGAACCAATATGTTAAAAAACCTACTATTATTAGAGGTATTGTTCATTTACTTCTTATTTTGTACGTAGCTAGATTGGCACCATCATTACCTCGACAAGTTTTAATATTATTTGAAAATCAATATTTTAAATTATTTATATTTTCATTAGTATTATGGACTGCGCAATTTAGTCCATCTACATCTATATTGATTGCACTTGCTTTTATGGTAACAGTAAATTATTCTACAAATAAAGCATTATGGGAATTTTTAGAAAATGTTGAATCAGCAGCTCCAATGGCTGAATCAGCAGCTCCAATGATTATTGAATCAACAACATTAGCTCCAGCTCCTATGGAAACGCAAGCTCCAGTAATTATTGAAACAACAACGCCAGTTCCAGTTATTGCAGCTGTTACTGAAGTCCCAAAATCTGTTGTTTCTGAACCTGCAGAATGTTATCCAATTAGACGTTATGATATGTCAAAGGTTGGACCATCTAGTGGAGATAGTGCTCAACAAGAATTTTCTAAATAAATAAATTTAAAATAAATAATAATATTTTTAATATTATTATTATATATGAATAACCAAGTTAATAAAATACAATTAGAATATCCTGAATTATATAAAATTTCTAGAAAATTACATCAATATGATAAACAAGTATCGGATTTATTTATAAAAAATTATGGAAATAATACATATGATAATTTAACAATAACAAATGAATATCATAAGGAATTAGAAAATGTCTCAAATGATATTTTAAAAGATACTGATCTTTCAAAGTTAGCACAAAAACGTCAAGAAATTTTTCAAGAGTATTCTGTTGTAACTTATGAAATAACAAAAACTATAGGATTTTCAAAAACCTTAGAGCAAATGGATATATTAGACAAGTACTTTAAATCTATTTCTAATTTAATTTAATTAGTCTTCTATTATACAAAATTTTTTTAAATTTTCAGACATTTCTTTTGTATTTTGATCTTCATTTACGTCCTGTTTTTTAACTAATCGTTTACTCCGTTTCTCTATACAATTAACTGATATTTTATCTAAATCATAATTATCTAAATTTATATTATGATTTTCGAAGATGGCATTTTGAAAATGTTGTTTATAAAAAACATTTCTTCCAGAATTTTGTGTTTTGTATACTGAAAAATTATCTTGTAAATCAATAATGAGTGGGTTTTTTTCTGTATGTTCTTTTCTAAAAATTCTACCAACAATTTGTTCTAGCCGTCCACTTTCATTTTTAATTGAATTTTTTAGGTGTCCTATGAATTTTTTAGGTGTTATTAATATTAATGTATCCAAGTCTTTTTCTGAAACTCCTTCTCCAAATGCACTAAATGTTGCTAAAATAACTTGACTTGATTTAGATCTTTCTAAATCTTTATATTTCATTTGACCTAAAAATAAACCATATGTAAATGTTATTTCCAGATCGTTATCTAATTTTGTTTTAAGAGTTTTAAGATGATCACGACGGTCACTTAGTATTAATAATCTTCTATTTTCAGAACGAACAAGATGTTTAATTAATTCAATTATAAGTTTATTTCTTTTTTCCATTGTAATTAATTCTGATATCATACTTGTAAATTGTATTTGATTTTGACCTGTAATTTGATTAGTTGTAGAAATTTCTGTATAATCTTCTGAATCTATTTTAATTGTTCTTATAATTGGATTTAAACCCAATCTTTCAATGGAAGATTGATAAACTATATCACCTATATGATATTTAAATACATATTCGCAACCATCTGAACGTTTTGGTGTTGCTGATAAACCAATTGTATATTGACAAGATAATTTAGATAATACTTGAGAAAATACTCTACTTGATAAATTGTGGCAATTATGTACAATAAATCCATTTTGAGTATTATTATTACTATCAGGGTTTTTAACAATATAATTATGATTGTCTTCAATTTCTAAATCAAATACAAAATTTCTTTTATATTTAGAATTTTTAAAATTATTTATATTTTTAATAATTTTTGTTATTTTAGAATATCCATAATCTAAAAATTTAGTATTCCAATTATATTCTCCAAAAATCATTGGTAGATTTTTTAAATTACTTTTAAATGTATGATTACATCTCCAATATTCACATGATTTTATAATAATTTTAGAATGTAATGTTAAAGTATTGCATTTTATACAATTTAAATATTTTACATAATTTATTTCATTATTTTTTTTATTATAATTTTTATATATTTTATATATTTGATTTTCAATTAAAAATTCTTTTTTTATATTTTCACGTGAACAAAAAATAGTATTTTCATCTAAAATTTTAATAGACATATCTTGAATATAATTTATATATTGACGTGGTAATAATTTGTATAACATATTATTGTGTATATATTTACTTATAAGTCGAATTAATATTTTTGTCCCCTTTTCATTTATAGAAATATGATAATATGATTTTTTATAATTTACATATTTACAATCTATATTCATAGATTTTAATTTTAATATTATTCTTTTCTGTGAATCTTCATCAAAACTATCTGTATTTATTTTTGAAGAAAAACTTTTTTTATTTAAACTACCATCATCCATGAACCATATAGATAATCCTCTTTCATCTAAGTCATTTAAAATCCATTGTGGAACATATGTTTTTTTTTTTGGTAAATCATTAAATAAATAAAAAGTTCTTGTGGAAAATTGATATGCTTCTTTATTAGAATATCCATTTTTTTTTATATATCTAATATTATTAATATTAAACATATTAGCTTTCCATTTACAATATTCATATTGGTCTTTGCCATGAGTCATACATAATCTATATCTTCCATTTTTTAACGTACTTATATGACCATCTCCTAAAAAACTACCTAAAACAATTTGATATTGGTCATCGTTTAAAGCAGGGCATACTGAATTTATAGTATTTTTATCATAATTACTAATAATATAATCATTTATATTTAAATCTTTTGCTTCTTTCCATCCGTTATATGTAAGATACTTATGATTTTCAGTTGATTTAATTTTCATTTTACTACAGTTTATTTCAATTAGAGTATCATTTTGTTTTCTAAAAACATTAATAATTTTTTTATATTCGAATCTTTTTGTAATTTCATTAAAAGTTTTTACCATTGGTAAATTTTCAAGTCTTTCTTTCATATAATATAATTGTCCAATATTTATATTACCTTTTGATGTAATTATATGAGTATCATATGGGAAACATTCGTCTACAATTACCGTATTTATGGTTTCAAAAAGTGAATCTGGATAATCTATTCTAGCTAAACTTTGTAACATTGCTATTATTATGTCTTTATTATCTACAGATATATTTTTTTGACCTTGAATAAATCCTATTTCTGCATCTGGTAAAAAGTTTTTAATTTCAGACTCCCATTGTTTCATTAATGGAATTTTATTAACTATAACTAATGTTTTACCTCGAATTTGTGATAAAACATTTAGTGCAGAAATCGTTTTACCCTGTCCTGTTTTTAGAGATAAAATACCACCAGTTTTCCCACTTTTTAGTTCATTTACTAATTTTGATACAGCTTGTTGTTGATTGTTGTATAAATTTCCATTAAATGTTATTTCTTTATCCCATTTAATTCCTGTATAATTGGACATTAAACTTTCTGGAAATCCGTAACGATTAATACCAAACATTTTTGGAATATAAATTTTATTTTTTGTTTCTATATAAATTGAGAAGGAATTATCTTGTTTATTAAAAAATGTATATTTATCATCTTGTAATGGACGTGCAACTAAAGTTGTTTTTAAAAATTTTAATTCTTTATCAGATATTGAATCTTTTCTAATAACATAACCTCGCTTAGATAAGTATGAACCAACTGGTGTTGGGTGATTTTCATCCATATACTAATTAATAAAATAAAATATTTTCATTTTTATTTTAATAATACTTTTATATTTTAATAAATGATCCATCTAGATTTAATATAAATGCATCTACAGTTAATGTAAATTGTTTTTCAAGAATTTCAATTAATTCTGTTAAATTATTAATATGATGTTTTTTTTCTCTTCTTGGGTGTTTTTTTAAATCATTATAATAATCCCTATACATTTCACAATCTTCATGATCTATTATAATTATTTTTTTAATGTTATGATGTTTTTGTGCTAATTCAATATGTTCTATACAAGTTTTATCCCAGCATCCTAATTCATTTTTTAAAAATCCTAAACTACCACCTGCTAAAGAGAAATAATCAAATGATTTAATAGTTTCATCTCTATTTAGTAATTCATGCATATTATTTATGAATCGATGATCGAAACAAAATAAAACAAATCCAATATCCTTTTTAATATTATATTGATAGTGCTTTTCATTTATATTTTGATTTATATTTTGATTTATATTTTGATTTATATTTTCATTTATATTTTCATTTATATTTTCATTTATATTTTCATTTGTCATTCTATTTGTAATTCCATTTGTAATTCCATTTGTAATTTCAGTTTGTGTATTAATATTCTTTTCATTTTCAATAGAATTGTTTTCAATAGAATTGTTTTCAATAGAATTGTTTTCAATAGAATTGTTTTCAATAGAATTGTTTTCAATAGAATTGTTTTCAATAGAATTGTTTTCAATAGAATTGTTTTCAACAGAATTGTTTTCAACAGAATTGTTTTCAACAGAAATGTTTTCAATAGAATTGTTTTCAATAGAATTATTTTCAATAGAATTGTTTTCAATAGAATTGTTTTCAACAGAATTGTTTTCAACAGAATTGTTTTCAATGTCGTGTTTCAATTTATCTTCTTGTGATATTATATCATTATTGCTTTTAGAATCAATGATTATTTGTGTTTTGTTATATAATTTTTTAGTATTTTTTTTTTGATTAATTTTTTTATTATTTTGATTTTGTAAATTTATATCATTGTATTTTTTATCATCATTGTTATTATCATTATTAGAGTTTGTGTAATTTTTATTAATATTATCATGCTGTTCATTAAATTCTTGTTCTAATTTTTTTTTAAATTGATCTATTTGAGTTTTTTCATTTATTTTTAAAAGATCTATAAATTCGTTTATTTTATGAAAATCGTTCATTGTATTATATATGATATAAATAATATAATTATTAGTTATCAACGATTCCTCTTTTAAATGATATTTCACGACCTTCACATGAGCAAAAATAACCACTAGTATTATGTTTATACAGATAAATAAAAAATAATTTACCTTGTCATTCGTCTTCAGACCAGTAAAATATTCTTTTTACTTGTTTTTTAAACAATCAGTTATATTTGATGAAATACTAGATTCTTTATGTATTGATTTAAATACTTGAATATGTGATGGAAGAGGTTTAAATGAATCTTGAGTCAAATTTTCTTTAAGAGTATCAGCAAATGTTTTTTTAAACATTTATATTATTAAAGAATAATAAAAATGTTTATTTTAAACATATGAATTATACTATTTAGATAAACGAGTATAATTTTTTTATTTATATATATTAATGTTACGTATAGGAACAGATTGTTCTGGTATAGAAGCTCCTATTGAAGCTTTAAAACAATTAGATATATACAATTAAAAAATTTAAAGTATATCGTATGGTTTCAAAAAGTTATGTAAATGAATTAATCATTACATTATTTGTAAATTGAATAATAAATAAGGGGATATAATTATAAGTAAATGACATAATAAATATTAATTATCAACTATTCCTCTTTTACTTGATACATTAAAACTATCAGTGACATCTATACTTTCAGTGATTTGTAATGTAAATGAATAATCGAGGTCATTGAATTCGTATAAAGTACCATTGTGATTTAACATTGAAAATTCCAATTCGTCTAATTTATCTAGTGGTACTTTATCAAATGTTTTTGGATTACTCAAATAAGAAAAAACCATGCTACCAGGAGATTGATCTAAAATGACTCTTGCAAAAATATTTCGAACATCTCCTGTGTTCATCATAGTAGAAAGTTGTGGACAACATAAGAAACTATAATTTTCGCCTTGTAAATTAATAGATCTATTTAAAATATTATCTTTAGTATTTTGTTGTATACCATTAAAACCATGAATTAAACTACTTATATAAGCAGAACTTCCACCACCTGATTCTGTGTTACTAGCCAAAAAATCATTTGTATAAAAATTAAAAGTATTTTCATCTATAATATTTCTAATTGAAAAATTTTTATTATTTAAATTTTGACCTTGAATACCACCAATATCATTTATATTATATAATTTAAATTCTTGATTAAATCCAACAATACCAGATGTAATAGGCGATAATAATCCAGAACCAGTTGTTGTTCCAATTATAAATTCATCAGAATCTATCGTAGTAATTGTATGACCAGTATTTAAATTAACATTTGCAGAGGTTTGAGTTTGTGAAAAACGTATTTTTTGATTATCAGATAATCCATGTGGTAATTGTGTTTGTACAACAAATAAATTACCAGATGTAAAACCAGTTGGATATCCTGATGTGTTTTGAATACTTATTATATTATTAAAATTGTGACTGGGAAAGGAAACTGTATATAATCCTGTTCCAATATATGATTGGGTCTCACTTTCTGTCGATAAAGATGCGCTGTTTGTGGTGTAATTTATAGTTATAGTGTTAGAATTAGGTGTTGTGTATATAGAATGAGACCCGTTAATATTTGGACTAGATATAATATTATTAATTTGTATTCTATCATTGGGTCTTAGGTTGTGATTGGGGCACAGAAGTGTTGTTATTGACCCAGATGTTATACCGGTAATATTTACAGTATGTGTAGTTATAGGGTGATTTCTAGATATATATCCACCTTCGCCAATAGTATTAGTATTAGATTCTGCTAATATAGTTTCGATTATAGTGAAACTATCTTGTGCAAAAATACCATCTATTTGATGTATATTATCTAAAATAGGTACTGTTTTTGTTTCGTATAATGTAACATTTGATCCAATATGAGATACATCATAATTATGGTCTGTAAAGCTTGTTATTAATACAGTATTAAAATTATAATTAGATATGGATGAAATTTCTAATGTGTTTGTATGAGGTGGAAAATTAAATGTTAATGTAGGATTAGTAAGATTTATTATAGACAAAGGATTATTTACTAAAATTAAAAAACTATACTGATTAATTATTTTAGTTATAATACGAGTGCCATCTATATTTGGTGTAGTACCAGATCCAGTTATAGTACAATTCTGACCTAAATGATCAAACGTGTTAATTAAACGATGTGGTTCTGTTGTTGTAATTAACACTTGATAAATTGTTTCAATTGACTTTATATACGTTTTTATTAACTGGGAACTGTTTTCTAATGGAAATCCGATATTTTGAGCAACTATATTTGAGTAATTACCAAACAAAAGTTGAAAAGGAGCTATTTTTCCAGCTTTCACAGTATTACCACCGCCAAGTTGTACTGCTAAAGCTGCTTTAATATTAACTTCAAACTGATAATAATCCGAACCACCAGAAGTACTTGGAATTATAGTTATAGTATGAAGTGTATTTAAATATTGGGCAGTTATTCCGCCTAATGTTTGTGCTCCAACTAAATAAATCCGGTCATCCGTTTTAAATCCATGATTGGGATGATGAACGGTGATTAAACCAGATCCAGAAAGAGTAGATAAAGGATTAACAGGCAATTGAGTTAAAATAAGTGATGTAAATGTTACTATATCTGTATCTAAATCTAAATTTACAATAAAATAATGATAATCAGCAGAATCGCCATCTTGTCTTTTTATTAATGAAAATTTATTAAATATTTCTGTTTGTAAAGATGTAGCAACATAACTACCTATTCTAAGAGTAGTATCGTATATGGGATATTCTTTTGTTATATCATTAATTTTATCAATATCAATATCTTCTTTATTTCTCCAATATATTTTATTATTATTTGAATTTATAACAGCATTTGTGTTTGGAAATTCCATACTAGCTAATTTAATATTTTTAACATTGTAAAATGTTTTACCTAAAAAAATTTTAAAATTACTAGCTTTAGGATATAATGATTTATTTCTATCTCTAGAATCTACACTAACATATGATATAACTTCTTTTGTTCTTCTTTTTAAATTTTCATTAGTATTTACGTTTGTATTTACGTTTGTATTTGTATTTTGCAATTCGAATTTATTTGTATTTAATAAATTTTGATCATCTGTTTCGTCATCTAAACGGAAATTTTTAATTGAAATTTTTTCTAAATTTTCACTAATTTGTTTTTCTTCTTGTAAAGATTGTTCTTTTTCATAAAATTTTTTAAATTCTTCATTTGATTGTGAAGATACTTCTTTTTCTAGTTCTGGATAGGGGACATATTGATTACTAAATAATAAGTCATTTTCATCTATATCCATATTAATAAATTTTAATAAATTATTATTTATTAATATACGTATTAATCTTTATTTTTTCAATAAAAAATAAAGTAATTATTTAGATGTTTTTAAAGAATCGATTAATAATAATATAAATAACCCAAAAATAATATATGAAATGATTTCCATTATTTCTTCGTTTTTTATTCTATCTGTTTCTATACCAAATTGTTTTAAGACAATAGATCTACATTTATTACAATCATTTATATGTTTAATATATAAATCACAATCTAGTTTTGAATTAGTGTCTTCAAATTTTTCTACTAAATTTTTATTGTAGATTGGTACATAAGGGGAATTATAAAATTTTAAGTTGTCTGAAGATTTTTTATTATTTAAAATATTTATAGGTGCTAATTCAGTTTCTGCATTAAAACTTTCTAATAGTTTTGTTTGTGGTAAAACAATATCATTTTGTTGTTCCTGAATTTTAATAGGATATTGGTTTTCATTTACAATTGATTCTGGTACAGGTATACTTGATTCACAATTATCAATCTGTGTATACAAACTACTATTATATACTTTTGTAGAATCCTCAAATTTAGGAAAAACGTTTTTTAAATATGAATAACTCATTCTCTTAATATAATATGTGAAAAAAAGTTTATATTAAATTTCTTAATTAATTTTTATTAATATATTTTAAATCCTTAATTAATTTTATTATAAACTTTTTTTTTCATATATTATATTATATTAATAATGAATGATATTTTACAACATGTAATAAAAGGATTATTTATAGCTGTATTATATTTTGAATTTACAAAAACAAATGATACAAATTTAAAAAATATAGTAATGTTTACTTCTTTTTATATTTCTATGATAATTGGTGCACAATTAACAAATATAGATCCTAATGTTATAACTAGTGCATTTTTATCAAAAACAGTATTTACACTAGTCGACGAACGTATACGAAAAAAAGAAACCATAAAAAATATTACTTAAAGTAATTAATATCAAAATAGGGCTCGCTCCTGCAAACAAGAACTTACTTGCAGGCACAAGCCTAGTTTTGATATTAAATATTATTATTGCATACGTATACTATTATTTGTTTTTCTTGGACGACCTTTACGTTTAGTTTTATTCATAGGGATATTTTTAAAAATGTCATCTTCTGATTGTTGTTGTTTTTCTAATTTTCTATCATTCATAGTTTTTAAAATATTATTAATATCTATTTCATTACCGTTAATATATTGGGAATTAGGACCATTTATACGAGAAGGCATATTATCATCTGATGTTTCTGATATATTGTCATTTCTTAAATCATTTGCACTTGGTACATATGTAGTTTTAGGTTGTTGTTGATTACTCATTAAGCCACCAATAAATGATTTAAATGGGCTACCACTATCCATTTTTGTTATTTTTTTAGAAATAGTAAACATTGTAGCTGAACTAATAATCATAAAGATTAATCTCATTTCTGGTGACATTTGACCTTTACCTTTATATTTTTCATATAGCTCAGCCATTACTTCATCATATTCTTGATTTTCCATAGAATATCCCATAGCTTCACTCCATCCATCTAAATCAACACCTAAAGGATCAAACTTAGTATTCATCATTTCTATACCCTGAACACCCAATAATAACATTCTTTTAAAGAATGCAACAGAACGTTCAGTTTGAATTTCATTACGTACTCTTTCGTATTCGTTTTTTATTTCATCTAGACTACTGTTCATGTCTAAACGTAAAGAACTCCATTGGCCTTTAATGTTTAATTTGTTAAACTTAAATAACAATTCACTTTTCTCTTGTCTTATCATATCATTTTTATTTTCCTTTGTAACAAAACGGTCTTTTCTTCTTCTGTCTCTTATATCATCTAAGGAACTTGATGAACTATTAGATGAAGATGTGCGTGATTTTTTAAATTCATTTTCACTTTTAGAATTAGAATTTTTTTCTGTTAATTCTTTTTCCTGTTTATTTATTTTTTTTTTATTCGCCATTAATTCTAATTGAGACAATGAAATATCTTCTGATTCTACATCTACCTTTTCTAATTTACTTTTAGATTGCGAACGTCTTGAATTTGAAGACTTTGCACTTTTTATTGAACTAAATGTTTTTTTGTCAGAATCATTCATATTATATATATTTATAATAATATAAATGTTAATTTTAAACAAAAACAATTAACATTATTAAATTTAATTAAATTATACAAAGTAATTCGTTACGATCAATAATCCAAAATTCAAATTCGTAACCTAATTTACGCGCATATAAAGCTTTAATCATATTTTGTACAATATTAATTCTAAAAGTAAATTTACTTTTTACTTCTATTATTTTATTCTCATGTGGAATAAATATATCAACAAAATATCTTCTATTTTTATTTTTATATTTGTAAAGGATTTTGGGGAATAATTTTCTATCAATAAGTACGTCTTCTTCTTTATAATTGTATTTATTTATAAGCATATCTAATGCTATACCTTCATAACCTTGAATTTTTACAATTTTCCCTGATGGTAAAGTATGTTCTTTAAATTGTTTTCTATGGTTTAATTGTTTTTGATATACATCATTATTTTGAATTGCGTGTTCAAAACCATATCTTTCTAAATTTGTACATTTTCGTTTATCTTCACATTCTTTTAATTTTGAAGGACAAATTACACCATATTTTTCTAAATTTGTTTCTTCTCTTTTTTGATTAATTAAAGGATTTTGCGTTGCTATTTCTACACCGTATTTTTTTAAATTTGTTGATTTTCTTTTCTTAGTAAGTTCTGTTTGATTTTGTTTTCTTTGTTCTATCTTTTCTTTTGAATTCATTGAACATTCATTTCCGTATATATTTAAATTTGTAATTTTACGTTTTTCAATTGCGCATTTAGAGCATCTCTGACCATCTAAAAAAGATTTAAAAGTAATTTTAGATCGATTTTTACATTCGCAAATATATTCTAAATCTGTTTTATTATTTATATATTCTGTTGAAATTAATTCACAATTCTTGTTTTCGAAATATTGTTTAACTTGATCAAAATCATATTTATATATTCTTTGTAATGTTTTTTTATGACACTCATTGCAACAAAGTTGTACAAGATATTTTTTAAAAGTCATTTCTATTTTATTGTTACATTTACATTTATATTCTAATATACTTGTATTATTTTTATATTCTTTTGACAGTAATTCACAATTGTTATTTTTAAAAATTTCAATAACTTGATCGAAATTATACTTTTTCATGTTTATTATACATATATTATTATCTTTAAATTAACCTAATTAGGATTTCTAAGATTTTTAATAAAATTAATTATTTTAAAAATTTTTTATGGTAACAAATAATTTTTAAAATTATCAAAAAGTATCTATTTATGGTTTGATTTTAGCAATTAATCGATATGGCCCATCAATAGGAATCTTAACACACCTAGATCAGCCACAAAATATTCTAATATTAATGGTTTATCATTTGTTAATAAAATATTCATGTTTTCACACAAATGTGATGCTTTAATAAAATTCATAAGATGACTTAATTTAAATTTACCTTGTACTATTTTATCATGTGTTTTTTCAAATTTAATAGACCTTATATCTTCGCCATTTTGTTGTAATAAAGTTTTTTGATCTTTGTTTAATTTATCATCTATTTCACTTATGGCCGTTTTAAAATCAGCTAGACCATCATCGCAACTAAAAATTAATTGTTTACCAATACTTTTTATTTCAACAACTTTACCTTCTAATAATTGTATATCCTTAATAATTTGTTGAAATTGAATAGATGGCATATTAATTACATAATCAAACATCATTTCTGATATATTAATAACCTTATCATCTAATACTAATAATGGTATTTTATAATCTTTAATTTTACCCATAAATGGATCGGCCAATTCTATTCCTAGCTTATCTTCTTCATCAGCATTCATATATAATGTAATTGTTTCTCTTCTATTAGCAGATTTTATAGTTTTAAAAAATGTATTAGTATCAATTCCAATTACAACAGCTTTTGAACATTGATAACTTTCAAATTTATTCGCATCTAATTTTACATATGTTAATGATACTTTTGATGTATCCATAGTAGAAATTTTAATACAATCTTTATTTATAAGTATATTTGTTTCTTTAATATATGGTTTAATAACTTCAAATAAGTTTTTTACAATAACACTTTTTAAAGTTTTAATTTCAAAAATTCTAGTTGACATTATATATTGAATAATAAATGTTATTTTTAAATTAAATAAAATTCTTAAAAAGTTTATTTAATTTAAAAAGTAATAGAATTTATATTAGTAAGTTTATTTTTTAATATTATTATCCTTGGGTGGCAAAGTATGCACTTGCAAATGAAACAATCACCATTATAATTGCAAAAACTAAGTTAACAATTACAAAAGTATAATTGCCTTCTTTGGCTTCTTTTATTGTTTTTGTAGTGTCTTTATAATCATAACATTCAATGGCAATGGATGAAGTGGCAATAGAAAAAATTCCAACCAATAGTAAAGATATAGCTGTCATAAGCATTTGAGTATTCATTTTATATTTTATATATATAAATAATTTTTTTTTATAGAAATTTTTAATTAATTTAATTAGAATTAATGTTACAAGATATTATTTTCTTTATTATTTATAATAGATGTCAAGTTCATATAATTTTAAGGATAATTTAACAATAGATAATAATAAATATTTAAAATGGTTAGATATAACTGGAACATCACGCTCAAATATTATATCATTAGATAATCTAAATAATGTTAAAATAAATTCTGCATTTGGTGATTTGATCTTAAATAGTGAGTCTAATAATAGTTATACATTTTTTAATGTTAATGGAAATTCTAGTGGTGTTATTATTGGATCAAAATTAGGTATTGGGTTTAATACAACAACAAATATGAATTCGATATTGACATTAAATAAAAACAATTTTATAGGTATAAATACAACAACAGGAAGTAATGATGGTTATTTAGGATTAGCAGGATCATCTTCTTTAAATACAACAGGAAGTCGTATAATTTTGTATGGAAATGAAATTGATGGTAAATTAAATCTGTATGCTGGGAATACTGCTAATGGAACTATTAATTTATTTACAGGTGATGATAAAATGCGTTTTCAAATATTAAACAATGGAACTGTAAATGTGTTACCAGATGGTATAACAAGTAGATTAATTATAAATAACACAAGTTCTACTTTTACAAATGATGTAATTTTATCAAGTGGTACAGCAAGTACTAATGCAACAACAGGTGCATTAACAGTTTCTGGTGGAATGGGTATTACTGGTAGTGTATATATACAAGGATCGTTGAGCCTTACAACCACATCTACTGGTAATTTGAATTTTAGTAGTTCTAATTCTAGTACTAGTTATTCATCTGGAGCTATTGTTTTAACTGGAGGTATGGGTATTTCTAATACAGTAAATTCAAGTAGTGTTACTGCTGGTGGTGGATTAAGTGTAGCCGGTGGTGCAGCAATTGGTAAAGATGTATATATTGGTGGTAAACTTAATATTTTAAATTCAACTGTAGCTACAAGTTCAGAAAATGCAAGTGTAGTATTATATGGTGGGTTAGGGATTAATAGTAATATATTATTAAGAACAGATTCAGCACCGCAAATTAAATTATCACCCACAACTGAAAAATCTGAAACTAGTATTTGTTTTTATAGTAAAAATAACTTTGCATCATCAAGTAATACTGGATCTTCATGGACATTAGGTCAAAATGTTAATTCAGTTAGTTCTGGAAATTTTGCACTTGCAAATTCACAATTTGGTAATGTATTATATTCTACATATAGTGGCAGGGTATCTATGTTAGGTGATGTTTATATAGATAGTCAAACGTTAAAAGTTCCTAAAGGAACAACAGCTGAACGTCCAGTTTCTGCTGAACAAGGTTTTATAAGATATAATTCTGATACAGATGAGTTTGAAGGATATGGTACTGGAAGTACATGGGGGTCTTTAGGTGGTGGTGGTGGTGGTGGTGGTAGTGCTACAACAGCTGGAAATATAATTGCAAATAGTATTAATTTAGGTGTATCTAATATGTTTTCTGGATCTTTTACGCCTAGTAATAATGTACCAGTAGCATCTAATGTAACAGCACTATATTTTAATAATTCTGATATTAGATCTTTTATTATAAATTTAACTGCAAGTATTACTCGTACAATTGGAGGAAATTTATACGAATCGTTTACTTTAGAAGGCAATCAAAAAGACTCTAGTTGGGAGTTATTAGTGTCAAGTATGGGTGATATATCTGGATTTAATTTTACTATAACTTCACTTGGTCAAATCCAATATACATCAACAAATATTACAAATTATAGTAATAGTATATTAAGATATAATGTAAATGAAATAACAAATACTGGCACATATGATAGAAGTGGTTTAGAAACTCAAGGTACATTAATTACAAATACTATGCAAATATTAAATACACAAGATGTAAATATTGGTGTTAATAATGGTGCATTATATGTGGCTGGAGGTGTTACTATTGCTAAGTCCTTATATGTTAATTCTGGAACCGCAAATATTTCCAATATAACAGCAACAAATATAAGTGCAGGTGTAGTTGTAGCAAGTACTCTTTTTTCAGCCATAGGAAATTCAAATACTATCGGTAATATCTTCACAACTGGTGGTAATGTAGGTATAGGTACTACTAGTCCAGCTTACACTTTAGACGTTACTGGTATAGCTAGAATTAATACTACTAGAGGTGTTTTAATTGGTAGTAGTACAGATTTAGGCGCAGGTAGATTAATATCAGCTTTAGATTCTGGGATGGCAGGTAATAATGCTGAAAGATATATTACATTTGGTAGAGCAGCTAGTACAAATAACCAGTCTGAATTATCTTTTTGTAATGTTACAACAGGATCAACATCGAATTTTTTAGGATTAGGATTATTTGGTTCAAGAACAATGGCTATTAATGGGGCAGGTAATGTAGGTATTGGTACAACCTCTCCTGGATCAGCATTGCATGTAACTGGATTACTTAATGGTACACCAGGAAACGGTATATCTATAGGTGTTGGTGGTGATGGTAATTCTGGTATACAATTAAATAGTGGAGCAAATGGTTCATTAAATTCTTCATATATTGATTTTGGTTATTCTGGTATTGATTTTATATCAAGAATTATTCATTTTAATAATAACAGAAGTTTGCAATTTCAAGTAAACGGATCTGCAACACCCCTAATATTAAATAGTACAGGAAGTGTGAGTATTACTGGTCCTGGTGGTGTTGGTAGTAATGGATCTTTATTAATTACAGGAGCAGATACTTTTGGTCACAGTTTATATGTTGCAAGTGCAGCATCTCATAAAAGATTAGCGTTTAACAATACTGGTAATGTAGGTAATATATTTGCTTACGATTATGGTGCACCAGCTGTGCAGAATTTAGCTTTACAAGGATATGGAGGTAATGTAGGTATAGGTACTTCTAATCCAAGTTTTAAGTTAGATGTTAATGGATCTATTATATGTTCAGATTGGCTTCGTTCTAGTGGTGCAACCGGTTGGTATAACCAAACATACGGTAAAGGTATATATGCAAACGATACAACATGGGTTAGAACATTTCCTGATAGATCTTCATTTCTTTGTGGAACACTTAATTGTAATGATATTACTACAAATAATAACAATATTGGTATGGGATCTGGTACTATCCAATTTACTAATAATGGAGCTGGGTTAAATTGGGGTAGTAATTTTAGTCAAATTTATGATGATGGTGATCTTCGTATAAAAACTGACGACAATATGCGTTTATTTTGTGGTGGTTCAGAAGTACTTACTTTAACTCCATCCATCACTGTAATAAATACAAGAACTTATATAAACAATTATGCTTCAGGAAATGTTATTCCATTGGGTGTATACGCTCCAAATATAGGAGGTTACCAACCATGGGTAGTTACTTTATTAGGTAAAACCGAAGAAACTAATTATGGTGTAGCTGTACAAGGTTATTATTATGCAGGTTCTGGAAGTACATCTAATTATTATTTTATAGGATTCAATGGAATGTCTTATGATACACAAAGTTTTAAGGTATATCCTGGGGGTAGTATTGCAAAAACCGGTGGTACATTTGATATTATACACCCAACAAAAAATGATCCTAAAAAAAGATTAATACATAGTTTCATAGAAGGCCCTCGTTGTGATCTCATTTATAGAGGAACAGTTCAACTTGAAAATGGTACAACAACAGTTAATATTGATAGTGACTGTGTTTGTAAACCAGAATCTGCTATGAGTCAAGGAACATTCGAAGCCTTGGTAACAAATCCGGATATATTTTTACAAAACAAAAGTTCTTTTGATCAAATTATAGGAAGCATTTCTGGAAATATACTTACAATTGTATCAAATAATACAGCAAGTAATGCTATGATATCTTGGATGGTTATTGGTGAAAGAAAAGATTCATTTATTAAACAATGGAACCGTACAAATTCTGATGGTTATCTTATTACAGAATATACACAAGTTTAATTTTGTTAATTTAAAATAAAATTTTAACAATAAAGAATAAATTATAAAATAATTTTTTTATTGTATAATATATAATGGAAAGTGGAGATAGATCATTTACAGTTACATTAATAAAAAAATCTGGTAAAAAAGTTAAAACTAGTGGTGGTAGATACATAAGTAAATCACCTAGTTCAGCTGCAAGAAAAGCATTCTCGCAATATTATAGACAACACAAGACATCAGGGCAATTGTCATTAGAAATACATATAAAAGAAACTACACAAAATTCATCTGATAAAGTTTTTAAATATAAAGTATCAAAAGTAAAGGATCCAAGGGATATTTCTAGAGGTAAACAAATAATACATTATGAATATACTACAAAAGTTAAGGCTTTATAAAATTACTTTATTTTTTATTGAAAAAATAAAGATTAATATCAAAAGGGGCTCACGCCTACAAGTAAATATTACAGTTGTATAGTATTAGTTCTTGTAGGCGTGAGCCCCTTTTGATATTAACATTTATATTATTATAAATGTTAATTAAAGTTAAATTAAAAATTACCACCTGATAAAACTTGCGTTACACTACGATATTGTTTTTGACCTTTAACACTTTCGTTTTTAGGTTTATCCATATAATATGGTTGTTGACTAGCATCTCGTAAGTAATCGACGTATTGTTGAATTTGAGAAACGATTTTTGGAACTATTTCTTGAACAACAATTTTATTTAATCTATCGACTTCATTTGTATATTTTTTAAATAATATTTGACGTTCCGTTTCAGACATTTCTTCGCTAATTAAAGCAGGGTGTAGACTATATTCTAAAAAGATACTTCTCATAATTATCATTAATTCATTGTTTGATTGGTCATCTATAATATAATTTATTTGTTTATGTACATTTAGTTTAATGAGATTTTGAATATTTTTTATATTTTTATCAGAAAAAAACAAAAATGTTAATGGCGTTTCACCATATAAATTTTTAAATAAAAATCTAGTATTGCTACCAGATATTTGTTTATCGTCTGGAGTTAAGTTATACTTTCCAGGTGATTTTAATTCTTCAACTTTTGTAGAAGGTAATCGTTTACTTCTTTCATCAGTAATAGTTAATAAAGTACGTTTATCTCCTGGTAAATCAGTTGATCTTTCGTATAATTCTGGATGAAAAAGAGGTTGGTTTTGACTATAAATAAATTCTTTTGTATCCATTACACTATATAATATAAAAAATAAAATAAGTTTAATTAATTTAATTAGAAATAGATTTAATTCTTTTATGTAAAATACAATTTTTATGTTGTGAATTTGTATTATTTGTTTCCCAGTCTATTAAATTAAAAATAGATTTTAACATAGATACTGGTTTACGCAAGTTTGGATTAATTTGAAATGTATGTTTAAATATTGTCATTATTATTTTTTGTTCATTAATAGAATAGTTTGCACTGTCAAGAGGTTTAAATACATATTCGTCTAATTTATTATAATTTTCTAAAGAATATTTAAATCTAGCATATAATTTATCAGTCTTATGATCGGCATATTCCCATGGTATATAGGGATTAATGATATTATATAACAAAATACCACAACACCATATATCTACTTTATGTGGTTTATAAAGTTTTTTCTGGATCATTTCTGGAGGCATACATAAATCAGTACCATGAATTCCTCTATACATAATTTCTTTTCCATCAATTTTATAGAACATTGCTTCACCAAAATCAATAATTTTAATGTGATTATTGTATACCATAATATTTTCTAATTTTAAATCCAAATGTGCAATATTGTTATTGTGAAGATATTCTACACCATCTAAAATTTGAGAATATAAATGTAATAAAAATTTAGTATTATCTTTATATGAAAATAAATAGTCAATAAGATCTATACCATGACAGTATTCAAATGTTATAGTATGATTTTTTTTATCAATATTTAAAGTTTTGCGAATGTTAGAGTGATTTAAATTAATTGTCATATAAAATTCATTGAAAAAATGGTTAATAAAAAAATTTTTATTATTTTCAAATTGACTATCATCCGTTTTCATTGATTTAACAACAACACATTTATTACAATTATAATTTGAACAATGTTTTTTACATTTGTATAATTGTAATTTTCCAAACCCACCTTCTCCTAAGGTTTTTACATACATTTTGTTCATTGGTAATATCATAATTTAAATTAATATAATTTAAATTCAATTTTTATAAATTTGATAAATTTTTTCTACATATTGGACAAGTGGTTTCTTTAGATAACCATTTTTCTATACAATAAATATGAAATTGATGATTGCAATTTAATTTTCTGATTATATGTATATTATTGTCATTGTCATTGTCATTGTCTTCTTGGCAAATAGAACAATCAAAATTGTTTTTTAATAAAATAGAAGATTTTTGAAATAAATCATTTAAATATAATCCTTTTTTATAAAATTGATAAATATTATTTCCACTAACCATATCATTAAAATTACGATTAATAGTATTGTTATTAATAGTATTGCGATTACGATTCCTTATTATATCTGAATAAGCTAAACGGCGATTAAGACCAGGTTGTTGTGGTAAATCCATATATTAATAAAGTTAATTATTTTCTAAAAATAAACGTTTATGTTTTGAATTTGATTAGAAGATACATTAAAAAAAATTAATATGTTAATTTTTTTTCTTGATAAAATATAAGTAATAATATGATTGTTTTATCAGAAAAGGTTAAAACGTTAATTCCATATTTAATAGGTATTATTTTAATAATATATCTTTTAAAGCCAAGTATGTTTTTTAAACCAAATGGTAAAACTAGGTTATATGGTTTAGGATACGATGAAGAAGGATATAAAAAGACTTTATATACATTTCAATTTTGTATTATAATAATAGTATTGATATTATATCATTTTATTAAAAAGTAATCTTGTATAAAAAGTAAATTTAATGGAATAAAAAATATAAAAAATCTCTAAATATTGATTTTTTATTTTTCATCCAATCTGCCATAATCCGAAGTGCTTTGTAAACAATATCTACATCGCAATTTAATAATAGTATATCACCAATAAAAGGATTTTTAATTCTGACATTTTCATCTTCTTTTGTTATGTGTTCGATATTTATAAAACGTTTATAGTCAATTATATGAAAACTATTTATATTTATATAATATATTCCATTAAGTTTAAAAAATGAAAATTCTAAACGTTTATTATTAAACTTTTTAATAATGAAATTATCTGTATTAGTTCCTGAAAATTGTTTAACTATTAATTTACCATCAGATTCTTTTAATTCAGTAGTTACATTACCATTTTTAGACAAATGATTGTCTATAATTAAATATTCTTTTTCCATGATATTAGTTTTTAAAAAAAGAATATAATTTAAATAGTTATTAATCCATTTTTAAATGGTTCGATTTGTGATAATTGAAGATTATACATATAATAATATAATTTAGTAGAACTATTTAATATTTTAAAATGTTTGTCTTTTAAATAGCCATTTTCCATTATATCCATTACAGTTATCATATCAAATAAGTCGTTTTCAAAACTGTATTTGCTTATATATTCTATTAAATTAAATTTATACGTGTCATTTTCTAAAGTCATAAAAATATAAAAATATCCATTTCTAGAAGAAATATTATTAATAGTATTTTTTGTAATTAAGTTATATAAACAAATAAAATCTTTAATTTCATTGGTTTCTGGATTAATTATTAAAAAGTTATAAAACGAGTCATTTAATAATATATTTCTAATATCATGTTTTGATTTATAATCAAAAATATCATAGTTAATTTGATTAATATAAAACAATTTATCATGAATTTCATTTACTATATGTGTTAAGACGTCTTGATTTTTATCTAAATAACGTTTTGTCAAATGTATAAATTTATAATTTTTTAAAAAATTTTTATCAAAGTCAAATGTTTGAAACATTTGTTTTAAAACACAGATGTCTTTATCTAATAAGAGTAATTTTGAATCTGTTAAGTTTTCTACATTAATAGGTCTATGATAAAAAGTTTTATTTGAAAAACTAGGAGTTTTAATAGGTTTACCACCAATAGTATATAATGCACAATTTATTTGTTTATTAAATTTTAAAAGACATCTTTTTGTTAAAATATTAATCATATAAGACGAAAAGTGTAAATTTCTAATGGATTTAATTAAACATAAATAATTAACATCTATTGTTTTATATTGTTTAAATGTATTGTTTTCTTTAATGTAAATAATTTCAGGATGCCCACATATAAAACCAACCATGTTTTGTGTAGTTATATTACTGGGTTTTTTATTATAAGGATAAAATAAAATACATAATGTATCTGGTGTAATATAGTGATTAAAAAGTTCTTTAGAGTAATTTAAAGTAAATTTTGAATCTATACCGTTATAATTATTATTTATAAATTCTAATAATTGAGTTTTTAAAAAATCATCTGGAGATGTAACGATATAGTAGTCTAATGAAAATTTACTATTAGAAATTTCTGTATTAATATTTAATAATAAAGAATCTGAATCTAATATATATGTGTTATCATTTTTTAAACCAGAATTGAGTTTTAATGGTTTATTTGACCAAAAACTCATTTAATATCTTTTTTTATTTTTTTTATTATGTTTTGACGTAACAGACTCACTGTAAACAAATTCTATTTTTGAGTCTGGATATTTACTTAAATCTGGGTATTTATTTAATAGATTTTTTTTTTGAACTGAAAATGAATTTTTATCTTTTAATTTTTGTTGTTGTGGTTTTGATCCCCAATCAATATATAAATAAAATGGTTCAATAAATTCAATAAGATACCCTCGTTCTGATAATCTATTAATAATAAATAATATACAATTTTTCATATCATAATTGGGATATCCAATAAGAATTTTTGGTATTTCAAAAATAATAAATGTTTTATCAGTATTTTTATTTGTAAAAATGATTTTTTCTATACATTTATTTAATACTATATTATAAATATCTATTTTTGAGGTTTCTTTAATAGATTTTTCATGGTGTAAACTAGATATACTTGGTATTTTTATATCATTATTCATTTAATCTATATTTAGATAATATTTTTAATTTTATTTATTTATTTATATTAATTAATTACTTTATATCTTTATGTCAAATGATATAAAATGTTGTAATATTATATATGGTTATGTAGAAGATTTTATATCATCTTATAATGATTCGCAAATTATTTTAATAGAACCAAGAAAACATATAATAGATCAAATTAATAAATTAAAATTAGATAATGTTATTGTAATTAAAAAAGTTTTAGTTAGTACAAATAGTTTATCAGAAACAGTTTTATATAATGATAAAAAGAATGGTGAATATTGGTTAGAAAGGGGTGATTTATCAATAAATGGAACTAATTTTTTTAATATTACTAAGGAATTAGTTTACACAATAAGTTTAGTAGATCTAATAAATAAATATAAAATTCAAAATATCCAGAATTTAGTATTAAATATCGATATTAATAATAAAGAAGTATTAAAGAGTATTGAACAATTTAATCATATTATTTCGTATATAAAAGTTAAAACTGATTTTAAATGTGATTTTTTTAATAATTTTTATAAAGAAATCGATGAAAATATAAATTATACTTTATACATACATAAAAATTTAAAAATTAAATTACCAAAAATAGCAATATATTTTAATAATTTAAATTCAATTTTAGATATTGATAAATTAACATTACTATTAAATCAATATCAAATGAGTTTAATTATAACAGAAAGTGATATTACAACTAATATAATAGAATATCCAGAATCTATTAATAAATTAAATGTTATGTATAAAAAAACAAAGACTAATAATAAGAAAAACACCCAATTTTTTTATGATAAAATAATAAGTGATTTAGATATAATTTTTAATGACAATAAAAATAATAACGAAAATACAATACAGAGTAGTGAACTAATACAAAGTAGTGAACTAATACAAAGTAGTGAACTAATAGAAAATGTAATTAAAAGTATTAACAATTTAGATATAATAATACAATTTAATCCCAGATATTTTGAAGTGCATAATACATTGCAGATAATGTATCCTTTAAAAAATAATATAATATACATAAATAAGATGTATGATATTATTTATGCCACTAAAAATTGTATGTATATGTTGTATCAAATTATTAAATCTAAATATTTTTCTGATTATTTAGATGATAAAAAAAGTATAAATCCTAAATTATTCAAGATAATGTCAAAACGTTATTTTTATGAATATATAGAAAAAATATTTCAATTAAAATATTTCTAGTGTTACTTTTTTAAAAGTAATTTATAGGATATTGTTTAATTTTTGTTTTGGAATTGTACATCTATTATATTTTTGCGATATCATTTTATCACCGATTGTTTTTGTTAATTCTATTTTTAAAATTGATTTTTCCATGGTCTTAGTGGTTTTATTTAAAGTTATTACTTGTAAAGAAATACCAAAATTAAATAATTTTATATATTTTTGTTTATCTCTATATTTATCATTTGAGATTAATGTACAATGGTTGTTTTGACTTAAAATATAAAAGAAATATTGGCATAAAAAATCATCTTTGTTTTTATCTACAATTTCATTTAGATATTTATCTTCGATAATTACAAATTTTATATTAAAAGTACTGTAAAGTTTAATTATATTATCTAATATAGTTTCAAATTTATTTAATTTTTTCATTACAAAATAAAATTGACTAGTTTTATCTATTTTTACGTGATCTATATATTTTGTAAAAAACAATTCAAAAAAATCATATGTATCTTTTATTTTATTAGTATGTTTAATAAGATGAAAGTCTATATTATCACGTTTGTATTTAATTTCTCTAAAATCTGAAAATATATTAAGAAAATCTACAATATAGATTTTTAGTGGTTTTTTATAGTTAGACATTATTTAGCGATTATTATAATTAATAAATATTATATTTTTAAATTTATTTTTGTGTTTTTTATTAATTTAAAATAAAGTTAACAAATCGTTCTATGTAACCATTTTGTAAATTAGGTTGTGAATTTTGATGTTCTTGAACACATAATTGTTTAATTCGTGGTAAATTGAATTCTTGACCTAAATATATTCCAATTAATAATATAGTTAAAGAATATAACATTTATAATAATGAAAAAATTAATTTTTTAAATTGATTTTTTTAATATATTTGTTTAAATTAATTTTTTTAATATATTTTTTAAATCTATTATCCATAAGTCTTCAGGTGATTTAGATAGGATAATTTTTAATTCAGATTCTTTTTTGTTACATTGTTCTTCTAGTTCTTTAATTTTTTCTAAAGTTAATGAATAAATTGGTAATCTAAGTAAATAATCATATGAAGCCTCATCTTTGACATAATCAAGTTTTTCAAGAACGGAAACTATATAATCTTTCGACCGTTTATTAATGTCAAGGTCGCCATTAATATATTCTTTAATAAAACGTGCCTTTGATGTTAAAATTTCTAATTCTCGTTGTAATCGCTTTGTAATATAGTCTTTTCGTTTAACATAATAATCAAGTCGAAGATCAAAAAATTCAAGTAAAATATCAACTGGTGTTTTGTATTTTGTAAGAATTAAATTTTCATTAAAAAGATACATATTATTTGTACTAAAAGATTTAACTAATTTTAGTTCTTTTTCTAATGTTTTAGTTTTAATTAAATTATCCAATGTGGCTTTATTTTTAAATTCTACAATAAAACAAATATTATCATTTTCGTCTATTGTTTTATTTTGAACATCTTTTAGTTCAAAATTTTTCTTTTTTGGTTTTATTTTATCACCCTTTATTTTAACAACAGTTTTTTCAATAAATGATTCTAAAAATTCTTTATAATTAGTAACACCCATCCCTACAGGAATTTCAGTAATTTTAATTTGATAATCGGATAGTCTTTCCCATCGCCCTTTAGTTATATAAGATCCAGATTCAGTTTCTTCAACTATACCATTAAAGCCTTTGAAATATGGTTTCAGTGGGAGTGGCATAAAAGTATCATCACCAATCATTTTTATCAAATTGTGAATGATGTCTACTGGATTAAATGTTGGAATAAATGTTGAATATCCTGTACCAATACCTTCACATCCATTTACAAGAACCATTGGAATAATAGGTAAGTACCATTCTGGTTCAATTACTACACCATCATCGTTTAAAAAGTTTAATAAAGGTGTATCGTTTGGATTGAAAATATCTTGTGTTGTATCAGAAAGACGTGTAAAAATGTATCTAGGACTAGCAGCATCTTTTCCACATTGATATCTAGATCCAAAATTTCCATCGCCATAAAGTAAATTAATATTATTAGATCCAACAAAATTTTGTGCCATGTTAACAATTGCACCCTGAAGAGAAGCTTCACCGTGATGATAACTTGTTTCTGCAGAAACATAACCAGACAATTGAGCTACTTTAATAAGATCCCGTTTATTTTTCTTTAACATATAATATAAAATTTTTCTTTGACTTGGTTTAAGTCCATCGCATAAACTTGGAATAGATCTTAAATTGTCATAAATAGAAAAATGAATAAGTTCTTTATTAATAAGATCTTGATAACTTACACGATTTTGATTCATATCTAAATAAATATTTTTATCATACTTACTTAACCATACCTTACGTTTATCAGAACATTTTACAATTTCAACTTCTTCATTTGAATTATTATCAGATGATTTTATTTTAATGTTTTTATCCTTTTCAAAAGCCAATAAGATAGATTCATCACATAGTTTATCTTTGTAGTAGTAATCTATTTTTAATTCATCTAAACGTCTAAATGTTTCTTTGGCATCTTCTTTTTTTGATGTACCAAGACCTTTAAAATATCTAATTTGATAACTATTTAAATTAACACCTGTTTCTTTCCATTTAAGATAATCTTGTTCTGTAAAAAATTCCATAATTTTCTTTCCTTTTATAGCCTTTACAATAGGTGTTCTTAATGTTTGAATATAATCGAGTTTTATAAGACTTGGCCACCAATAATGGAAGAAATTAACTAATAAACTTCGAATATGAGATCCATCAACATCAGAGTCTGTTAATAACATTACTTTACCATAACGAAGTTCAGATGTATTTTTATAAACACTGTCTTGTTTTAGTCCAATAATTTGTTTGATGTTATTAATTTCTTCGTTTCCTATTAGTTGTGATATAGTTGCATCACGAATATTTAAAACTTTTCCTTTTAATGGAAAAACAGCATAACGTTCTGGACCTACAACAGATCTTCCCCACATTGCAAATGTTTTGGCAGAATCACCTTCTGTCAAGATTAGTGTACATTGATCTGATCGTACAGTTCCAGCCCAAAGTGCATCTTCAAGTTTTGGAATATAAATTTTATTTGTTTTTTTACCGTCTGTTTGACGACTTAAAGCTGAAGTTTCTTTAAATTTACAAAATTCAACAATTTCATCTGTAATTGAGCTTTTATAAAGTTTTGTAATAAATTGATCACTGACATTAATTATACAACCAAAATCTTTTGAAGGTGTAGTTAATTGTTCTTTTGTTTGACTATTAAAACTTGGATTAGCTACAGTAGAACGTAAAAATACGAATAGTTTGTCTTTGATAAAATTAGGTTTTAATTCTTTTAGTTTTTTTTTATCTTCAAGCATTTTTTTATATCTGTTAATAATTTGATAAAGAATATAATCTACGTGTTTACCACCTTGAATAGTTGCATTACCATTAACAAATGACACTTGTTCATACTGAGAATAAGGTACAATAGCATATTCCCAAATATATTCTACAGTTTCACCATTGTTATAACAGATACGATCAGTATAAGATTCGTTTATAATCTTTTCATTGTCGAAAAAATATCCTATATAATCAACAAGTCCTTTGCCTTTTAATCGTTCACCGTTTAAATATATTTGAACATTTGAATTTGTACAAGCAATACAATCTAAAACACGTTTTCTAATAAGAAGAATTGTATCATCTTCAAGATCATTCATTTCAAAACGAGAATAGTCTGGAGTAAAAGTAATTTTTGTAAAACTTTTTCCTGAGTTTGTTGTTATTTTAGGTTTACTACGATTTTCCATATTATCTGTAAATTCTTGAATAAAACGCATTTTTTCATCACTATCTATGGTTTCAATAATAAATTTTTTTGAATAAATAGCTACTACTTTGCTTCCAAGACCATTCGTACCAGCTCCAGTTCGTGTTGAATTATCGTCGTAATTACTACCAGATAAAAGATGTCCAAAAATTAATTCTGGTACATACATGTTATGTTCTTTATGTAATTTAACAGGAATACCTTTACCATTATTCCAAACACTGATTTCCCCTGTTGATTTATCATAATCTACTTTAATAGTATTAACTGTAGAATCACGAAAAGAATGATCAGTAGCATTAGTTAAAATTTCATCAAAAATTTTCATAAACCCTGGAGAATATAAAACCATTTTCTTTTTCATTTTAATAGATCCATCAGAATTTTCATCTGCAACCCACAGTTCTTCAGTTTGTTTTTTAATTGAACCAATATACATACCACTTCGATGCAAAACATGCTCTCTTTGAGTTAACTTTTGATAAGTGTCTTCTATCCGTTTTGGCATACTACTTAATTAATTTAAGTTATTTTTAAATTTCAATTTTTAATATTTTTAGTGGAAATTATTAAAAAGTTATATATATATGGTTTCATTACTATATGATATATGTAGAATTGTTAAGTACATAAATTCATAATATATAAAATCAATATTATTAGTAGTAAATGGTAGATATTAGGTTGTAATGAAATGATTTTTTTATTAAGATAAGTTATTTCTTCAGGGAAAAGTTTTCCAGAACGTAAATGTGCTATTATATGATGTATAATTATTCCAAATGGAATAACTAATAAGTAATATACAAGTTGTTTATTTGTTTTACATAATGGAAGTCTTTTTGATAGATTAAATGAGATATCTAATAAATATGCACCTACAAATGACGCTATTAAATCAAATAATGCAATTCCGTTATTTTGATCATTGTAATATGGAAATTTTTCAAAATTTAATCTATAACGTCTTAATTGAGATAAATTCATATAATGTATAACAACATTTTTATTTTTTAATTTTCTCCCATAAATTAGTCATCTAGGTTAATTTATTTTTATATTTTTCCAAATTTATATTTCGTGGTAAAATATATAATAATAATATAAATGACTTACCATTTATGTTTTTTATAAAGTGTAAATAATTTTTCTTCAAATTCATCTACAAATTCAGTGTAATTACAAATAGGACTATTAACAAAAGATTGTCTTACATCAGCTTTTAAGTTATGTAGTTTATCTAGATTTTTAGAGAAATATACAGCTTTATTAATATATTCTTCTTGAGACATAGTAACATATTCATCTAATCCACAATTTTTCATTAATGATGTTGTAACATTTTGTGAATGATAATGTCTAACATTATCAAAAATAGTCAATACAGGTACTCCCATCATTAAACTTTCACAACTTGTTGTTGTTCCGGAATAAGGAAATGTATCTAAAGCTATATCCATTTTATTATAATCAGGAAGATGTTCTGTATAAGTATCAGAATATGGTAAAATGTCAACTCTTTCTAATACTGATTTATCTTTAAATGTATCTAAGAATTGTTTTCTTAATTTTGGTGTTAAAAACTCTTTAGTTTTAATAACAAATCGGGCATTAGGAATAGCTTTAAGAATTTTTTCCCAAACACCAATAACCATTGAATTAATTTTATTATATCTATTAAATGACCCAAATGTAATATAATCATTTTTAACAAGAGGTTGTTCAGTTAATTCTGGAATGTTTTCAATACCCATACTTGGAGTATATGCTAAAAATGTTTTATCCATAAAAATGAACTTTTCTTGATAATATTTTTGTGACTTTTCACTGTCACAATATTTATCTGTAATTCTATAATCCATTGATTTAATACCGCTAGAATTAGGATAACCACAATAACTAATTTGAATTGGTGCTGGTTTTAAAACAAATGTGTCAAGTCTATTATCGCCTGTATGTGCAGACATATCGAATAAAATATCAATATTATCTTTTTGAATACGTTGTTTAAAAGCTTCATTTGATAAATTTTTAACAACCGCCCAATTGCATTTTGGAAACATACCTTTTAATTCTACTATTTTAACTGAATAACATGTAACATTAAATAAATCATAATTAATATATTTCAAAATACTATGAAGGAAATATGCAACTGGATGACAAATAAAATCGCCAGAAACAAACCCAATATTAATTTTTCCATTTGATTTAATTAAATCTGTTCTAGATTTAGAGTTTAAGATTTCCGTTTTAACTTTATAATCTGGACAACTTATTTTGTAATCATCTATTACAACGGGGTAAATTTTATTAATTGCTTTATGAATTCTTGCAATATACATAGGATCCTCGATTAAATGAGAAATATAATTAGAATCAAGTAATTTGTTTTGATACGCCAAAGATAATCTTGGTTTATATTTTAAAGCTCTATTATAACCTTCGATTGCACCAATAAAATCACATTCGTAACATTTTGCAAGACCCATATTCATATACATACTTGCAATAAGCATATCTTTATCAACTGATATATGAGCTCGTTGATAATTTTCAATTCCTTTCATATAATGTTCTATAGCTTTGTCTGTATATCTTAATTCAGTATAAACAACACCAATTTGATTATTAACATCTGGATCCAATGGATCAATTTCATACGCTAAATTAAAATAATAAAGTGAAGTGTCTCTATCTTGAATAGTAAAATAAACACTACCAATTCCATTTAAACATTTAACTTTAAATTGTTTTAAAACAACTAAACCAGGATCATCGTCTTTCTTATTATCTAATTTACAATTTGCTAACATCAAATCAAGAAGACCAATAGCTAATTTATAATGATATACACTACTATCTAATTTATTAACTCTATGATACATAAATCCAAGATTATAATGTAATTGATAATCACAAGGATCTACGACTAAAATTTGATTAAGAAGAGCAATATTTTCATCTGCGTTAGCATTAAAGATGGTTAAATATAAGAATATCAATTTAAATAATTCCATAGCTCGTTTATGAAATGGTTCTAAACTTAAGGTTTTTCTTAAGTGAGCAATAGAAACATACAATGTATTTTTTTCATTTGTATTAAAATTAGAACGATTCATTTGAAGTCCTACAGTTCTGGTTAATAATTCAGCACTTATATAATATGTAGTTTTAATTTCTTCTTTATATCTTTGTATAACAAAAGGATTTAACTCATCTAAATATTTAATTAATACATTAGTTCTTTTAATACATTCTATATATTTATTATTGTCTATTCGTTTTTCATTTAATAATGTTTGTTGAGCACTTTCATAAATTTCTTTTAAATATTTATTTTCTGATAAATATGTTTCAATATCTGTTATGGTTTCTAGATAACTAGATTCAGATAGTTGATTTAAATTATTTGTATCAAGTGATGTCATTTAAATTATAATTATTCTATAGTTTTAAAAATATTTTTTTTAACGTATGTTATATTACTTTAAAAAAAGTAATATCAAAAAAGTCTAAAGGTCTAAAGGTCTGCATCTAGTCTTATTATTTAAAAATGAATTTAAAATTAAGTTATATTATATATATATGAGTAATATAAGAGACTTAAAATGGTATCGTAATAGAGTTAAGATTTTACTTGCTAAGCCTCAGCCCCCCCAGCGCTCTACGGACTGGTTTGCTGCACGTAATACTAGAATTACTGCTAGCGAAGCTGCAAGTTGTTTGTATAAATCTAAATCTACGTGTGAGTCTTATGTTAACGAATTCAATATTCAAAATTTTAAATACAAAGATACCGAATCATTAAACCATTATGAAACACGAGAAGAATATATTATAAAAAAATGTGCGTCATTTAATGGCGAAAATGTATTTCGAGATTCTATATATACATTATGGGGTAAAAAATATGAAGAAGTTGCAAATATATTATATTGTCAATTAAATAACACTAAGGTTATAGAATTCGGTTTAGTTTCTCACCCTAGATTAAAATGGCTTGCTGCTAGCCCTGATGGTATAACACCAGATGGTATAATGTTAGAAATAAAATGTCCAAAAAGTAGAAAAATAGATGAAACATGTGTTCCTATTCATTATTATATACAAACTCAAATACAAATGGAAACATGTGATTTAGATTTTTGTGATTTTTTTGAATGCGAAATAGACGAATTAGAAACTGAACAACAATTTATTGAACAAGAAATAAATTCAAATTATCAGGCAAAGGGTATTATTTTTCAAATAAAAGATTCTGGTCCAGATCCTAAATTTATTTATCCACCAGTAGAAATTAAAATGACAGAAGATTATATTAGTTGGAAAAATGATTTACTTTTGGAGAGACAAGATATTTTTCCTATTTATTTTTTTGTAAAAAAATACTATAATCAGCGTATTAATAGAAGTAAAACGTGGTTTGCTAATGTTAAAGATGAAATTAAAAGAACTTGGGATTTAGTTAGAAGATTACAGGAAAACAAAGAAGAATTTGAAAAATATAAAGATTCTATTCATAGGATAAAAAGTAAAAAATTTTATGAAAGATATCATCAAACCGAATGTGAAATTTCAGACGATGATTCAACATATATATTTTACGATGAATCTACATCGATTGAAATAGAAATAGAAGAAGAAATAAAAAAAACGGTTAATGAAGTTGTTTGTTTAATTGAATAAAGATGTTTTCTTAATAGAGCAAATGATAATATAAAGTAAATAATACAATATTAATATTATTTATTTTATATGTATAATTTAAGTATATTTATATGAAAATCGATATTACATTATTTAATGAAGCTCAAAAACAAAGACGTCAAACTTTATATAAATTAATATTTGATAAACGACTGACGATATCATCGATTAAAAAACAATTAATAGCATTTTTAGAAACTACAAAAGAAAGCGGTATTAAAAGAAAAATTAAAAATGATTTGGAATTTTTAAATCACCAATTTGAATTTAGGAAACGGAGTTATGTAAAAAAAAGAGTATAAAGAAACCTTCTCAAACAGGTGGTTTTAAATTTCCAAGAAAATGGAGTAAAAATTATTGTAAAAAAACATCGTGTAAAAAAATGGGGTTTTCAGATAAAACTTTTTTATCATAGACCATATAAAAATTGTTACAAGTAAAGTAATAAAAAAAAAAATTATATATATATATAATATATATAATGGAAAGACCTAAGTTTTATATTAATCCATTAACTAGTAGAATGATAAAATCTACAGCTAGGACTTTTAAAAAGTTAAAAAATGATAAATATGTTATAGATAAACACAAATGTTTATATAATATTAAGTCAGCTGAACGTTGTTTCAATAAATTACTTAAATTATATCCAGATATAGTTTATCCATCATCAAACTTTATAGATATACCAAAAACTTATAAAAGAGGATCGGTAAGAGCTTTTATTGGTGATAAAAAAAAGTTAAAAGGATATGTGGATAAAACTGGTAAAACATATAGATTAAAAAAAAGTATATATAAAAATAAAAGGGTACCAGTTGTAAAAGATTTTACTGATAATCTTAAAAATATTGTTGATAAATTACCACAAGTTGATGATATACAACAAAAAATAGTCGAAGATCAATTGAAATATGATAAACCTATAAAACAGCTAGATGATATTAATATTATATTTAATCCTTTACAAAATGATTTTATATCAGTTAATCAAAAATTAAATAATCAAGAAATGGAAAATATATTAGAAATTGTTAATGGAGAATTAATCCCTAACAAATTATTACCTATAAGTAAAAGTTTTGATTTTTCTGGAATTATAAAAGACAATGAGAAATTATATGGATTAATAGATACGTCAAATCAAATTAAACGTTTCGATAAACCAATAAAAATTAAAGAAAAAAAAATAGATACAGTATCTATTCCAGAAAGTTTATCTGAAATTGAAAAAGATAAATTAGATACAGTATCTATTCCAGAAAGTTTATCAAAAAGTGAAAAAGATGAATTAGATACAGTATCTATTCCTGAAAGTTTATTAAAAACACAAGATACCATATCATCTTTATCAGAAGAACCTGTAATTAAAGAAGTAATTAAAGAAGAAAAACCTGTAATTAAAGAAGTAATTAAAGAAGTAATTAAAGAAGAAAAACCTGAATTACAAATAGAAAATGAATATATAGAAAGTTTGCCCGAGGTTGAATTTATAAAATCGGATGATATTAAGAGTATAGAGGATAAATTAATGGAATCCCCTATTATAGGAAGTGAGGATATAATAAAAAAAATAAAATGTTTAGATGGGTCTCAATGGGATATTAATGAAAATAGGTGTATTTCTTGTGATAAATATGGATTAGTTTGGGATCCTGAATATAAGGCTTGTAAAATAATGTTGAAAGAAGATATAAAAAAAATAATAAGATCGGAAGATGATGATGATTATATAAAAATGAAAATAGTTATTGATAATAAAGATAAAATATTGGGGTATTTAGAATAAATTTTTTTAAATGTTTATAATAAGTAAAATGGATGTCAAATCTATTGTAGAATATATAAAAAAGAATTATCCGAAAATTGTATTTGAACCAATACAATTTGAAAAGTCTTTAACTAGAGCTTTAGGATTTATTATTACAGAAGATAAATTAGTTATAGGATTTATTAATAAAGATGGAGTTATGTGTAAATTAATAAATCCTGTTGATTTAAATAATTTATCTAACACAAATTTTATAAAAGTAATAGAATCTTTACCAATTGTAAAAGGATTTACTGAAAAAGATAAAGAAAGAATAATGAGATTATTTTCTAATGATAAACAACTTACAGATAAAGAAGTTACAGATAAAGAAGTTACAGATAAAGAAGTTACAGATAAAGAAGTTACAGATAAAGAAGTTACAGATAAAGAAGTAGTGAATAAAAACATTGTTGATGAAAACGTGATTTCTAAGGAGGAAAATGATTTGGTTATAAAAGAATTAAATAAAAGGATAAAACAATTAGAATCAAATCTAAAAACAAAAACAGACGAATATGATATATTTTTTGATAGTCAATCTAATAAAGTAGTATTAATAGAAAAAGAGTATCAAAAGAAATTAAATGAAATAAAAGAACAATATGAAGAACAGTTGTCAAATGTACAGCAATGTAAAATGCAATTGGTTGATCAGAATCAGAGTATAATTAATGGTATAAATAAATATAAAGAAGAAATGAAAGATTATATAAAAGGTAAAGAAATGGAAGTTGGTGATTTAAAAAAAATATATGATAAAAGTGTTAATGAAAGAAGTGTATTACAAAATAAATTAAATCAATTAATGGAAAATGAAAAGACGCGATTAGAAGAGTTAGAAAAGAACAAGGATCTAATATCAGAAAGTGATGTAAAAATAAGTGAACGGGAAAGTGAAATAAATAAATTAAGGGAAAATATAAAAATAATAAATGATGAATTAGATGATTTAAAAAGAACTTTAAGTAAATCAGAAATGAAAGAAGTTTTATTAACTGGGTACAAAACAAGATGTAGAGATAAGATTTTAAAAGAAAAAGATGAAATTATCAAGGCTATAAAGGAGTATAATGAGAAATGGTTAAGTTGGTCGGAAAATGTGAAGTCGAATGTAAATGATTATAAAATAAAAATATTATCAGAATTAAAAATGGTTAAAAAGAATTTAGAAGAATCGTTTATAAAAAGTGATTTAGATGATAAAGAAATTAAACAGTTAAAACAAAATATGTTTGATATTGAAAATGAATTAAAGACATCAATTAGTAATCAATTGGCTGAATTATCTGCAAAAGAAGAAAAGATTAAACGTTTAGAACAAGAACGTATACAATTTGAACTAGAAAGAGAACAACAGCTATCTGACGTAAAATCGCGTTTAGAATCTGAAATAAAAAGTCAAAATGAAACGATAAATTCAAATGAAGGGACGATAAATGAGAATACGAAGACAATAAGTGAATTAAGAGATGAATTAGATAAATTAAGATTAATGTTGCAGCAAAATGAAACTGTTAAAATAGAAAAGGTTGTAGATTATGAAAATTGTTATTTAATAGTTAAAAATTTTATAGCATTAAACAATGTATTTTATAGAAAGTTGGAAATAATAGATAAATTAAAGGAAATTATTAATAATAACATAGGGGTGTTTACACATTTAAATGAATCGGTAAAAGAAAAGATAAAAAATGATTTTCAAAAAGTACGTGATGAAATTTTAGTTCATATTAATTTTTTAAATTTATCAGAATATATGAGTAGTCCAAATATTCAATATTTGAAAAATCAGAATACTAGAGAATATGTACCTGAAAATTTTTGTAAAGAATTAACTAATTTACTTGATTATTGGAATTTAAATCAAGGGAAATATAGAGAACAAGATAAAATTCTTACTAATATATATGAAGATTTATCTGGTGCTATACGTGTTTATGTGCGTATAAAGCCTTTAACAGGAAACGAACAGAAAATGAATACTATATTAATAGAACAAGTTGATAATAAAAAACAAAAATTATTAACTATAGGTTGTATTGATTCTGTTAAAAAAACATTTGGTGAATTTTATGGAATATTTGAAGATACTTTTACTAATTTAGATGTTTATACTGGTAAATTAGAATCAACTAAATATAATACATCAAAAACAAAAGTTGATTTACAATCAATTTCATCAGATTCTATAAGTCCTGGATTATATTCGACTTTTAGTCAAATAGAAAATGGTTATTCAGTTGTTTTATTTGGATACGGGATTTCAGGATCTGGAAAGACAATGACTTTATTGGGAACTAAAGGTGTTCCAGGAGTATTACATTATGGTTTAGATAATTTACAAAATGTGAGTAATATTAAAATAAAGTATTTATTTGAACAATATTATAATCTTGTTAATATTAATTTTAATAAATTAACTGGTAAAATACATAATTTAATAAATAAAGTGCCACAATTAAAAGATTTTTCAAAAGATGAAACAGAGATATTTCAAAAAGAAATTCCTAGTTATATTGATATTAATAATTTAAAAATAGAAGATATTTATTCATTGACAGATATAATAGAGGGTTATCGTAAAAATAATAATCGTATTAAACCAACACCAAACAATCCAGTATCAAGTAGATCTCATTTGTATTTAGTATTTGAAATAGAATTTACTAATGGGAAAACTGGATTTATAACAATAGTAGATATGGCTGGTAGAGAATCACCATTAGATTTATATAATACATTTATAGATACTACTAAAACAAAATTAGCAAGTATAATGGCCCCAGAACCAGTTGGTGGTGAAGGGAAAATAAGTACAACTATGAGACAAGATTTGATAAGTAGTTATTCTCCAAAATCTATTTTTGAAATATTAAAAGAAAGTTTTTACATTAATGAATCAATTAATCATTTAATTTATTATTTTAATAAAAAAAATTATCGTCAATACCCAGTTGTATTACAATCACAAAATTCAGAAAAGTATGATACTTTAAAATATTATATTAAACCACAAGAAGAAGAAAACTCTATAAATACAAGTAATAATTGTTTGATGATACCTATTTTAAAATTTTTAGATAATTTATCAAATAAAAACAAAAAACAAGATGAATGGTTACCAACTAAATTTATAACGATTTGTAATATTAGACAAGAAGAAAAATACTGCGAACAAACATTTAAGACACTAGAATTTGCACAATCGATTAAATCAACTTAATAATTAATTGAATTTAAAAAAAATACTTAATAAATAACTTAATCATTATGAAAATTGAAACTATTGATATAGATGATAAAAAATATGATATTATTATAGGTCAAAATCAACTTGAAAATGATAATATCATAAAAAACGCAAGTCAAAATGATATATGGTTTCATTTATCTAATTTAAGTGGTCCTCACATAATTTTAAAATCAAATGGTGATATTATACCAAAAAGACACCTAAATTATATAGGAACACTATTTACAAATTATAAAAATAAATTACCAAATCATTATACAGTTATTTATACAGATATAAAAAATGTAAAATTAACATCACAACCAGGACAAGTAATTGTATCAAAAACTAAAAAAATTTATTATTAAAAAAAAAATTGAAATTGTTTTTTTTTTAATTTTTTTAGATAATAAAATATTTTATTCTATGAAAATTATTAATTATACACGAAGAGACGAATTACAATTAATTAAATCTTTAATTTCATTTACAGATAATAATTATAATTTTATAATAAAATTAGTTGATAAATTAATGAATGACAATTTAGATGCTTATAGATATGGAACAAGTTGGATGGATAAATATATTACAAATTATAGAATTAAAAAATTGAATAAATTGATTCAAAAGAAATATAACATTTTAGTTGTTTAAATAATTGTAAATAATATTATGTTAGGTGTAACATTATCGTGGGGTTTTGCAATTATATCTAATATAAGTTGGTCATATGTATATATATCACAATTAAAAGAAAATTATATAAATAAATCTGATTTTAATTTAAGTTTTTATTTTATTTTATGTTGGTTTGTAAGTGATACTTTATCTAATTATGCTGGGTATTATAAGCAGGCGCCTATAATTATTATGTATATAAATTCATGTAATATTATTTTTGATACAATATTTATTTGTCAATATTTTTATTATAAATTCTATGATTTATTTTGTATAGACAATTACGATCCATTATTAGAAAATAGAAATGTAAATACAATTCAAATTTTATTTAAAAAGATATTCTATATATTTAAATCAATAGAATCACAACTATTATTGATATATATTTTTTTTATAATATGTATGGATTTAATAATAAATATTACACATGTAGAAAAAGTAATAATTGGTGAAATTTACGGATGGATATTATTTATAATACTTGTTTTAGCAAGATTACCTCAAATAATTTTTCATTATAATCAGAAAACTGTTAAAAAATCAACTTTGTTTATATTTATTAATATTATATGCGCAAATCTTTTTTTATTAACATCAATATTGATAAGATTAATTGATATAAATGACAACAACAAAAAATTAGAATATATAAATAAAAACATTCAATGGATAATAAGTCCTATAATAACATCATCATTAGATTTTATAATTATTTATCAATATTGTTACTTTTCAAAAAAGTAATGTAACTAATAATAAGTAAATTCCAAAGTTAAATTACCATTTTCTATAATAACAATATTATATGATCTAACAAATGTGTATAAATAACAATCTGTATTACCAGGATGCATAACTAAAGATAAATTAACATCATTAAATCTTGATAAATTAATTGAACCTGTAGGTTGATTATCTTCTGGATTGATACTAAATGGCATAGTATAAATATATCTCATTGGTATAACAGAATGTACAGAATGTGGAAAAATTGTTCTATAATAAAATTCCGGTAATGAGTCAAAACGAGATCTTCCATCTAATAATAATGATGCTCGTTTAACTAATGGTGTATCGGATGATGTTTTTGAATATGCAAAATAATTATTTGTATCTATACTTTGTTTTTCAGCACAAAAAAATATTATTTCTTTACATGGATGATTAAATTTAAGTGAACTGTTATGTAAAAGTGTATTTGCAGATATTAATTCATCACCATTATATTGAACTTGATCTACAACAAACATATGTTTTTGTTCTTGAAATTGTTTTAAAACTACGTCATCTAAAAATATGTATTCTGCAAAAATACTTGATTCTATTGTAGATACAGAATTAGGTTCAGAACCATCATAATTTACACAATCTGAAAAATTTTTCAAACTAAAGTTTATTTTAATTTCCTGGTTATACATACTTAATAATGGTAATGCCATATTATATTGTTTTGTAAACCAAAATTCCAAAGGAATAACTAAATCTATTTCTTTTTGTGCATTATAAAAGTTAGAAGCATATGTATCAGATTTTAAAATCATAAAATTTTTACCAAGTTGTTTATTTGCATTTGATAAATCATCCCATGCATTCATAAATTGTGGATATAATCTATCTACTATAACTCCATTAATCTGAAGTTCTATAGGTTCCTTAAAAATTGCATATCCTAAAGTATCACACCAACTGGCATATGTACCACCATTTTTTGTCAATGCTGGTAATTTAATATGTAAAAATAATTTAGATAATAAATGTCCACGTTTAGGTACACTACAAGATACTTTTTGTCCAAATGTTGCAACGTTATTTAATTGTAAATTAACTGTTTCTGTTGCAAAATTAATGTATCTATAATAATTGTATTTAAAAACATTAATTTGCGGATCTTTAGTTAAATAAACATCTTGAAGTCCTAGAGCTTGTAATTGTAGAATACTAGGTGACATATATATTAATAAAAGGTAATAAAAAAAAAGTACAAATCAAACAGGTAAAAAAAATTGATTAAATATTATTTTTTATTTTTTTAAAATGAAATTAATTAGAAAATTTTTTATTGCAAGTATAATTTTATCAATTGGATCTATAGTTGGTGTATCAGTATGGGCTGATTCAAATGACATTTTTACTTTATCTGATTCTTACAGTTTTTATTGGTTTGTAGCAATTACATCTTTGTTATTTAGTTTAGCGTCATATTTTACTCATACATTAAAATATATAATTAGTTATACTAGACAAAGTACAAAACTATCTAATTTACATATGTATGCAGTTAGTATTTTTGGAAGTATCTATACAATTTTTTGGTTAGGTGCATCAGCTAGTGTAGCAAGTAATTTACGATATTGTCTTGTAATTAAAAATAATTATAGATATTATAATTATAATTGTAATGGTCAAATTATTTCAACAGTTTTTGGATTTTTAAATTTTATTTTATGGTGTATATTATGTTATTATTCCGGATCTTATTGGTATTATATTACATATGTAAAGAATGATATAGAGCTTCAATCGAATCAAGGAACAAATGTTTCACCAATTCCTATTACAGAAGAATTACCATCAATTCCTATTATAGAAGAATTACCATCAATTCCACCAGTCTTCGTTACAGAAGAATTACCACCAATTCCTATTACAGAAGAATTACCACCAATTCCTATTACAGAAGAATTACCGTCAATTCCTATTACAGAAGAATTACCGTCAATTCCTATTACAGAAGAATTACCGTCAATTCCTATTACAGAATCAATTCCAGTTATAAAAGAATTACCACTAGTTCCTATTACAGAAAGCTCATTAAATCAGATTATGGAATCGTTTCCTATAATTTCAGAAAAAGAGTAAAAATTAAAAAACATTAATTAATAGTATATGAAATATTTAAAAATAAATTATTATTAAATTATAATATTAATTTATTAATTATATATGACTAACAAGTTATTTGTAAAAAGAATATCAAAAGAAATTTTAATGTATAAAAATGATAATTTTAAATTTCCAAATTTAATTTTAAGATATAATGAAGATGATTTATTAAAGTGGTATTTTATTGTATATGATTTAAAAGATACTGTATTTGAAAACGGAATTTATTTTGGTAAAGTTACATTACCTAATGAATATCCGTTAAAACCTCCAGATTTTGTATTTATAACACCTAATGGACGATTTCAAACAGAGAAAAAAATATGTACTACATTTTCAGCATATCATCAAGAAACTTATACAAGTACATGGAATATATTAACAATGATGGAAGGTATGATATCTTTTATGACAGATCAAAATCCAGATATAGGTTTAGGATCAATGGAAACAACAATTGAAGATAAAAAATATTTAGCAAATAGTTCTTTAGCATGGAATTTACAAAATAAAGAATTCGTGAAAATATTTCCTGATATTAATGATTTAATTAAAAATAATTTGGATTAGTAGGACTTAATCCAAAATTAAGTGTTGAAAATTTTTCTTCTAATTCAGTTATAAAATTATCTGGCCACATTGGAATAATTGGATTTCTAGCATATCCAGATGATAATTGATGTTGGCTTCTTTGATTAGTTTGATCATAATAATTATCGTTAGAATTATAATTTTGATTGTAATAATTAACATTTTGATTACAATTTTGATCGTAATAATTAATGTTTGGATTATAGTAATTATAATTAGTTTTTAAATGTTGTTTATCTTCATTTTTTATAGATTTGAAAAATTCATTATTTGAAGCTATATCAAGAATTGATTTATCTATAGGTTTAATATATTCAAATGGTGTTTCAGTCTGAGATTCAAAATCTTTTAATTTGTTATAAGTTTGAGATGAATTATTTAATTTATTATCTTCGGAATTTAAAATTTTAATTTTAGTTAAAATATATATTATATCTTTTCTAATTTCAATAGAAGACCATACCCATCCCTTGTTTTTAAATTCTAAATCGTAATAAACTTCGCAATAATCTTGAAATATATTATATTTTATTTTGTTTTGATTTTCAGTGGGTAATTGATTTTTTAAAAATTTTATGCAATTTTCAAAATTATCTCGGTCACTTGAATTAGTGTTGTAAATATATTCTTTGTTTTCTAATATGTCTTTAATATGAATAAGATACATATATATATCTTATAAATATAAAATAATTTATAATTTTACTTATATAATACTAAAAATACTACAAAATTAAATTATACATTGACGTAAAGTGTACAATTTTATTATATTACAATAAACATAATATAATATAATGTCAAAAAGTAAAATAAAAATAATATTAATAGCAATTGTAAAAAATGAAGAACATATAATTACAAGAATGTTGGATTCAGTGATTGATTTAGTTGATGGTATTTGTATTACAGATACTGGTTCTACAGATACTACAGTTGCAACTATAGAAACATTTGCATGTAAAAATAATAAACCTTGTATTGTGTATAGTGAACCTTGGCAAAATTTTGGATATAATAGATCTGTATCTTTTCATAATTCTATTGAATTTTGTAAAAGGAATAGGTTTGATCTAGAAAAAACATACGGACTGCTTTTAGATGCAGATATGAAATTACAAACAATTAGTTTTGATCGAAACGTTTTGACACATGATCATTATTACATTATACAAAAATCTACAACTTTAGAATATTACAATACAAGACTTATTCGATTAAATAAACCTTGGACTTGTATAGGAGTTACTCACGAATATTGGATGGTTAAAAATGTAGATGATAATAAAAACTCAAATGTTAGTTTAGGTAAATTAGAGAAAACATCTATATTAATAATTGATTTAGGTGATGGTGGATCAAAACATGATAAATTTAAACGAGATATCCGATTACTTGAATCAGGTATCAGAGATGAACCTTGTAATTCAAGATATTATTTCTATTTAGCTCAATCATATCGAGATACTAAAGATTATTATAAGGCTATAGACACTTATACAAAATGTATAGATTTAGATGATTGGAGCGAACAAACTTGGTATTGTTATTATATGATATCAGTTTGTTGGTTGTTATTAAATAAATACGACAAATTCATTAACAGTTGTTTACAAGCATACAAGTTTCGTCCATCACGAGCTGAACCTGTTTATCATCTTGTTAAATATTTGCGTATTCAAAAAAAATATAAAAAAGCAGCTTATTATTATGAAATTGGTAAATCTATACCATTTCCAATAAATGACATCTTATTTATAGAACCAGACGTATATACGCATTTATTTCATTACGAATATACTATTATACAATACTACATTAATAAAAATCGTTTACTAGGTCTTTTTACCACAATTGATTATTTAAACAAATATCCAGATACCGGTGAATCTAATATAGTATTTAATAATATGAAGTATTATATACCACGATTACTTGATTATGGTAAACGAATTAAACTGGAAATCCCCAATTATAAAAATTTTGCGGCATCTTCAATTAGTTTAGTTGAATTATATGGAGATAGATATTTAGGAAATATTAGATATGTAAATTATACAATAAATGACCAAGGAGATTATTTAACTCAAAATAACGAAACGATAAAAACACTTAACGCTTGTGTTGTATATGATCATCATTTTAACAAATTAACAGATATTAGTTTTATGAAAGATAATTTACATGATCTAGAACATGTAAAGGTTGAAACGCCACGTATTATTGGTATTGAAGATGTACGATTATTTGCATATCGTTCGCAAATTGGGTATACTGCAAGCACTGTTCAATATTCTTATGATGATAAAATACGAATTGTTAATGGAATATATGATCAAATATCTAAACAATTTTTAAAAAACTCTCGTGTGAGACCACCTGTTGAAACACTTTGTGAAAAAAATTGGATTGTACATAAAGATACTGTTATTTATAAGTGGTATCCTTTGACATTATGTAGTTTTGAAAAATTATCAGATGACATTGATATAGATAAACAATTAGTCGTTAAACATATTATCCAAACACCAGAAATATTTAGATATTATAGAGGATCATCTAATGTATATGAATGGAAAGGATTATTATGGATAATCACCCACGGAGTAGAATATGAAAATCCTCGTAAATACTTTCATCAAGTTGTTGTAATGTCACTAGATTTTGAAATAGTTAATTATTCAATGCCTTTTTATTTTGATAAATATACAATAGAATATTGTTTAGGATTAGTCATACGTAATGATTATATGTACGCAACTGTGTCATCAAATGATAGAAATCCCTTTGTATGTAAAATAAAACTACAATATTTTGAAAATTTTTTGTTTATATTTAAAAAAAATTGAATACAAACTTTTAATTTTAGTATTTACAGAGATTTATGTTTTCAAAATATATTTTACAATTTACGAAAAACGTGAGTGACAAGCAAACTCATTTGTCATTTAACAAAGGAAAATATAATGTACCAGATGAAAAGTATGATGAATTTTATAAAAATTATTATAAAACAATAATTAATGAAGATGATTCTGAAAGACTATCTTTATATTTAATTGAAAAAGTATACAATTCAAATTTTGCGTATTTTCTTGATTTAGATATTAAAAATAGAGATGTCGATGACGATGATATATTAGATGTTATAGAAGTAGTACAAGCAATTATTTCTAAAATGTTTAAAAAGGATAAAGATGTGAATTTATGTGAATATATTGTATCAAAAAGAATTACAGATACAGGATCGAATTATCATATTAATTTCTATAATTTAATAGTAAATAATGTAATTGGTAAAAAATTAACTTTAAAAATTTTAGAAAATAAATCTTTATTATCTGGTGAAATAAAATCTTGTATTGATATTTCTGTTTATAGAACAGGTCTTAGATTGTTAGGATCAAGAAAAGATATAAAAAACAAAATTGATTATACAAATGATATTTATAGAATATATAATTTAGAAAATCAAGAATTTATTGAATTAAAAGATACAACATATGAACAATTTTTAAAAACAGTTGTTAAAAGAAGACTAACTATACAAATTACACAAGTAATCGAAGATAAAACAGTTAAAAATGTAAATGAAGAAGAAATGAATAAAAAACAGAATATTCCAGTAAAAGGTATAAACAATGATAAAATAGTATTCGAGTTAACAAAATTATTAAATACATTAAAAATGACAAATGAAATATTGCAAGATTTTGATGTTTCTATACAAAGAATTTATGCATCGCAAAATAAAACGGGATTATTTTGTTATTATGTATCAATTAATGGAAAGTATTGTCCATTTAAAAAGAGAGAACATAGTAGACCAGCGAGTCCTATTTATTTTGAAATTAGTACATCTGGAATTTATTTAAAATGTTATGATGAAGAATGTCTTCGTAGACGTTTTCCTGAGAATGGGTTATCTTTACCAGAAAATTTTGAAACGGAATATTCACAGATATATTTGAGCATGACAACAAAATATTGGCATTCAGATATCACAATTACAGATGAAATTAGACATTATTTAGAATCCAGTTTAAGTGGATCTCATTATTCAATTGCAAAAGCTGTTTTTAGTATTTATAAAGATCGTTTTAGAGTTGATGACATAAAAAATACAGAGTGGTATGAATTTGATTCTATTAGATGGAAGCGTAGTCATTTAATGAATATTTTAATTTCTGAAGATCTACCAAAATATTATAGAGCGATAAAAATAAGTGATACATCTGTTCAAACAAAAGATTTACAAGATTTTTTAGTTAATAATGATCGTATAGATGCTAATTTAAGAAATCAAATGGTTGACAATATTATTTCAAAATTAGAAAATGTAAGTTTTAAAAACAATATTATATCACAAATTATATATTTATTTAAGACTCATGATCAAGAATTTTATAGTAATTTAGATTCAAAAACATATTTAATTGGTTTTAAAAATGGTGTTTATGATTTACGTGAGCGTGAATTTAGAAAAGGACTTCAAGAAGATTGTATTACATTTTCTACAAAATATGATTGGATTGATTATGACGAATCTAGTCAACAAGTTCAAGATATTTATAAATTTTTAGGACAAATAATTCCAAATAAACGTGTTTTAGAATATACATTAAAAGTACTTGGTAAAGCATTAGTTGGTATTCCTGAAGAAAGATTTTATATTTGGACGGGATTGTCTGGTGCAAATGGTAAATCAACTTTAGTTAATTTCTTGGAAAATACTTTAGGTGATTATATTACTTCAGTTGATGTATCTCTTTTAACAAATAAACGTGGAAATGCAAGTAATGCATCACCTGATGTAGTTAGATTGAGAGGTAAACGTATATTTACATTTCAAGAACCTGAACATGATGATAAACTTAGAACAGGTATTTTAAAACAATATACAGGAGGTGATACAATTATAGCAAGAGAATTATTTAAAGCACCAGTTTCATTTAAATTACAAGGAACTATGATAATGTGTTGTAATGATTTACCTGCTGTAAGTAGTATTGATGGAGGGACTTGGAGACGTATCAGGGTCGTAGAATTTAAAAGTAGATTTTGTGATAATCCAGTTAAAGAAAATGAATTTAAAATAGATCCAACAATTAAAACAAAAATTAACGAATGGCGACCATATTTTATGAGCATTTTAATAAATTGGTATTATAAATTTTTAGAACAAGGAATGAATGAACCAGATGAAGTTAAACAGGCTACTGCAAAATACAAGGTTGATAACGATAAATTTAATGAATTCTTTGATGCTGTCTTAGAAGAACATTCAGATAGTTTCGAAACAAATAAAAATATCTATAGTAATTTCTCATCTTGGTGGTCTAATAATTATCCAAATTCTAAAGTTCCAGAACTTAGAGACTTACGTAGGGCTATGAAAATCAAATATGGTAATGAAAAGGAAACGTTAGTACATGGAACTATAAATTATGGGTTTAATATTAAACTAAAACAAGTATTAATTGATGATGACGTATATAGTGATGTATAAAACAAATAATTATTATTAATTAACAAAGCCGTTCAAAATTGTATTTAAAAATATATTTATTATATAATAAATATATTAAAATGAATAATTTGATTAATAAAAATACAAACAAACTTATTACACCAGAATGTATAAATTTTACAGAATTAGTTAAAAATAGTAATACTACATTAACACTCAATTTGCAAACTAAAATGGTAGATAAACTCAACGAAATGTTCAATGATCACGAACAACATTGGTATGTAGCGAATTTATATATGTACATGAATTATCATCCAACTAATGATTACCCAATTAATTTAGAAAACGTGTTTAAAATGATAGGATTTGCAAATAAAGGTAATGCAATGAAGACCATAAAAAGTAATTTCGTAGAAAATGAAGATTATAAGATTGCGCTTTTCCATATGGAAAAGCGCAAAAATGAAGGTGGTTTTAATAAAGAAACAGTAATGTTAAATACAGATACTTTTAAGAATTTATGTATGATAGTAAAGACAGATAAAGGTAAAGAAATTCGAAAATATTATGTTAAATTAGAGAATATTTATAATGAAATTATTAAAGAACAAATTGAAGAAAGTCAATCTGCACTAGAAGAACAAAAATTATTATTAATAAATAAAGATAAAGAACTTGAAGAAAACAAAGAACAATTTGAAAATTTAAAAAAATTAAAAACAAAAAGATGGTTTAATCAAGAATCTGGTGATACAGTATATGCAATCAAAGTTGATAATATTATAAAAATAGGGAAAACACGTAATATTAAAAAAAGAGAAAGTTATTATACTGATAATCAAATTGGAGATATTTTTTATATTAAACGATGTTATAATTGTGATTTAATTGAAAAGGTTATTCATCATATTTTAGATAAACACAGAGAAGAAAATAACAAGGAGTGGTTCAACATATCTGATGAATTAGCTATTTATACTATAGATATAGTATGTGATTTTTTAGATAAATTTATAGGTTGTAGTGAAAATTTGCCATTATCGAATATAAAAGAATATATAAATACATCTTATGAATGTATAAATGAAGAAGATTTAGATACATTCCAGGAAGACAAACATGAAAATAAAGACAATAAATTAAATCTTAATAATAGTAGTATGTTAAATAAAGTAGTGAAAATAGAATGTAATGATGATAAAATAAAAAAGTTTATTAGTGAATTTTGTGAATTAGGTGATGAGAATAGTGTTTTAAGTTATGAATTATTTGGAGCGTATAGAATATGGGCAAAGGGGTGTACTAATACAGATAGAACACAATTTTCCAAATTTATGAAGAAAAACTATGAATCAAAAAGAAAATATTACAAAGAGTTTAATTCTTCTTTGTTAACTTATTTTGGTATAAAACCCAAAGATTTAAAAATAGTACGAGAAGATGTAAATATTTTACCAAAATATGAAGAATTTGTTTTAACAGAATGTAAATATAATTATAATTATAGAATAGCCTATAGTACTTTTATTGATGAATATAAAATATGGTATTCTAAAAAGTATCCTGAATATACTATTTCAAAACAAGAACAATTTAATATGGATACATATATAAATAGACATTTTTTGAAAGAAAAGATAAATATGCCAGGTTATAGAAATGTTATAGGTATTTGGGGTGTTCAATTAAACTCGGATAATAATATTAAAGTGGGTATGATCCCGGATAAAAGAAAGAGTGTGGTTAAAATAGACTATAATACTAAAAAAGTTGTAGAAGAATATGAAAGTTTAGACATAGCATCTAGAATATTGAAATTACATACGACTACTATTAGAAAAATTATACGAAATAAAAAAGTATATGAGAATTATATTTTAGAATATAAACAAAATGTGATTATAAAATATTTTTAATTAATGTTAATTTATTATTATTTTTTATAAAACAAATAATTTATTATTATATTATTTTTTATAAAACAAATAATTTATTATTATATTATTTTTTATAAGATAATAATAATATGGAAACTAATTCAAGTTGTAGTAAAAATATAAAAAGTAAATGTATCAATGATACGTATTATTGGGAACCTCTTAGTGAAACTTGGCAATCAAAATTGGGATCTACAGATTTTATGGTTAAAAATTGTTTAGGCGATGGAAATTGTCAATTTAGATCAATTGAAACAGCATTAACTCAAGGTGGGTATCGAGCTACACATGAAAAATTAAGAAGACTACTTGCAAAATATATATTATCAATAGATAATAAAGTGTTTATAGATATAATAAAAACATATCAAATAGAAAAAGAAAATGGAGAATTCGTAGGCAATTGGGATCCTATGACAATAAAAAACAAACGAGATTTTATAAAAATTATAAAACGTCCTGGTTTCGATTTCCAAGGTGATTTTATATCATTGGAATTAATATCTAGAGCTATTGGTATAGATATTATAATTTTTACTAATGATTTAGATATTATAAATTTATCAGATCCGGATAATTTACAAGATAAAATAATAATTTTATATTATGATAAAACGGGTAGCCATTATAAAACAATTGGTTTAAAAAAAAAACAAGATAAATTTCAGACTATTTTTAAACGTTCTAAATTACCAGAAGAAATTAATAGAATTTTAGATAAACAGTCTTTTTTGTCTTTTCATATAGAAAATATATGCAACAACGACCCACAAAATTGTGGAAAGTCAAAACTTCATTTAAACTATATTCTAAATAAATTAGAAGAACGTTTATGTGTTAAGATATCCAGAAATGACAAAAAAAATGTTATGGAAATTATAATGAAAATGAATTTATAATTACATATAACTTTTCTTTTTATAACTTTTCTTTTTAGGGCTTTTCTTTTTGTAACTTTTCTTTTTAGGGCTTTTCTTTTTGTAACTTTTCTTTTTAGGGCTTTTCTTTTGTGGTGATAATCTATATTGGCTCATATGTCTTTCAATATAATCTAAATCTCTTTTAATTTTTTTTGATGTTTCTGGATGTTTGCGTTTATTATATATTACTAATACATTTAATCGTTTAATAATTTCTGAAAACGTTGCCCGTCTTGAACGTATTAAACTTTTTAATAAACTTCTTCGATCTCTTGCTAAATTATCTACATGATAACCAAATAGTTTTCCTTTGGTTGCAGGAATTCTAACTTTTGATTTAGATTTTTTTGGAGATCGTCTTTTTGATTTTGTTCGTTTTGTATAAGATGTACGCATTTTATAACTTGTGTTATAAATATAAAAAATAAAAAAAATAAAGATAATCATTTAGAACTTTATTAAAACATTAAGACCTGTGCCATAAAATGTATACATCAATTTACTAAATATAATTTTGTCACTTATATAATTTTAGATATGGATAAATTAATAGATAAATAATTTTTAATTAATAATAAAAAAAATATTATATATATTATATACGATGAACCAAATCAATATAGAACAATTAATAATGTTAGTTGCTATATTTTTTATTATTTATTTTATGATGAACGCAAAAGAAACGTTTGCTGATTTTGAAAAAGACAAAAAAAATAAATCTAAACCTAAATCTACAGAATGTTCACAATTATCAATTGACCAGGGATACGCTGACTATATATTTGGTGGAGTTAAATTTATACGTTAAATATAATTATAAAAAACTTTGCTAATTATTTATATTAATTTTTTATAAATTTAGACCATAAAACTATAAAAAATTGATTTTTATTTGGATTTCTATAATTTTTGTACTACTATTATGACTACTACTGCCGCTCCTTTTACTCTTGCTAATAAAAACGCCCTTATCTTGGATAAACAAAAAATGATGTCCTCTATGTCTCTTATCGAAAACGATGACTCCCATAATCTTGTTAAAAAAATGATCCAAGCTCGTATCATTGAAATCGATCAATGGCTTCTAGAATTTGATAAAATTAATTCTAATCATAGCCAATTTATGGATTATCTCTTAACCGATGACATTAAAGAAACACAAAGTAAGAAAAGAAGCAAGAAAATATATTGATAATATTAAAAAATTATAAAAATAAATAAAAAATTATAAAAATAAATAAAAAAATTTAAAAGCCCAAGAATTCACAATATAATATTGTAGGTTCTTGGGCTTTTTTGCATGTATATAATTTATAAATTAGTAATTGTATATATTTTTTCAATTAACGCTTTTAATACATTCACACTCATACTATTACCTATTTGTTTACATAATTCAACATCTCCTACAACATTAATAAAATCAGACGAGAATCCCTGTAGTAATAAACATTCCTTAGGCAAAAGATAACGTTTATATGTAGTGTGATACATATATTTACATCCAGCTAAAGTCAATGTAGGTGTCATATTATTCATAATAGAGTAATATGTAAATGGTGTAACAATATGATTTTTTTTATAAGTATTGTCAATTTTAATTTTGTTTAAATTTTTTTGAAGAGATTTGCATATATTTATATTACAAATTGTTTTATCAATAATAAAGTCATCTAAATCTCGTAAAGGTAATTTCTCAGGTTTTAAATAAGGTTCTTTTTCAATATCCTTACGAATACCTATAATAAATATTCTTTCGCGATTCTGAGGAATACCATAATCTCTTGTATTAAGAAGATCATTGTAAACATTATAAGCTATATCTTCATCGTCATTTACAATACTTGCAAGTTCATCTATTAAAAAATTAAATGGTTTACCTTTTTCGATGAATTTAAAATTCTTGACATTTTCTAATATAAAAATAGAGGGTTGTTTTTTTTTAATGACATCAATACAATGCATCATAATATTACCTCTAGGGTCATTACTACCTAATTTTTTACCCATTAGACTAAAACTTTGACATGGAAAACCACATACATATATATCTATATCAGGAAGTTCGGAATTGTCTCTTTTAGTAATATCTTCGTAAATAATTTCTGGTTGGTAATTTGCAAGTATACTTGTTCTTGCAAAACGGTCAATTTCACATGCCCATTTATGTTCAAATGGTATACCCAATTGTTTTAAAGCTTCAATTGGAGCTTCAATACCAGAACAATCAGTTCCTATACGTAACATTATTATTATCTAAATAAAAAAATTATAATAGTTTATCTAACGATTATATTTAAATTTAAAAACAAAGATTATATTATATTAAATGTCTTTTACATTTTTAAATATAATTGGATACGGATATGTCGGTGGTGGATTAGGACATTTATGTAAAAGTAATAATGTTCCATTTTGTACATTTGATGTTATACAAAAGGATGAACCAATGGCAAAAATGAATACAGATAATTTAGAAAAATTAGTAGAACATTCTGAGTTGTATAATGAAGACAATGTGTATACAATTTGTGTACCAACTCCATCGAGTACTACAGGTGAATGTGATATTAGTATAGTTGAAAGTGTAATTGAAAAATTATATAAAACGGTAAAATCTAAATCTAATATAGTGATAATTAAATCAACTGTTCAACCTGGTACAACACGTATGTTAATGAATAAATTTCAAGATAAATTGGAAATTGTATTTTGTCCTGAATTTTTAAAGGAACATACTTACAAAGAAGATATGTATAATGCAGATTTTTGTTTAGTAGGTAGTGACAATATAGATACAAAAGTTTCAGATGTAATGCGAACACTTTATAAACACAAAGAGATTGATGTTATATGTAGATCATCTGAGGAATGCGAGATATTTAAATATACAGTTAATGTATTTTTAGCAGTTAAGGTTTGGTATTTTAATGAAATAAGTGAAATTTGTAATAAATTTGGTGTGGAATATAAAGGTTTACAGTCGTTATTTAAATTAGAACCGAGAATAGGTGAATCACATACTGATGTACCAGGTCATGACAATTTACATGGTTTTGGTGGAAAGTGTCTTCCAAAAGAAACATTAGCATTAAAATATTTACAAGAAAAATTAGGTATTCCAAATAAAGTTTTAGAGAATATTATTAGTAGAAATAATAAATTAAGATATAATAAGGATTAAATAGTATTTTTATTTAAATAATAGTATATATATTATTTAAATGAAATTAAAGTCATATGAAATATTAGATGAAACTATTAATTTAGTTTTTGACAAACAGTTCAAACAAATAAAATATTTAAAATTTACAAGTAAAAGTGGTAAAACAGGAGAATTAGAATGTGATAAAACAGAAATAAAATTTACAAAAACAAAGGATTCGATAAACGTTTTCAGAGAAGAATACACACTTTTTATATTCTATATAAAAGAAATTGATAATAACAAATGCGATTACGTTTATTATATTAACGTTAATGACAGTGACAACAACGACAACGTTAATGACAGCGACAACAACGTTAATGACAGTGACAACAACGACAACGTTAATTTCAGTGAAAGTATAGGACTTGGATTAAGTAAATTATTTAATGGTTTTGAAGAAAAAACAATTGAAAAAAAATGGGAATGTGTAATAAAAAATAGAAATATTTTTGCAAATATAAAAAGAAAAGCGAAACATGGAAACACAAAGACTAATTAGACGTATTAGAAATTTACCAATGAATTTAGAACGATCTTATTTAAATGATATCGCATGTATTGTAGATAAAATGTTGGAAGAATATGATATTTTTTATAAAGATACAGATGAAAAGGTAAAACGTGGAATTATTTTAAATAAATTTAAGTTAGATTTATTAGATAAACAAGAAGAAACTATTTTTTGTGCAGGATTTTCTAAAAATGGAAATAAATGTATAAATAAAGTATTTGAAGAATCTAAATATTGTAAAAAACATCAATATTTAACATTCCGTGACCAACTTAATGATACAACTATTAAACAAGATATTTTTGTTTTGAGTAGTAATGAAACTAAAGATAATATAAATACAGAAGATTTAAAAACAAAAATGATAGATGATACATTTTATTATGTAGATGATCATTTTATTTATGAACGTGATACATTAAAAAAAGTAGGTTATATAGAAAATGAATTTGATACAAAAAATTATGTTTTAACAGATGATCCGTTTATATTAAGTGCGTAAAAATTATAATTTTATAAAATAATATATATATAATAATGAAAATTATATATATTTTGGCATATTTATTAGGTATAAATTGTCATATTTCAATGATTAATCCACCATCAAGAAGAAATCAAGCTAGTCCTTATTATGTTTCGCAAGGTCTTGTTAATTACAATCTCCGTTCACCATTAAATGTTTCACCAGATTTTTTCACATTTCCATGTAAAGGATTCACACCAGGACCTTCGGTTAGTACATTTAATGGTAATAATATTCAAGTAACTTTAGAAGGTACAGCTGTACATGGTGGTGGTCATTGTCAATTTGGCGTTTCATATGACGATTCTGAATTTTTAGTTTTAAAAACTGTTTTAAATTCGTGTTTATTAGATTCAATGACTTATAATTTTGATTTACCAGAAAACGCACCTGGTGGTAAAATGACAGTATTTTGGACATGGGTTAATCGTGTAGGTAATAGAGAATATTATATGGAATGTGCAGATGTTACTGTAAACAATGGTAATTCACCTAACAAATTTGCCGAGTTAAAAGGAACTGAACTATTAGTTGTTAATTTACCAGGATATTCAATAATTCCAGAATGGAATCCATCTGATTCAGCAGACCAAGATGGAAGAACATTATTTTATGCGAGAAAGGAAATGGTTCTTACTGTAAATAACAATGGTGAAAAGGTTGAACTACCAGAAAAGGTTGAACTACCAGAAAAGGTTGAACGTCCAGAAAAGGTTGAACGTCCAGAAAAGGTTGAACGAGTTAAAAAACCAGAAAAGGTTGAACTCCCTGAAAAAGTTGAACGTCCAGAAAAGGTTGAACGAGTTAAAAAACCAGAAAAGGTTGAACGTCCAGAAAAGGTTGAACGTCCAGAAAAGGTTGAACGTCAGGAACGAGTTGAAAGACAAAAGGGTATTAAAAAGAATAAAAAAGAACGATTTGAAATTTTACCTGAATTAACGACATGTAATTTAGGTGAAATGAAATGTAAAAATAGTGGATTTAATACATGTGTAAATAATAATTGGGTATATAGAGATTGTGCTGCAGGTACATATTGTAAAAAAAATGGTAATTCGATAATTTGTGACTACACTTAATCACTAATTTAATTAAAAAATATAATTAATTAAATTATTGTATTATATAAATGATATTATATGTATTAACATTTATATTAATATTTGTATTATTACTTGTATTATATATAATAATATATAAATCAAATAAATTAAATATATTAAATAATAATTTTGAAAATGAAATACCTGTATATTTAGTATCAATGGAAAAAGATATTGAACGTCGTAACAATTTACTAAAATATGTTACACCTAATGAATATTCTTCAGTTGATGGTTCTAAATTGTTATCGATAAAAACTCTTAAAAAGGAAAATATTATAGAAAAAGAAGATATAAAAAAAGGTGAAATAGGATGTTTTTTAAGTCATTATAACATATTTAATAAAATCAAAAATTACAATGATAGTTATTCTATTATAATTGAAGATGACGTTGAATTTGATATAAAAAAAAATATTAATATTATTAAGGATGTAGTAAATAATGCACCTTTAGATTGGGAAATTATATTTATAGGTCATAATTATTATGAAGAAACGGAACAAAAAGATAATTATAAATTTAATGAATATACATTTAAAAAAATAAAACGTGTATTTGGTACACAGAGTTATATAATAAATAATAAGGCCATTTCTTCTAAAATACAACAATTATTACCTATAAAAGGTCCAATTGATATAATTTTGCCAAGTATATTTATATCATATATAATAGAACCTCAATTAACTAATTTAAGTAATTTTGGTGGAATATCTAATACTCAAGGTATTAATTAAGTATATTTTAATTTAGTTTCTTTAAAGGTACTCTTAAATAAATTAGATATATTTTTAATATATTCTTTTTGATCACAAACTTTTCCTGATAAAAATTTATTTTTGGTATTGTTTTTAAGATTATACCAAAAATCATCCGTTTCATTATTTATAGATTTAAGACGATCAAATAATTCTTGTTTATTATAAAAGATATACTCTTGTAAATCACTCGCTCGTAATATACTACAAGTAACATTTTGAGAATGTAAGTAATATTCGGAATCGTATAATGAAAAAACAGGTACACCCATAAATAAGGCTTCACAACTTGTTGTTGTACCAGAATATGGAAATGTATCTATTGCTAAGTCTATTTGATTATATGTTAATAAATGTTCATTGTGTGATATTGTACAGTCTAGTATAGTAATTCTTGAACGAACAGATTGATTAAATTTATTTAAAAACGTTTTTTGAACAGATTTGTTAATTAAGGCTTTAGTTTTAAAAACAAAACGTACAGAACTAAATTTTAACATTAATTCATTAAATAATTTGATAACATTATCTGTGATTTTATTAAGACGGTTAAAACAACCTATAGTAATATATCGATTTGTTAAATAAGGACTTTGTGTAATTTCTAATGTGAATTTTTTAGTAACAGGGTTATTCATTGTTATAATATTTGGATCATAACATAAGAAAGAATTTTCAAGAAACAACAACTTTTCTGTATAAAATTTCTGAGAAACATCTAGATTATCACAAGTATTGTCAGTAATTCTATAATCCATTTCATTTAATCCAGTAGAATAAGGGTATCCAATATATGTTATTTGTATAGGACTTGGTTTTAATGCAAAAACATCTAAACGATTAAATGCAGTGTGCCCAGATAAGTCAAGTAATATATGAATTTTGTCATTATAAACAATATTTGCAATTTGTTTATTAGACATATTCTTAATTAATTTGAATATGATATTATTATTAAACAATTTTGTATCTATAATACATTCAGAATAACATGTTAATGTAAATTCAGCCGTGTTAAAATTTTTCAAAAGTGGACTAATGAAATAACTAACAGGATGATCAATAAAATCACCTGATATAATTCCAATGTTAATCTTTTCAGTTTTAAAAAAAGAACTACTAAATTTAAACATCCCATTCCCTTTTTCGTAAATTTTATTAACCAATTTATGTTGATTAAGTATATACATTTTATCTTGTAATTCGTCAAAAATATAACTTAGATTCATAATTTTGTTTTGAAAAGGTAATGTAAATTTAGGACACACTTGTAAAGATTTATTATAACATTCTATTGATTTATTATTATCACCATTGTATGAGTGCATATGACCTAAATTTAAATATATTTCTGATAAAAAAAATGTTGGGTCTCTAGATATAAATGATTTATCATAATTTTTAATAGCTTTGTTATATGCAATTTCTGCTAAATCTGTTCTTCTCATTTCAGTATAAACAACACCTAATTGATTTTGAATGTCGGGATCAGTATTATTTATAGCTTCTGATTTTAATAAATAATATAATGCTTGTGGCCATTGTTTAATAGACCTAAAAATATAAGAAATACCATTTAAACAATTTAAACGCAGTTGTTCGGCTTCGTTTTTTTGTTCTGGTTTATTTAAATTTGCACTAATTAAATTTAATGATAATTTATAATGTATTAAAGACATTTCTAATTTATTCATTTTTTGAAAAAGATGTCCAAGATTGTAATGAATAGTTTCATTGCCAGGTGAATATAATAAAGCTTCTTGTAAATAATTTAAAGATTTTTGTAAGTCATTTTGTGAATAAAAACAAAGTTGTGTAAAAATACTGATAATTTGTTTTATAGCCATTTCATTTTCAAATGATATTCGCAAAATATTAAAAAAACAATTCAAACTTTTTCTAAACTCACTTTCGTGTTCTTTTGTTAAAATGTTATTTGCATTATTTTGTTTATTTAAAATTTTTTCTATATGGTCTTTATACAATGTTCCTAAATTAAAATACATTTCAATAAAAACATCTTTTGGAACTATAGGGTTATTGTCAATTAACAAATAATCTGTTATTTCTAAGTGTTGTACAAAATTTTCTAATAATTTAATAGTTTGTTGTCTTTTATTATCAATAAATTCCGAGTCTTTAGAATTAAACATTTGGTGTAATAATCGTGCCATATTATTGACTGTGTTTTTATAATTTTTTAAAATTTGTTCAGACATTATTATAATATTAATAATTATTTACTTTTAAATTTATTTCTTGATTAATATTATGAGTGACATTAATGCGTTCAAAAATTATGGAATTAAAACGCCACGTTTTACATTAAATAATATAAACACTTATGGAAGATTAGTAGATATTATTGACGGTGATAGTTTGTCAATTATTTTACCAATTTACAATGACTACTTTAAATTTAACGTTAGACTTAATGGTATTGATACAAGTGAATTGCATAGTCATAAAGAAGAATTAAGACATTTTGCAGAAAATGCGAAAAATGAACTTGTAAAGTTGATTATAAAAACTGATAATTTAACAAAAATGGATAGTTTAATAAAAACTGATAATTTAACAAAACATGAAGTTCAAGAAATTTTAGATAATAAGTTAATCGTGGTTTGGGTAGAATGTTTAGAATTTGATAAATATGGTAGATTATTAGCAAATGTTTATTGTTTTAATGAAGATACAAATGAATATGATATATCTTTATCAGAATATTTATTAAATAATAAGTTTGCATATATGTATAATGGTGGTAAAAAATTATCAGAAAGTGAACAATTACTTTTAAAAAAGTAACGTTACTTTTAAAATAATAAAAACTGAATTAATAAATATAAATAAATATTTTTATGACTGCAGACATAGAAGTACAACCAATTGAAATAAAATATTTCGAGGCATTATATGAAAAAGATGCACATGGAAAAATAAGAAGTTGGAACTTAAGAGTTGAAAAATATGAAGAATTTTCAGAAATTATTATTATTTATGGTTATAAAAGATTAATTGAACAAAGAAGAAGACTTAATTTAGGAAAAAATTTAAACAAAAGTAATTGTACAACTCATTTTACTCAAGCTATTATGGAAGCTCAATCAAAATGGACTAAAAAAGTTAATGAAGGATATTCTACTATAAATGAAACAAATGAAGAAACAAAACAAGAAACTACAAATGAAAAACAAGAAACAACAAAAGTTATTTATCCAATGTTAGCTCAAGATTTTAATAAACATAAAACAAAATTAAAATACCCAGCATTTATTCAACCAAAATTAGATGGTTACAGGTGTATTTTTAATAGTAAAGACAAGTCATGTAATTCAAGACAAGGTAAAGAATTTTCTATAATAAAAAGGACAGAATTATATAAAGAATTAATGTCTATTAAAGACGATATTATTTTAGATGGAGAACTCTATATACATAAAGGTTTATTTGAAGATTTAGGAATATTAAGAAAAAAAAAAATAGAGAAAAGTGACATTGATTATCTTAATAAAATAGAATATCATGTATATGATATTATCGTTGGTAATATAGATTTCGATAATAGATTTATAAAATTAAAAAGATTAATAGATACAAATAAATTTAAAATGATAAAATTGGTAGAAACGTTACAATTAGACTCTGAAGCGATGATAAACGAATATCATAGTAATTTTATTAAAAATAATTATGAAGGAAGTATTTTACGTAACAAATTTGGCATTTATAAATGTAAAATACGATCAACTGATTTGTTAAAATATAAAGATTTTCAAGACGATGAATTTGAAATTGTTAATTTTACATATGAAGCGGATACTAGTAAAGAAAATAAAAATTTAATTGTTTGGATTTGTAAAACTACAAATGGTGATGAGTTTAATGTTAGACCAGGTGGTACAAAAATAGAACGTCAAAAAATATATAGTGATTGTCTTGACAATTTTAAATATAAAGGTAAAAGATTGTATGTAAAATATTTTGAATTAACAGATAGAGGTATTCCAAGATTTCCTACTACAAAAACAACTTGTGTTGAAACATATATTAGAGATATAATCGAATGACCTTTGCAGAAGCAGAGCTTCAGCTCGGCAAGGTGATACAATTTAATTAAACTATTTTAACAATTTCTTCAAAAAAGTAATGTTTTGATATTACTTTTTTGAAAAGTAATAAGGCTATTTTTTTTTTTATTTTTATTTCTAAATATTAGAGTTTAAAATGAGTTCAAATATTTCTATGAAACCTTTAACTAAACCGTTAAAGGGTCAAATACTTCAATCCAACTATGGTAGTTTTGATACAATTTCTACTAATAATTTAGTACTTGAAAATTTAAGTATAGAAGGTTTAATTGAAAATGGAATTTTTTCTGGTACACTTGTAGGTGGTGAAATTGATGATACACCAATAGGTCTATCTACACCTAATATAGGTAATTTTACAAATTTAACAACGTTTGGTGATGTATTATTTAATAGTAATGTCATTGGATCATCTGTTAATTGGGATTATAATACCGCTACATTAAATTTAGGAAATTCTACATTTATAGTTAATGGCTGTTCATATTTAGGAAATTTAAGAATTTGTAATAATTTTATACGAGCAACCAATTTAGGTGGTGATGTAGAGATAATTCCTAATGGAGGATCAGTTTATTTAAATGGTCCTGTATACAATGTTTCTTCATATGGAAATTTTTATACACAGATGCAAAATGGAAGTTTAACTTTTGATGTAAAAAATAATATATTATTACAATCTACATCAGGATCTAGTTTATTATCTACATTTAATGGGCAAACATTTAATAATATTAATGGAGATATTTCTTTAATTACAGAAGCAGTATTAACGTCAAAATCAATAGTACTAACAAATACAAGTTCAGGTATTACAACAATAACAACATCAACTAATCATAATTTAACATCTGGTAATGTTATAACAGTTAGTAGTACAGGTTCTATTGACAACAATTATACAATTGGTAATATTTTATCACCAACGTCATTTACAATAACAGGTACTAACGTTTCTGTATCTAATTTAACCAGAGGATCATTAATTAAAATCGCAAGTGGTAAAATTAATCTTAATGCAAGTACATTTGTTACAATTCCTGAAAATATAGATTTAACATTTGGTACTACAACTAATTCTGTTTCTGGCAATACAGGTGGTTTAATAATATCAAGTAATAGAGACATCTTTTTTAACGTATCTAGTGGTAATTCATTATTAATACCTACAAATACACAAATACACTTTGCATCTAGTACAACTGGGTCATCTGGTTATGTTTCTACAGGAAATTATATTAATTATAACGGATCATCTATTAATATAGTTGGTACAAATAGTATAATACAATCTGGAGTCCTAACACAACTCAATACAAGTAATACAAGGATATATGATCCAGTTGTTACAATAGCAGATTACACATTAACTACGCAAGATAACAAAGACCGTGGTATTGAATATAGATATTTATCATCAAGTGGTTCAATGAAATTAGGTTGGTTTGGTTATAAGACATCTACAAATAAATTTACTTTTATACCAGATGCAACAAATAATAATGAAATAATATCTGGAGCAACTGGGCAATTCGAGATTGGTGATATTAGTGCAAATACCGTTACATTAAATACAGGAGGGAGTTTTGATTTAAATTGCGGGTATCTATTAAATGTTAATAAAATTACTGGTTGTGGAGGTACAATTAATCTTGATGCAACAAATAATTTAAACATTACTGCTGGTAATAGAATTGCATTAGGTGCAAAAGGTGATATTTATATTTCAAATAATATTCCTATTACATTTGGTATATCTGGAAGTAGTATACGTGAAAGTACCAATGGTAATTTAACATTATCTACTCTACAACATATTAATGTTTCAGCAGCAAGTGTTATAATTCCTATAAATACATATTTGTCATTTGACGGAACATCAATCGGTTCACAGAGGATATCATCTAATAGTTCTGGTGATTTATTAATAAATACAAATAAAAATATGTATTTTACAACAACTGGTGGTAATATTATTATACCAAATTCAACTAGTGTACAATTAGGGAATTCAACAGAACGGATATATGGAACAACAAGTGGTATTTTTATGGTTGGTAATTCTAATAATTTAATCGCAACAAGTAATGTTAATATTAGTAGTTCTAGTGGTAATATTGTATTAACCTCAAATTCTGGTGATATCAATTTGTATAGCACAGGTGGAAATGTAAGACTTTTAAATAATAGAAACTTAATTTTTTCGATGACAGGAACAACAAATAGTATTTCAAGTAATACTACTGGTAATTTAGTTATATATGGTAATGGAAATAGTAATTCAGTTGATTTCAAAAATATTAATGAAATTAATTTATCAGCAAATAGTTCTGTAAATTTATCTACTGGTACAATATTGTATTTTGATTCAAATCGTAATATATCAATTAAATCAGATGTATCAGGTAATTTTAACATTTTAAATCAAAATATTTCAGGTAATACAAATATTACAACAGCTAATTTAAATGTAATTAACGCAAATTCTACATTATTTTCTACAGGTAATTTTACTATTTCTGGTACAACAGGAAGTACAGTAAATATAGATATGGAAAATGTAAGATTTCAAGACCCTATTTTAACATTGGCAAATTACAATTTAAATAGTAACGATTTAAAAGACCGTGGTATCGAATACAATTACTTATTGAACCCATCAGGAATATTAAAATCTGGGTGGTTTGGTTGGAAAAATTCAAATCAAAGATTTACATATTATTCAGATACTATTAATACAAATGAAGTTATATCTGGAACTATCGGATCAGCCGAGTTTAGTAGTCTTTATTTAAAAGAAGATATAATTTTTCAAAGTAGTGGATCAATAAATTTGAATTGTGGTACAATATCAAATTTAAATACATTAATTGGATGTGGTGGTACAATAAATATTGTAGCGACTAGTAATACAAATATAAGTTCAAACAACATAATGTTGTTGGCTGGAACAAAAGTCCAAATGCCATATAATGTTCCTTTATCGTTTGGTAATACTGATAATTCTATATCAAGTGACTCTAATGGCAATTTAACAATATCAAGTTTATCAGGGAGTGGTAAATTAATTTTAAATGGAAATGTGCAAATAAATGGTACAACTACTACTGTTTATAGTACAGTAACAAATTTACAAGATCCAATTTTTTCGATAGGTGGTGTTGTTGGACCTGTTATTAATGATGCTAAAGATCGTGGTATAGAATTTAAGTGGAATAATTCATCTGGAACTAGCGGATCAAAAACTGGATTTTTTGGTTATAAAAATTCGTTAGGACGATTTGTATTTATACAAGATGGTGTTAATTTATATGAAGTTTTTTATGGATCTTATGGAAATGTACAATTTGGTGATGGATATTTCACAAATTTAGATATTCAAAATGGAAATATAAATAATGTTACTACTATAACTGGTTCTTCATCAGGTACATTGAATATAAGTTCAGGAAATATTAATTTACCATACAATTCCAACTTAAATTTTGGAACAACAACTAATTCTATATCTGTAACTACATCTGGTAATTTAACTTTAAAATCAACAAATGATATAAATATTACTTCTCAAACAGGTAGTATTTATTTAAATGTTAATACATCAGGAAGTTCTTCTGTTAACGTTTCCAATAATACACCATTGTATTTTGGAAGTCAATCTTATATAATGTCAACTGGTGGTAATTTAAATATTACAAGCTCATCTGGAAATATTAATTTAGTCCCAAAAAATTCTACAGGAAATGTATTAATACCAACAAATACAATATTATCATTTGGATCAACTTCTAACAGTATATTAAGTGATGGAACACAATTATTAATTAATGGTTATAATGGGGTGGGAATAAATACATCAAATTTTACTATTTCAGGAAATGTAAATATTATAGGAACAATAACATCAACTCCAGATCCTGATTTAGATTTAAATAGGTATATTTTACCATTAGGGACATCTCAATATTTAAATATAACAAATATTAGTAATTACCCTGATCCACTAGACCCTAATCCTTTATCCGGTAATGTTAAAATAACAGTAGACTCCACACATAATTTAGGAGTAGGTGACAGCATTTATATAAAAAATTCTGATAGTACACCAAAGATAGATAATAGTTTTAATATAACAAGTATAATAAGTGGAACAGAATTTACAATAACTAATAACTCATCTTTAACAGTATCCGGATCAAAAGGAATTGTAAAAAGTAATTTAACTACATTTCAAGGTAAAGATGTAGGTATTCAGGTTAATTATTGGACAACAATGGGTAATTCATCAATTACATCTGGTAGTATGGGTTATAAAACTGGATTTTATGGTTTTAAGAGTTCAAGTCAAAGATGGGTTTATTATAAAGATGCTATTATAACTGATAACATCGTTTCAGGTACATTAAGTGATATAGAGGTAAATAAAGTATTTGCAAATAATTTAAGTGGATTTGTATTGGATGGTGGAATATCGGCTGGATCGAATGCAATAATGGGTAATAATTTTCAAATTAGTGGTGGAAATATAAATAACACTCCAATTGGAGTTACTTCAGCACAAACAGGTAGATTTACAAATTTAACAAATACGGTTGCAGCAAATTTACGAAATGTGACAATGACAAGTTCTTTAGTCTATAGTATAGACAGGTATAGTATGTCATCTGAGTTTCCAACAAGAAATCCTTTATTATCAACAATTGTATCAATGTTTTCTGTTACTAGTCCTAGTTTTACAGGAGCGATAGGTACAATAGGTTCAAGTAATATAGATATTGAAGATGGTACAATGAAAATAATAGTATGCGATTCAATGGCTGATGGATCAATATATACTTTATATTTTGGACCAAACAAATTAATAGCACCAAATCCAATTAATATAAGTACACAACCTACAAGAATAATATTTAAACGCCAAGGTCAATGTGCTAAATTATTATTTAATGCAACCGGTGATAATAATCTAGGATCATGGATATTACTAAGTGGTGGTGTTTATGTTGAATAAATCAGAATAAATATTTATTATAAATTTTGATGTTAATTGTGTTTGAATAAAATTATTAAAAACTCATTTTAATAATAATATGCATGAAATATGGAATGATATGCCTCAAAAGATACTAAGGACATTGGAGAAATGAATGTATTAGCGAATACAATGATTGATAGGGTAAAAATATATAAACCGGACGATATATATTTTGAATGTCTTGAAGTAACAGATTTAAATATTAATAGTATTTATAATTTTCTTTTAAGAAATTATACAAATTATAGAGGAAGATTAAATGTTTATTCTAAGACATTATTAAAATTTTATTTTACAATACATAAATCTATATTGCTTGTTTTAAAAGATCAAAATAAAAAAATAATTGCATTTATATCTGGAGTATTTAAACCTTTATGTTATAAAAATCTTGGTTTAAAGATATATGAAAAAATTGCATATGTTAATTTTTTATGTATATCAAATGATTATAGACATTTATATATAGCTCCGTATTTAATAACACAATTATGGCATTTTGTAAATATGAAAGGTGGAACAATATCTATTTTTCATACTCAAACAAAATTACCTAAACCTATATCTGTGAATAAATATTATTCTAGACCAATTAATATAGATAAATTAATTAAAGCCAAGGTATTTGAAACACCAAAAGAAAATGTATCTAATTTTATTACAAATTTAAAAATACGTTATGTTTGTAATATAAATAACTCGCAATTAATAGAATGTAACGATATTGATTCTGGAAAAATATGTAGATTATTAAATAAATTTAAACAAAAAAATTACATTATTTTCAATACATGTACGAAAAAATATATTAAACAACTAATAAAGAATCCGGATTTTATAAGTTTAAAAATAAATAATAATAATAAAATTTACGCATATATAGATTTATATATAATAAAAGAAATATCTGGTCAAGTATATAATAATGCATATATTCATAATTATTTTTATCCGTCTAATTGGAATTTAGATGATAAATATAATTTTTTAGAATCTGTTGTATGTTTTCTTAAAATGAAAAATGTAGATATTCTAACTGTTCCTGATCATTATATGGATTTACAAAATAAGAATATATATTTAAAAGATTTTAATATAAAAACACACATTTTTAATTACAAAATGGCTAGTATTCCGGAAAGAAAAAATGGCATACAAATATTTTAAATAATAATAATAATAAAAATAAAATATATTATTATTATATATGGGACAGCCTGGAAATTGTGATAATGGAATAAGACCTTATAAATTTTCATTAGATGATTTAAAAGATGTGGCTAAGGGTAGTGATAAACAAATGGAAAAAGGTTGTGGTTATGGAGATTTTGATGTGACAAACGAAGGTAATTTAAGAGAAAATGGTTTTGGATGGCCTGAGAACGGTGAATTTGAATACGGTGGAAGGGGAGATAATTGTAATATGTGCGATGGTGGATATGGATGTGAATGTAATCAAACAAACCATGTACCTGGTAAAAGAGGAAAAGTTAGACGTAGACAATATAAGGCAGATCCTAAAGACTGTTGTTTAGCAAATATGGAATCTAAAGATAAAACTAAAACTATAGGTGATTATACATGTGATCCAACTTATAGAAATCCAGGAAATACAGAATGTGGAAATTATTACAGTGATTATTGTAAAGAATCTAATAATTTGTTTAATCCCAATTGTCAAGCATTAAAAAATAAAAATAGCGATGTATATAACATTTTAATGACAGAAAAATGTAACACTGAAGAACATTATAAAAATAATAAATGTCTTGCTTGGTGTAAAGAGGCTGGATCCAATTCTTGTACTATGCTTAATACTACTAATAGTTGTGAAGAGTATCAAATTACAGAACCAGAATGTACTCTACAAAAAATAAATGAAGTACAAGCTAAATGTTTAAGTTATAAACTTACAGAAAGTAAAATAGGCGCTGGTACTTACGCTTGTACTTTGAATGGTATAAAAACTCTTGAGGATAAATGTAAAGAATATAACATAGACCTTGGTTCATGTTCACAAACTGCAGTAGAAGATGAATTAAATAGAGTATTTCAAGCGGAACAAAATGATATAACAAGACAACAAATGGCTGAGCAATTTAATACAGCTCAGACAAGTCTTAATGAAGTATTGGGAATTGAGAAGAAACCCAAACCCAAACCTGAAGATTCTGAAGATTATACAATGTATATAATTATAGCAATTATTCTAATATTTTTGTTTATGTCATTTTCAGGTATCGTAGGTGTTTTATTGATAGGTGGAGAAGAATCAGAATAAATTATATAAATTTTAAAATAAATTATATAAATTTTTTATTTATATAAATTTTAAAATTATTTATATAAAGTAATATAATGAATAATTTATTATTATTAATAATTATCTTTTTAGTAATTAGTATAATTTATAGAAAATATTATATAAATAAAAAAGAACACTTGCTTTTAAACGTAGCAACGGAAATAGATGATAAGAGAGCACAAAAATACGCTTTAAAAAAAATGTGTGAAGATAAAGGATATTTTTGGCAAGACTTTGGTGATGAATTTACATATGAATGTAGACATACTAAAAAAACGTGTCTTGGTGAATCCGTTTATCCTACACCAAAAGTAGAAGATACACCTCCAAGATATTACGAATGGAGAGATAAAAGTCATCCAGATGTTAAAACAATACTTGAATTTGATAAACAAACACAATCTTCAAGTAAAAATGAAATAGGAGGAGAAACTGAACGTGAAGGTATGTGTATTATGGGATTAGAAGAATATAGAAAGTGGTGTGAAGATGAAAAATTAAGATATGATCCAGAAAATGGACAATGCTATACAACTAAGCCTTATTGTCAAAAAAAATTATTGGGATTTTGTAATAATGATTGTTTTGAACCTCCAGGTGGAATGATTTTATCAAAAGTTTTGGGAAATACTCTTGGTAAAAGTTTAGCTCTTGCAGGAGGAATTGACGCTGCAGTTATAGCAGGGTGTGGAAAAGATAGTTCTAACCCTTTTGATTATACCAACACATTTACCAACAAGTTACAATTATATGACTATTAAGATAAACATATACTTTAAGTATTATTTATCTATTTTATTGATTAGGTGTAGAAGAATATAGAAAGTGGTGTGAAGATGAAAAATTAAGATATGATCCAGAAAATGGACAATCCTATACAACTAAGCCTTATTGTCAAAAAAAATTATTGGGATTTTGTAATAATGATTGTTTTGAACCTCCAGGTGGAATGATTTTATTAAAAGTTTTTGGAAATACTCTTGGTAAAAGTTTGTCAATGGGCATTGGTGCAGCTTTACTGTATACTGGTAATCCTATAGGATGACTTGACGCAGCAATTATAGCAGGATGTGGAAATTAAATTAGATTAAATTAATTTAATTTAATGTTAATAAAAAAAATATTTACAATAATTAAGTGTAAATGAGCGGTATAGGAGCAGCTATTAGTGCAGGAATAAAAGCTGGACTTGCAGCAGCTGCAAAAGTAGGTACAAAAGTAGGTGCAGCAGGTGCAAGAGTAAGTGCGAAAGTTCCTCAACCAGTAAAAACAGCACTAGGGGTTGGAGGTGAGATTGCTCCAGATGCTGCGAGTGCAGGAATGAATATTCAACAAGCACCATTAACTTCTATGACAGAAGGTGAAAGAGCTTACCAAGTAACTGGTGAAATTATTGGTGCAGCTTTGAATATAGGTGTAGGAGTAGTGACAACAGGAGTGTCAATAGGTGGAACAGTCGGAGCGACATTGACAGGAGGTGCAGCACTTGGTCCAGTTGGTCTAGCTATTGCAGTTGTTATAGCTGTTGTTCAAATATTAGGTGCTATTATAGACCAATATGTTAATCCATTTCAACCAATGTTTAATAGAAATTTAAATGAAATGCGTGCAGCATATCATTCGTCTATAAAAAATAATTTTTTAGAAATGGGGTTAAATTGGCCATTGGAAATAAAACCGGATATAATAAATATTGTATTTGGAGACGAGAAAAATAAAAAAAAATATTATGATTATTTAAATGAATATTATTCAAATAAGAACTTGATTTCAAAACAAGAATTTTTAGAAGAATATCAACTTCTTTTAAACCTTAGGAAATTAGTTAGAAATACTAGAAAGTATATTTTTGATGCAGAAGGTAATGCAATTGCAAAACAGGATACAAATCAAGCTACATTTGACATTATAGCAGAAGGTCAGTCAAATCTTTTATTAATGTTAGCATTACAAGCACGTATAGCAAAATATAGAAGAGAAAATAAACCGAAACCTTCAATGATAAAAAAATTTGTAGAAGCTTATTATGTTGGTATGATATTCTGGAGTATATTGTTATGTTTACTAATCTTTTTATCAATATTTTTTTTATTTATTTAATAATATAATGAAAATAGACAAAACAAAAGTATTTATAGTAATTGTTATTATATTTATTTTATTAATAGTATATTTATATAAAAAAAAGGAAGAATTTGAAGAGGATACAACAGAATTAGATAAAGTACAAATATTAGAAAAATGTAAAGATATGACACCTAATAAATTGTTTAAATTATTTAGAGAAGATGTAACTTATATGACACAAGTATTTGTAGATAATAAAGTTCCAATTCGTGTTATTAAAGATCCTTCCTATTATCCTAAAATAGCAAGTTTATTAGTTAAAAATGAAATAATAAAATGTGCATAATTAAATAAAATTTAATGAATTTATTAAATTTTATTTATTAATTAATTATAAGAGATGTTTTTTTTTAATAATAATTACTACGAAGAATTTACAGCGCCTAAAATTAAAATACCTAAAATTAAAACGCCTAAAATAAAGATTGAAGCACCTCCTAAAATAAAGATTGAAGCACCTCCTAAAATAAAGATTGAAGCACCTCCTAAAGTAGCTGCTCCTTCGGCAAAAAAATCTTTAGGAACAGATTATAAAAAGTTTCCTGAAGGATCAGCGCAAAGACGTTTTTCGTATGATAATTCTTTGAAATCTGGGAAAAATCCGCCAAAAGTATTAGATAATCCATCAAAAGTTAGCAAAGTTAGTGATGATTTAAATAAAATAGATAATTTAGATAATATTAAAAAGGTAGATGATATTCCTAATTTAGGAGACGATGCTAAAAAGTTAGCAAAATCAAGTCCAGAAGATATAAAGGCTGATTTACCAGACGCACAAAAAGCTGATTTTGATATAGAAGGAAAAAAATTATTAGATGAAATTAAAACTCCAGAATTTAAAAGTAAAACATTTAAAGAAAAACTTAATTCAATGGGAGACTGGATAAAAAAGAATCCTAAACTTGCAGGAACAATTGTAGGAGTTACAGCGGTAGGTACAGCGTTTTTAGCTATGTATATTAAAGCACAAATAGATACAAATAGAATTAACAGTACCGACTATCAAATAACATCTATAACATCAGATGAAAACGATGAAGTAATAGTACTTTATGATCCACAAGATAAGTTTACTTTAAAAGACACAATTATTATATCAGAAACTAATTCGGTACCAGTAATTGATGTTAGTAATGTTGAATTAACATATGTAGGTAATGGAGTTATTAAATTTTCAGGAGAAGAAATAACTACTAATGGTACTAGCGGTAAATTACAATGCAGAACAACAGCTGAAGATCAATTCACTCAAAGTGTAACTGATGCAGCAAAGCCCTTAACTGATATACCACTTAATATAACAGGTAATGTATTAGATAAACTTATTCCTGCTCCTTTAAAAGATTTTTTTAAGAATTGGTGGTGGGTTGTTTTAATCATATGTATATTAGTTCTCAGTTCTAGTTCTGCTGCTATAGCATTTGTATATCTTAAATAAAAAAGTCACAATGTAAATAAAATAAAAAAGGCCCTATATTACATAGGGCCTTTTTTATTTTATTGTTTTTAATAATTTTTTAAACGTTTGTTAAAATTGTTTAGTTGATTGAATTCCATATCTTTATTAAATTCTGTTTCTATATCAAAATCCGAATCATAAAAATTGAATCCAGCAATTTTTTGAAAATCACCGAATAACACCGTTTCTTTACATTCTGTAAATACAGGTGCTATGTCTTCATTATAACATTGGTAGTAGTCATTCCAATATATATCTATAACAACATTTATCCAAAGGTTGTTATTTTTATTAATTCTAACATCGGCAAATTTATGTTTAACATCACATAAAGTTTCTACCATAGTATAATATACCGTTACATCATATATATCGCCATTATATTCTACCTTTTTTGTAATATTTAATTCATAAAATCTAGGATAATTTCTAGTATTTTTTGATTCTTGTTCTGTTCTTAATTCATCGATAACTTTAAACTCATTCATATTTGTACAAAAATTAAGATTTTCAATTAATTTTCAATTTTTTATTTAAAAAGTGGTCGTAATTCTACTGGAATTTCGGATATATTTATAGAATTATTAATATTAAATTTATCAATAATTGAACTATTGTTATTTGTAACCTTGTATTTATCTAACCATACATTTTTAATGATTTCGGGGAAATCTTCTATTGAGCCATTACGTAAAGATTTTATAATAGATAATAATACTTTTTGAAAGCTTTTTGGGAAATTTTTCTTAGTTTTATTAAGGTGACCTTCACCAAAGCTGCGCTTTAGCTCGGCAAGGTGGGATCGATATAAGATCATTAAATCAAAATGACTTTTTATCCGTTTCGGGTTGTATCTTTGACGAATAAACCAACTTTTTAAGACATTAGGTATCCAAGCATGTCCAAAGTCATTAATATAGAATATATATCCTAAATTAGGTACATAATAAGTATTTTCACCGATAGTATATTCCCAATATCCACCTTTTGGTACCTTTTGTACAATAATATTATCAGTATGTAAATCTAAATGTGTCATATTTAATTTAAGTTGTAATGTATAAAGAGCATATATAATTTGAAAATATGCATTATAAAGTTCTTCTTGAGATAATTCCTTTTTAACCCATTCAGTAAAAGTTTGCGAATTAGAAATATATTCATTAAAAAAGTAAGCAACATTAGGATAAAGATCGTCACATATACCAGATCTAGATTTAAATCGCCATGTGTAATGCAAGATAAAGTTTGGACAAACATTAGATAAAACGAATTGGTTAATCATTTTCATAGAAGCTAGTTCAATAAATGTACTATGTAGCAGTGATCTTTTACCAAATGGGTCACTAAGATATTTAGATTGTTGTTCTTCAATATATATTTTTTTTACAGCTACACAATCTTGTTCAGTGTTTTTTCTACAATAACTGTATACTTTTCCTTGTCCACCTCGTCCTAATTCCTTTTGTTTTTGTAAAACGGTATAATCAAAATTATCTTGGAATTTATCAAATATATTTTTACGTTGTTTTATATTTACATCTATATTCATATTATTACTTAATATAAACATTTAAAAAAAGTTTACTGTATTAAATATCTGTTTTACTAAAATTCTAAAAATAACTTCCCATATTTATTGTGATATATTGAACCATGAGAACTACCATAATAATGCGTGCGTCTCGGTAATCCGTCTTGCAATGGTGGTTTAATACCACAAAGCTGAATACTTTTCGTAAATTTACGCATGTTTTTATTTGGATAATTGTGATTAAAGAAATATTTAATTTGGGTGTATTTTAAAACGGGACCTAAAATGTATTCTTTGGGGAACCAATAGCAACGTAATCTATTTGTAGATAAAGATTTATTGAATGCGTATTCTAAATTTTTATGTTGAAATTTAAGGTTATCGTTGTATTCATACCATATTTTTAAAAAGTCTAATACGACATCGTTATATGCAAAAAAGTATAAATTATCATTTAATGTTTTTAAAATTCTTAAATCTGAACATTTTGATTTTGTAACACGTGTGTTGTTTAAATTTATTGTCATAAAATCCATGTTTTTGACTTTAAAAAAGGTTGGATCTTGTTTTAATTCGGTGGTGATATCTACAAACACGATATTTTTTTTATATTGTTTTAGGACATGTAAAAAAAGTGTTGGTTTAGAGACTTTTGTGTAATCGCGCTTATTAGATTTATAAAGTAAGTAGTTTATTTTAAAACGATCACAATATTCTTTAAAAGACACTATATCATTTTTATCAACTGTATTATCAAATAAAGAAACTAAAATATAATTACTCGTGTTATTTAAATTCTGAGCGTTTAATTTACAATGGATATTAGTAGATATATCAGTTATTAACTTTTTATTTTTATAAACACCTTCGTTTTCTCGAATTTTGAAATCTTGTAAATAATCTTTTAATTGATTTTTGTTTAAATTAAAATCAACATAATTATTAAAAGTAACATTTAAACATCTTAATTTTTCTCCTAGTTGTCTATAAACATTTGGTGGCCATCTGGATACTTTTCCAACTCTTTGAAAAAAAACATCATCTAATGCACCTGTTTCAAAATCTTCATGAATCATAACAAGATCGCGCAAAGCGTAGTCTTCATTTTTTAATTCTTCTTTAAAATCAGCTATATGAGTATATTTTCCAATATTAGGATCATATTTATGTTTACCAAACATATACATGTAATTTAATGGTAACCAAACACAACGTAAATATGTTCCCATAAAATGTCTGGTAATAATTCCAGAAAAAGACTTATCTTCTGCTAAATGTAAATTTTTAATCATATAACTATTTAATATACTTAATAAAGTCCTTGCGCCATGTGTATTTGCGAACCCTAAAATTCCTCCTGGTAATTCTAATTGATAAGGATTATAACAACCAAAATCATATTCGTTCCAGTTTAAAAAATAACAATCAGCATCAATATCAAACAAATTTGGATATTTTAAAATTTGTAAATCAGTATCTATATAAATAACTTTGTATTTTGGAAATTGTAATAAACATCGCATTATAAATTCTCCCTTTAAACCAAGAGCAATTTGATACATTCCTTTTTGTTCAAAAATTGGAAATCTAATAAAATAATAATTAATTTTAAGTTTACGACATTGAGAGATTAATCTATCAACTTGTTGATCATATGTTAATCCACGAACAGAATTTCTATTAACAACTCCATTACCCCACCAATAACTACAAATCATAAAAGTACTTTTAGGGTTTAAAATTTCAGTTTGTACTATACCATCATTTAAATAACTTTTTAAAGTTTCATAATTTGTTTTAGATAAAGACATATTATATTAAAATATACATTTAATAAAAAAATTTACAATAAATTTAAATTAAAATAAAAAAGGGCTTAAGCTTGCAAATAAACTAATATCATTTAGATAATAATTTATTTGCAAGCTTAAGCCCTTTTTTTATTTTATTTTAATTTTTTATATTTGAGTTTTTTTAAAAGTAACTTTTTAATTCGACAATTTCTATATATTGCTTATAAAAGTTGTTTATCTTTTTCAAAATTTGTTTTACTTTCATCCTATTCAAAATTTTATGATTTTTTTATTTTTTCAATTTTTTGTTTCAATTTCGTTTATAAAATCGAGTAATTTTTCATTAACAGTAATTTTTTTTGGATTAAAACTATGTAAATAAACACCTTCTAAAGATCTTACTCTACTAAGAGCAACATAAACCATATGATTACAAAAACAATCTGCCAAATCTAAAATGGCTTTATCGAGTGATAAACTCTGACTTTTGTGAATAGTGATACTATAAGCTAGCATAAATGGTATTTGTGTAGCAACAATCTTGCTATTATCTATTTCAAGTTCCCATTCTATTTTACCTATCTGTTCAGTAACACCATTATCAAATTCTACAACAACTTTATTATTTATAAAATCTTTTACAGTACCAATAGAACCATTAACGAGACCTAATGATATATCTAAATTTTTAATAAGTAGTACTCTACAACCTTTTCGTAATTTTAGAGTGTCAATACCTCGTTGAGAAAATTGTGAGAGTAATTCTTTTTCTAATAAATCACATGTTTCTGTATTACCATATCTTGAAAATTGACATTCAAATATAATATCATCTGATTTAATTTTATTAAGTTGTTTAGAATTAATTAATTGTGCTTTTTTATTACTACTTACTAAATGAATTAAAGAATTGTTATCAGTATCTAAAAGTCTTGTCTGTAATGTTTTTATATCTTCTTCATTCTGAAGACCTTTACGAATTCTCATTAAAATATCAATATATTTTGTGTCAGTTTTTTGACGAAAATTTTCTTGTAAAACAATTGTTGATTTAGTAAACATCTTTTTAAATAATTCACTTTCTATTATTAATCTATTATCACCTGATTTATTATTTAATGTTGTTGTTGAATTAAATATTGTTTCTAATTGTAAAAAATCACCTGTTAAAATTATTTGAATACCACCAAATGGTTTATTTGAACGTTTAAGTATTTGGCAAATATGATTTATTTTTTCGAAAACACTAGCAGACATCATACTAATTTCATCAATGACAAGAATATCTGTCATTTTTATACGATTTTTAATACTAGTTTTATATTTTAATCTTCTGATTAATGTTTCTACAGAAGATTCTCCTGTACCTATACCCATAAAACTATTGATTGTAATACCACCAATATTATAAGCGGAAATCCCAGTAGTAGAAGTAAGATACATTGTTTTTTGCTGATTATTTGTAATCCATTTGTGAAATTGTTTTATAAGAAAACTTTTTCCACAACCTGCTGACCCTAAAATTAATAAAGACTCCCCCTTTTTAAATCTTTCAAACGCTATTGTTTGAGTTTTTGATAGTTCTAATTCGTATTCTGTAGGAATATTAGACCCAGTTTGTTCATTATGTTCAACAATTAAGTCTTTAAATTTTTCAAGTAATTGTTGCTCACAATCTTGTTGGGATGTTTGATAAATAGACATACTTATTTAAATAAATTACAGTCATATATATTATTCAATTTTTTATAATTTTTTATAATTTTTATATAATTTTTATAATTTTAAACCATAAATAAAGCAAATTTATAAAAAATTGAATTATTTTTAGATTTCTATAAATTTTGTACTACTATTATGACTACTACTGCCGCTCCTTTTACTCTTGCTAATAAAAATGCTATTATGTTGGAAAAATCCAATATTACGTCCTCTATGTTACGTTTAGAAAACAATGATTCGATTGTTAAAAAAATGATCCAAACTCGTATCATTGAAATCGATCAATGGCTTCAAGAATTTGATAAAATTAAATTGAATAATAATATTAGAGGATAAAATATAAAAATTAAAAATTAAAAAACTAAAATATAAAAACTAAAAAAATATTAAGCCCAAATGTTAGGATCATTTGGGCTTAATTACATGAATATAATTATATATAAGTAATTCATTAACATAACTTTTTGAACCCATACGATATAATTAAGATATATTTCAATGCATTAATTTTAATCTAAGTATAATATTATCAACAACATCATTTGCCGAGTCAGTTTCCTGAATTGGTATTCTAATTGTATGGAATTTTTTATAAAGTTCTTTACGTTGATAATACAGATCTTGAAATGTTTCTATACCATCTGGAAAAACAATTGGTCTTTCCCAATTTTCATTAGATTTTCTTTTTAATATGACATCAAACGGAGCATCTAACCAGATAACAGTATAGTTATCGAGAATATATTGCATTTGTTTATTATAGTAAATAGCAGAACCACCTAATGATATAATAGAATCACCAAAATCTTGAGATATAGACAATTCTTCAGCTTCTTGAAATTTAATTTTTCCATGTTGTGTTAAATATTCATTTTCTGACATATTAAATTTAGATATAAAAATATCTCTTGAATCAAGCCATTTTTTATTTAATTTTTCAGATAAAAATCTACCAATTGTGGTTTTTCCAGCATAGCACATACCTATTAAAAATATTGTCATTTATTTTAAATAATATATATTTTATGTTTTTAAATAAAAGTTATATAAATAATTGAATTATAAATATAAATTGTTATTAAATGTGAAAGATGACTTTAAGTAATTTGAATATGGGATATTGTTGTATAAATACAGAATTACGTAAGCTTGGAATTTTTTGTTCTAGAACATGTCGTTTAGATACAGTAAATCAAAATAGTATAGAATACATCTACCAATTAGCTTGGCAAAATATTAATGATCTTCCAGCTATTTTTAGATGGAATTATAAAAATAATATTTTTTTATATAGAATGTCTAGTGAAATGTTTCCTTTTGCAAGTCATCCCGACTATTACCTTATTTATGATTTAGAACAATTCAGATCTAGACTTCAAGAAATTGGTGAAATAGCAAAACATTACAATCAAACGTTAACATTTCATCCAGGGCAATATAATCAATTAACATCGCATAGAGAATCTGTCGTCGAAAAAAGTGTAATAGATATTGATCTTCATGCAAAAATATTAGATATGATGAATTGTGGAAGGGATAGTGTTATTGTTATTCACGGTGGATCAAAAAATGGTGGAAAGGAACTTGCTTTAAGTCGTTTTAAAGAAAATTTTTATAAATTATCTGAAAGTTCTAGATCTAGACTTGTATTAGAAAATTGTGAAATGGCTTATTCTATAGAAGACCTTCTTGAAGTATCGAAATTATTAAAAATTTGTGTTGTAATTGATTATCATCATCATAATATTAATCCAGGAACAATTAAAGATGATGACGCGTTGATAAATATAACAAATGAAGTTTTAGATATATGGAAATCAAGAGATATTACACCATTATTTCATTTATCTGAATCTAGACGTGGTGTAAAAATAAGTGATTCTATAACAGCTAGACGAGCGCATTCTGATTACGTTACAAATTTACCATTGGCATTAATTCGAACATTGGAAAGATCAAAGATTAATTTGGATATTGAAGCAAAAATGAAAGAACAGGCAGTTTTAAGATTGCAACAAAAATATTTTAATTAATATATTAAAAAGTAATTTAAAAAAATAAATTTTAATATATTAACAATGATTAAAAAAGATGAAATTCGTGTATGTGTTTTAGGAGTAGGATATGTTGGTGAGCATTTAATGAATACATTTAGTAAATATTATAATGTGATTGGTATAGATTTATCTGAGAAGCGAGTAGAATATTTAAAGACTAAATATCCAGAAATACATTTTCAAACAGATTATTCATGTATAGAAAGTTGTAATGTTTTTTTAGTATCTGTTCCAACATTGGTAAAATCTGATAAACAAATTGATTTAAGTTGTCTTTATTCTGTTAGAGATAATTTAAAAGATGTTATAAAAAGTGGATCTTTACTTATGGTTGAAAGTTCTGTTTACGTTGGTGCTACAAGAGAAATATTTGGATTTTTTAGAGAACGTGGTGTATTTGTTGGATTTTCTCCTGAAAGAGTTGATCCAGGAAGAACTGAGCCTCCAATGGAACTTATTCCAAAAGTTGTATCTGGATTAGATTATAATAGTTTAAATAAATGTGTTGATATTTATAGTAAAGTTATAGATACTATTGTACCAGTTAGTTCAACAGAATGCGCAGAAATGTGCAAATTATATGAAAATTGTTTTAGAATGGTGAATATTGCATATGTAAATGAGATTTCAGATATGTGTGACAAAGTAGGTATAGATGTCAAAGAAATGATTAATGCGTCTTCAACTAAGCCTTTTGGATTTATGCCATTTTATCCTGGAATTGGTGTAGGTGGACATTGTATTCCTGTAAATCCATATTATTTAATGAAAAATGGATCATTACCAGTTTTAGAATATGCAACAAATTTGATGGAAAAACGTCCTAAAAAGAAAGCGTTTGAATTAATGGATAAATACGATAGTAAAAATGTTCTTATTGTCGGTATAGGATTTAAAACTGGTGAAAGTTTATTGACGAATTCACCAGGTTATGATTTATATAAAGAACTTGTTAAACATACAAATGTAGATATTTATGATCCGTTAGTTCAAAATAATTTAAATACAAATACATGTATCAAATTCTTGGATAAAGAAAATTTCAGAGTAACATTTATAAAAAATAAATACGATTTGATTGTAATTAATTTAAATATAGATGAAGAAGATAAAAAAGTTATTGATTACTATGAAAGAATGGGTGGAAAGGTTCATATATTTTAA